CGATACAAACATGGGGAATTCTCTATCATGTATTTTCCGACAACAAATTTACGCGACCTCCAGAATGAAATAACTTGACATTTTTAATTTGATATGTAATATTTAAATTAAGCAATATTCTGCGTTTAACGTACTTCGTTAACGTTCTATGTTGTTTATGTATATAAGAGGTAGAGCCTAGTAGATACGCCAATATCTATTATTGAAGGCTCTATCTTTTTTTTGTTTACAAGAACTATATTAGAACGTCTGTTCGAATTTGTCAATATTATTTTCGAACATCTGTTCGTTTTTTCTGTTCTATGATTTATACTTTAGCACCTTTACTGTCCGATAAATGGGACTTTTAATCTCGCAAAAGGATTATATTTAATGTCCCTTTTGGTTTGTAATTAATTGGATCAACCTGTTCTTCTGAAAAACATCTTAACTGGTTGGCAAAATCGCCATATACTTTCGCTATTGTTTCAGCCTCTTTTAACATTTCAGAACAATCACAAAAATTCTTCTTCTCAAAACCAATATTACAATCTTCTTGTGTTAAATCCTGAACGGATACTAGAACTTTTGCATCCTTCCTTAGTACCTTTTGTGCTTCTTTCATTGTCATCATTACATATTTCATATATAAAACCTCCTAAAAAACTTCAAAATTTGCTTCAAAAACACGTTTAATTTCCATTTTATCTTCCAACTTTTTTATTGAACCTAATTTTTTAATAATCCTTTTTTCGGATATTTGTCTAACGCATTCTCCAAGCAGCATAGAGTCTTCTCTCAAGCCTTTTTCTTTATCTTTTCCGAAAAAAGAATGTGTAGGTTGGTTAATATGTTTAATCTTACTAGTAAGAGGAATTACGATAGTGCATGGGCTATGTATATTGCCTAATTCATTTTGAATAATTATTGCCGGTCTTATACCGCCTTGCTCACCATCAAATTCTATTTCTCCAAAATTTACTAATATTACATCAAATGCTTTATAATTATTTACCATTTTTCACATCCTCCTTTCATAATTTCTCTTTTGTTTTTCTTTTTATATGTTGTATTATAAACCCTTTAGATTATATTGTCAAGCATATATCCTCAAAACCATATTTATTTTTTTAAGAATATATGCTAAACTATATACTGTCAAGAGCATATATGTATTATTAAGGAGAATAATATGAAATTATGTATAAAACCTTTAGTTGATGCGAAAGGGATGAATCGCAATCAACTTTCTAAAGAACTTAAAATAGGATATAAAGCTGCATGCAATCTATACGAAGGAAACATAGAACGAATTTATTTTGATACGCTGGAAAATCTATGTAATGTTCTTGATTGCACACCAAATGATATTTTATTAATTGAAAAAGACGACACTAAATAAGTATCGTCTTTTTTAGTTTATCCGTATATGAATGAAGTTCTTTGTTTGTTTGCTCTAATATTTTCATCTTCCATGCAAGCATATCTTTCAGTTATTCTTAAATCTGAATGACCAAACATTGTTGAAACTTCCATAAGTGCTTGTGCTTTGTCATTTGCACATTTAATATACTGATTAGCCATTGTTTTTCTAAGTCCATGTGTTCCAATTTTCTGCGATATACCAGCTTCTTTTCTAGTCTTTTCCATTATATCATACCAACTCTTTTCGCCTATTTTAGAGCCTTTTTGACTTGTAAAGATATAATCATTAAGTTCTTGCTGCTTAACCATTTTATTACACCATTTGAGCCAATCAACAATTGCTTGTACAAAATCATTATTCCAATATAAATCTATATGCTTATGACATTTTCTTGTTTTTTCTGGCACATATTCAGCTTTATTTTTAAAATTCCAATCATTGTCAAAAATATCTGACCATTTAAGGCTACAAAAATCTCCACCTCGTAGACCAATATTAATAGCACATACAAACATTGTTAAATTTCTTCTCGCAACTGTTTCTTTTTTTATTGAAGTTGCGTTATCTACTTTGTCTTTAAATGCATTGTATACTTGCATTATTTCTTCTCTGTTTTTTAGACACCACATTTTAGTAGATTTTCCAATACGGATTTCTTGTTTTTTAATTGGAAAATTTACTATTTCAGCTTTACTATTTACTTTTTCTGCCAACATATCTATCAACCTACCTTTCTGTTTACTTCTTTATTTATATTCTCCATTGAATAATACATTTTACTCAATTCTTTTGCTTTGTTCATTACTTCGTTAAAAGAATCACAAAATCTTATTTCCACGCACTTACAAATCTTTCCACACGAAAGACAATACAAATCTTTGATATGAAATTTTTCACGTTGAGATTTCCTTTGTATTCCTTGTGCTAACTTATTTTCCTGCAAACAAGACAAACAAATAAATCTTGATTGCCTTTTAGGATTTCCATTTTTGTATCTGCTCAATCTATCACCTCATTTTCTATAAAAAAAGAAGCAGTTAATTCCTGCTTCTAATACTTATTTCTGCATTTGATTTGCTTTCAACAAGAAAGCAATTTTTCTTTGGGCTATAAGTTATTAATCATTTGTTTTATACGTTCAATTTCTTCATTTGTATGTGGAGTACCACCTGCATTCATATCCACATACCACTGCAATACTTCTTTTTTTGTTTTTAGATTATTGATATTTACTTTAATCGAATTTCTCATTAAAGACATTTCATCTTCATATTCGCTAATATACGAACCAAATGCGGGTATTTCTCCATTCATAAATTTACGAATTGCTGTAATTCTCTGTAAACCATCTACACATACAAAATCATTATAATCTCCATCTTTTACAGAACCTTGCCAACTAGGACAATTAAAATATAGAATACGCCCCGTTCTTCCTCCTCTCAAGAAAAACTCAATCCATGCTGTTTGTTGTTCTTCCGTCCACACATGTCCCCGTTGAAAATCAGGGTTAAGCTGCAATCCATAACTTTTTATATGTTCATCTATAAATTGTAATAAATATTTAAAATTAAAATCACATTGCCACGAACCATCTCGTGTAAAAGATGGTATATCTGCAAATTTTGTTATTTTCTTCATTCAATCATCTCCATTCTATTTGCAAAGAAAATCGTCATTTCTTAAACATCAATTCTTCAACTTCCTGCTTTATCATACTTATTTCAGATAAATCATACTGTTCAATCATTTTCTCTAATTCATTAGATAATCCAGACATTTGTGATAAATCTTCAATAGCTCTTTCCATATGTTCATAAGCTAAATCTAAATTGTTCCACACGATATCTAAATTATTTTGCGTTTTATTAATTCGACTCATTTATATTACCTCATTTCATCACAGATACATCAATAACATTTAATCCTGCATCTTCTAAGTCCTGTTTAACACAATATCTCAATGTTTCTTCACTGCTTTCATCGTCATAAAATTCAGTTTCGACTTCCACTAATAATTTTGCCTTTATTTTATTTGGTTTGTCTTTCATTTTACTCACCTCAATCTTTTACCTCTTCTCTTTGCCTACCATCAATATACCACTTAATTTTAAAATCAAAATCACTTTCTATTACATGATCAATGTATGACTCTAACTTGTTCAGCTTAATTATAGATACATTATCTATATCTATAATAACAGGATTGCCAGATTTTGTATTAACACTCATACCATTTGCATTATTTGTAATTGGTAAATAATTTATATATCCATTTGAATCAGTTTCATTGTTTAAAAGAACTAAAGATTTCCCATCATTAGTTTTATAAATATCAAGTCTTTCCATTTATATTACCTCTTTCAATCTTCCCAATAAATCATTCTTTACTTCAATTAAAATTTGAATTCTATTTTGCATACTTATAACACCTATATCTCCATTACTCTTATAATATTTTTGCAATTCATTTTCACACCTATTAATTTCTGTATCAAGCTCATTAATATATTCTCTTATCTTTTCTCTCATATCTGGCTGATTTTCATATTGATATAACTTTTCTAACGGTTTTTGCATTTGTTTATTTGATTCCATATCTGCTTCACCATACATATACATTTGATATGAAGGCGAGTTTGGTAAATTCCAATTAACTATCTGCACTAACTTATCCAATATCTCTTCCTCCTTCTATAATATATTCTCCATTATAATAGAAAATAGAACTGCTTTTTGGCAATTCTATTCGTTAATTAGTCTTCTCTAAAATTATTGATAAATTTAGCAAACGCTTTATTTGATTTCTTTTCGTACCCTAATTCTTTAAGAGTTGCAAAAATAGATTCTTTGAAATGTTCTTGCCATTCTAAATCTTCACAAAGATAATCAATAAACAATTTTCTTCTTTGTTGTGCCGGTAACCTCATTATCATTTTTAAAATGCCATCACTAATTTCTTTGTCACTTCTTTCAATATCATCTGATATTTTTTTTAATTCTTCTTTAGTTATATGTATCGCTTCATTTGATACATACATTTTGTATCATTTTTCCACTTACCTCTTTAAACTTTCCATTTTATCTATTCATATTTCCTCAAAAGTATAATAATTGTCACTTTCTAGCCCATATTTTGTTATGAATGATTTTAACTGTTCTTTATATTTGATTACATCTTTTTCAGGATTTATCACAAAGATATTATCAGAACTAAAATCGTCTGGAATATCATTTGCAACAAATATCCAATTATTTGTGAATAATTCTCTGTAGCCAAAATACAATACATCAACATAATTTCCGTTCTTATCGCCTATATAGAGACTGAAATCCGTTTTATTATCTTTTATTTTATCAATTTTTCGTAGTAAACTACTCTCAATTTGTTTGTATGTTCTCATGTTCTTTTTTAGAAACTCAAATAAGCTCCATTTTCTCCGTCAAATTCTTCCATTGCCTTTTCAGCAGACTCAAAGTTATTATATGTTCCTAGAATATTATATTTTGAATTTTCAACAACTTCGATAATTATATTAGAATAATCATATATATCACCAGTATTAGTAACTTCACCATCTTCATATTCGTTATATTCAATATAATATTCCTCAACAAGATAATATTTTCCTGCACTACCGGACAATTCTTTAATACTTGTTTTATAATCTTTTAATTTTTCTCTCGCTTCCTCTAACGTATCGAAACTTTCTACCAATTCAGAATCTGCCCATTCATCTTCAGATGCAATTCCCTGTGCGATTGATTTTCTGTCTTTATATGCAACTTCAATGCTTCTTTTCATAATTTCGTATTTTTCTTCATATACTTCTACGTTCCATTGTGAACCATTATCACATATATCGCTATATTTATTTAATACATCAGCTAATTCTTCCAAACTTTCAGCACTTTCGATTTCTTTATTTCTTTCAACTTCATCTTCGCCGTTGCCTAATTCTTTCAACTGTTCTTCTGATATTAAATAATATTCTTTTGCTTCTTCCAAATTATCAAAATTAATATCTTTATCAAAACTATTTTTTAATATTTCTTTTCTCATATTAACTACCTTCTTTCTTATTTATTTATTTCTACATCAAATCTTCTCTATATCCTATTGGAGTGAATTTAGTGTTATACTTTTCGTCAAATCCTCTCAAATAAGCAAGAATATCCTCATTGTATTGTTTCATGACTTTGTTTGTCTTTTCTTCTGCTTCTTCTCTACTCATTTCACTAAATTCATAAGTCATATCATTTTCGGTATCATCGACAAAATCATAAGTATATTTAATCGGCTCAAGACCTACTTTTGTCAAATATTCGTTTATGTTTCCATTCCATGGGTCGGTTTCTGCTTCCTTTGATAACATGTCTGCAATCTTTTGACCATCTGCTGATTCAGCAAAGAAAACTCTTTCAGAATGACAATGAATATAGTGTCTATCATTGCAAAGCCTACTTATTGCATTTGCTTGTTCCTCTGTTGCTCCATTGGCGATTGCTATTTTTTCATTTTTAAGATGATATTCTTCTGCCCATCTATCTTTGCCTTCATATACTTCTCTGGAATAATAACTCATTATTTTCCCTCCTCTTCTTCCTTTTCCTTATCTTCTTTAATGAAATATTCACCACGGTTATATTTTCTCCTGTATTCTTTTTCTCCTAAATTATTTTGGTCAAGGAACATTTGACGAATATCAAGTCTCGTATCTTTTGGCTGTTCTGGTTCATGTAGCCAAAAATAAATTTCTTCGATATGCCCCATGACATAGCATACTCCAATAGTTAATACTGCAATTAATAATTCCATTTTTATATATCCTCCTTGTTTTTGTATTATATCATATTTCGGTGTCCATTAAACAGGACTTAATGTTCTTTCTTGTATTTATACGCTTATTATATCATTAAAGTTGTATTTTGAATATTTGTTTTTATAATTTCTAAATACTATATATAACCTTTATAACCTCTTGGTGTTGTACTAAGCTCAACATTATATTTTTTAGAAATGTCTTTTGGAAGTCTTATAGTTGTAATCACTTTCTCAAAGCCATAGTTATTATATAGTGTTTTCAGTGTACTAACCAACGCTTTCTTATTACCACGTTTAATTTTTCTAAATGTTATATCATTAATCAATTCTCTTGATTCTCCATCTATAGCATCTAAATAAATTTCAACCGTAAATAATTTACCTTTTTGTATTTTTACTGCATTTATTGTTTTCATTTTTTCTTTCTCTTTAGCCACCAATTCATACATTACTTTATTTTCTTTAAGAACCTTCAATAATTCCTCTATTTCTTCAATTCTCCAATCGGATTCTTCCGCTAATTCTTTTAAGCTATTAATTGTCGTTCCTTTTAAATCTTCTTTTTCTATTGATTTCATTTTATTACTCCTCTCTAAATACGACTTTCAACGCAATTTTTTCTTCCAATATTTATCTTCTATAAATTTAGTTACTATATTTAATGCATCAAGTACATTGTTCGGTGTTGACCTATATTCCTTTAAGTTGTCAAGATACCCTAATACAAATGCACTTGCTTGTTTGTTTAACCATTTATTCATTTTTATCTCCTTTCAAATGTGCTTTTCATCGTGTTTGCGCTAATGTATTAAAAATACCAACAAGCACAGTATCTACTGCATTGTTTAATGTCAATCCATTTTTTACCATTTGTCTTTCAACTGCATCCACATCCTCTTCTGAAAGTTCAATTCCTTCTAAATCATAATCACATAAATGTCTTTTTAAACATTCCATAATATAGCTTCTCATATCCATATAAACCTACCTCCAATTCAAATTTGAAATTTCCGTTTCATTGCCATTTATAATTATCTTCTTTTCCATATAAAGCACCACCAGGAAGAAACATTCCTAATGCCTCTATTTCGTATCTTTCTAATAACTCTCCTTTTCTATTGCCTCTAAGCCATATAAATCTTCTCATAATAACTTCTTCAGGTAACAACATAAGTTTCTTAGTTGTGAGCTGTATTCCAACACCAAGTTTTAGCATTATATCACCTGCACCACCATTTATAAGATATTGTCTTAAAATCTCCGTATATTGATTTAAATGTGCGTCCGTTTGTGCAACACCATAAAACATCTGATCTGTTAGTCTATGATACTCAATATAGTTACATTTCATATTACCACTCCTATCTAAATAGCTGATTCATTAGTTTTCTTTAATCCAATTCTTTACATATTCAACAGCCTTATCTTTTTCAAAAGTTCCATGACTATGACCATCCGTATAACATTCTTCTTCAAAAATGCATTCGGCAACGATTGAATCAAGCTCATGTGCGTTTTCTCTTGTGGTATTATATTTATTTAACATATCATCGTAACTTTCGTAATAAGAAGATATTGCTGTTTCTATTCCATCATCGCTATAATCATTTAAATCAATCAAGCCTGAACAAACGACATAATCATTTTCTGGATCATTTGGACATGTATCAATCCAAAGTGCTTGAATAAATTTATATCTTCTTTCTCCTAATGGTTTACACCACTGTAAATCGTCTGTCTTATACCATTCATTCGACATATACCCAACCTCCAATCTTCTTAGTAAATCATCGTTTCATTTACTTTTATTATTTAAAGCATCTATAAGACCTTTCCCATTCTCTATACTAGATAATTTTAATTCTACATCAGCTATCGTACTAGCAGAAACCATTTTAACAAACTCAAATGATACTTGCCCATTATTATTCTCTGCTACTACTTCAAGTCCATGAATTAATGCTTCTAATCCAGCTTTCATACCACCTAAGAAAGCTAACTGAATATTATTATCAATTTTTTCCATGTCTGCCTCCATTCTTCTAAAGAAACTCTTGTTTATTCAGTTACTTCTTCCACATCATAAGTACAATCAATTCCGTTACTATCAAGTCCAGCACTAACAGCTCTTTCTATATCTTCTACTGATGAGTTATCATATACTTCAATAGTTACTGTAATTGTTTTCATATTTTTTCACTCCAATCTTCGCTTGAAATTGCTATTTCTTAGTATTTGAATAATGTATGTTTTCCATCTGCATCACGCTTCCATTCATAACCAGCAAATTCAAGAGCCTTTAAAGCTCCCATGTAATAACTCATGTCCTGTGGTCTTGTATCTTTCATATTTGCAATCATCCACCGTTCGTCCAACCATTTTTCTGTCTGCTGCTTAATTATTTTTGGTGTTCTCTTCATTTCCATCACTCCAATCTATGCCAAATTCCATGTTTTAATAGGTGTACTCACTGAAATATCAAAATGTCCATCGTTCCGCAAATCCTCAATTTCTTTTCTAAGTACAATACACTCAAATTTATTCTCTTTAATTGCCTTGCGAATTACTCTCATTGCACCTGCTTTTGATTTGTAATTTCTTGCCAATCTTCTAATGTCCAATTACCAACTTTATTTCCGTTGATGTCCATATCACACCTTCATAAAATTGTATTCTGGATAAACGCAATCCATATTAAACCCTTCTTCAAACCAACAATGATCCGACAATTCCGGAATATCAACTATGATGTGGTCATTATATGTTTCTTTAACAATTCCTCTACAAGAATTTTCATCCATCTTGCATATTACCTTCTGTCCAACTTTAAATAAATGTGTTAAGTCGTTCATAATTTTTACCTCTTTAATAATAATCGTAATAATCAAATTCCTTATCAATAACAAGGTCATTAAGTTTTTCTCGCTATCGCTAGTGTTTATAGAATTGCAAATATACCCTTCCGCCTCGATAATTCCATAAGGGTTATCAATAATCTTTCCTTCATTTTCTAATTTACAGATATGAACTAATTGTTTTCCTATAACTTCATCCGGTGCATTCGTTCTAATAATTTCATAATCTTCCATCATACCGGAAGTAATTTTAATAGTACGATACATCACAATCCTCCTATTCTAATTCTAAAATTCTGCTTTAAGTTTCCCAGAATACTCTTTTATATCCTCTATGTTTGGTTTTCCGTAATAGAATCCAATGACTTCTGTACTAATGCATTTTTCTGTAGCAACGTTTATAGTGTCTTTCATAATGAAGGTTATATCCGCACCCTCTGAATATTCTCCGTAAATTACTTCTCTATAAGTTGGCATTTTTATTTCCTCCTCATTATTTTTCAATATAAAGGCAATCTAACGGATTGCCTTTTGTTAAGCTGCTTCTAATAATGTTTCAATATCAATAATTTTTATATTTGGCGTTCCATTCTTAAAATTAATTGGTAAAATTCCACAAAATCCAACGCTTGTTTTAATCATTAATAATGACTTATTATTCTTATAATAAACTTCTGCTATTTCTCCATCATCAATAATGCTATATGCTTGATCCAATAATCCGATTTTATAATATCCATCTTTATATTTTAAAATATATTGAAAGTCGTTGTTATTTGCTAATTCAGATTTTTTATATTTATATCCTTCTGCCTTTGCTTCTGCCAATATAGTATTAATATTAATTTTTTCCATATCACCGGTAAAATCTATTAATTTATCTATTTTGAAATATTCACCCTTTGATTTGTCAAAACTTTCAAGCTCTCCAATGTTTTCTGTTGTTAAAGCAAACGAGTAACCATCAAGAAAAGAATTATATAATTTTCCATCAATATTTATATCTTTACACGGCATTTTCATACCTAGACTGTTGTTTTTGCTTGAATATTTAAAATAACGCTTCATAGCCATGTAACGTTTCTTTGCGTTTCCGTTGTTTTTCAGGCTATCCTGGTATATTTCATCTTGTAACATTCTTTTCAATTCTTCTATTTCTCCGTTGTTTAATAACTCTAAAACTTTAGTATTTTTCATATTTTTACCTTCCTTCTATCTTTCATTTAATCTTTGAGCCGTTATAATTCTCTCAAAATCGCATTTGTTCATAACGCAGGCAGCCTTGCCACTAATATTTACAACAACCATTTCTTCTGTATCTGTTTCAAATTTCCCTACGATTTTATAATTATTTCTTTCCACTTTTAACCCTTCTTTCTACTTAATAAATGCTAAGATATTGTCTTTTTTTCTTCCATATAATCGGCAAGGTGTTTCATGTGCTTCTATGTTTTTAATATCAATTAATTCAACGGTTTCTACCCAATGGGGATATTTTCTATTACCCTGATTGTAAAGCACTCTTAAAGCCAAATATAAAGGCTTGCCGGCTTTTCGTTCTCTTGCGTTTTCAATTCCTTCTATTATATTTTTCTCTTCTGTTTCCTGCGATATTCTACAATGTGAATATGGAATATTTTCCACTGATTTTCTAGCAATGTTTCTAATTTTCTTATAGTCATTTATTGTAATTGTTTTCATGTTTCCACCTCCTAAATTTCGTTTAATAATTGATAATGATTTTTAATTGCTTGACGTTCTTCTAATGCAAATACACATTTTTTTTGATATGCCATATTGTCCGTATATTTCGGTTAAATATCCATTATTATATTTGTATGTACTAACTATATAGCCATTTTTATAATTGCGTTTATTCATTTTTTTCAGCCTCCAATTCTTGTATTGTTTGATTCAATTCATTCAGATCGCATCTATACTCTTTATTGTTTTTACTTATGATATAATGATCGCGTTCTCTTTTGATTTCCCACCCATTTATAAATATTTGCATCTTCTACCTCCTATTTGATCGCTGTTATAACATCGTCTGTTATATCGTTTTCTGTTCCGTTATCGTGCATTTTTAACGTGTATGTTTTGCCTTTTTCATACGTTCCTGCGTCAACGCTCCATTCATTGCCGTCGCTGGTTAAAAACATATTTAGTCCGTCATTTTTTCCAATATATACGGCTTTTTCGGTGCGTTCTGTTACATATTTATAGTGGAGACCTTCTGTTGAATTTGCTTGTATTGCGTATGTATTCGTTACCGGGATTTTTGCACCCATTAAAAAAACGGCTATAAAACTAATAAATAGTAACATAGCCGTTGTTATACGTTTTCTAATTTGTTTTTTTCGTTCTGTTTTGCTCATGTTTTCGCCTCCTCTACATCCACACGCTGCCATTGTTTAAACATTTTGCCAGTGGTTCAAAGTCCTTTATTAATTTTTCTAATAGTGGATCGTCTGTATTTGTTCGCATTGCTTCAATAATAAGCATCGCATTTTTTAATGTGTTTCGTTCCTCTTCGTCAATTTTAATTGCTTTTATAACTTCCATTGTTTACCCTCCTTATAAATATTTTTCTAGCGTTTCCTCTTTTTCTTTTTCTGTTTTTAATTCCCATTCTATGCCGTCAATTATTCCTTCTAGTGTTATATATTTTTCTCCGGGACAAAAAGCCTCTTCAACCGTTTCATTGAATAATTTTTCATATATTTTTATTAATTTTTCTCTTGCTTCTACATATGATTGCGATAATTCTATACAGTCAATTATTTTATATTCTTCCTCAAATGCCATACTTGTTAGGGCGTTGTCGATTTGCGTATAAATATCTTTGTCTTTATTTACTTCTAAGAAATACTCTTCTGTGCTATAAGATGTTTTTATCGTAAATTTTATATAAGCTTTTTCTTTTCTCATTTTTTGCACCTCCTAGTTAAAAACTTCTATAACTTCATCATTATCTAAAAAAATAAAATTGCCCTCAATTTGTAAGTCTCTACCGTATGCTTCATAATCAAAATAATCAGCGATATTTTTAGGTACGTTGTCCAATAATCCATCTTCTTTTATAATTTCATATGCTACGTCTGACATATTTTCACAATCATAAAAGAATCTATAATTGCCATCGTTTGCTATTCTTGTAGCCTCTTCCAAGTCATAACTTAAGTCATTCATTATTGCTTTTACAACTTTTTGTTCTTCTTCGCTTAACTCTTCCATCTTTTCCGCTATTTCGTTCAATGTTTCAATGTTTTCATACTCGCCGACTTCGTAAAAGTCGCATTCATAATCTGTTATAAAATACTCCTCGTATTCTTCGTTGATTCCTATACGTTTAAATACTTCTTGTAATTCTTCTTCGCTTATTGGTAATTCTACCCATTCGCCTACTAACTCGCCCTCGTTGTATTTTCCTAAATTTGTTATAAAAATATTCATCATTATTCTTTACCTCCTAAAATTTTGTATTAAAAAAGCAACCTATATAATAAATAGATTGCTTCAAGTCTGTTTTATTTTGTTTTTTGTTTAAATGAAATACATTTCGCCATTTATCTCTAATGCGATAGCGTCCTGATTTAACTCTTCTTTGAGTTCTGTACAAAGGTCTATCACCTTGTCAATTCCGGCTTGCAAGTCGTTTTCACTACAGTACGCAAAAACCGTTGTGCTTTTTTCTTTAACTAATCCGGCGGTTGGTGACTTCCAATAACCGAGTGTTGTCGTAGCAGTTGCCCCACCGAAAAGATCAGACATTAAAGATGCCACACGATCAACATATATAGTGTTGTCTATTTCTTCGTTAATATTAATTGTTGCCGGTACTATAACCGTTACTTTGCTACTAAGTTTAAAAAGGTTTTGCAATTTTGAGTTTTTAATCATTTTTTTCTTCCTCCTGAATTATATTATATTTTATTTTTAATAAGTATGCAATTACTCAAATTTAGAATTCTAAACAAGAACAGTTTTATTATACGTTTTGAGGCTCTCAAGCTCCACGCCGTTGACGAAACAAAACGCCTTTTATTTTCTGTAGTTTGGTAAATTTGAGTAATTTATATATTTATTAAAACATCAAATTAATTCCCATTAATTAAATATTTTTTTTAATCGCTTACATAATTTTTTACATTGTTTATAGTTACTTTTTCTAGCTGATTTTAAAAAGGTGTATCTTATACTCTCCCTGATGGACAGCTTGCCATGCCTGCCTTTTGGTAATGGAGGCGTTCAGGCATCCTCCGAGTTATTCAGTTATCATTGTGCTACTGTTATTATTCTCTTGTTTTATTTAAGAAAATATATTATTATTGTTTAAAGGAGTTTAAGGGACTTACACGGCTATATTTAGCCGATGCCCTTATATGGATTACTCAGTCAAAAATTCTTTATAATCGTTTTCACTTGAAAACAATATATAAATGTTTTCGCTAGGAATGTAACCCATATAGCCAAAGCTAGTGTAATAACCTTTCATTGGCTGCCTACCTCCTTTTATGTATTTATAAGATATTGAAAGACTGTTTTTTGTTTTGTTTTATTGCTTTATGTCTTTCTTTATCTTATGTAATAATTATACAATAAAAGTATTAAAATATCAATACTTTTACACTTAAAATAGTATACAAATATCAATACTTTTATTACTATATTTTTGTGCATATTGACATATTAAAAATTGTATTGTATAATCAATACTAAAAAAGAAAATGTGAGGTTTTAAAAAATGATATATGACAATAACGTTTTAGATATTATGAAAAAAATTGAGCATATAAAAATTGATAACAATATTACAAATAACGACATTGCGAAAAGCACCGGCAAAAGTAAACAAACAATTAGTAATTTATTAAATGGGCAATCAAAAAACATAACGTTAGACACTTTGAAAAATTTAGTCAATGCCGTGGGTTATGATCTTATTATAGATTTTAAGAAAAAATAAGAAGGTTACAAAAATGGCAATTAGTGAAGCAAAGAAAAGAGCTAACGCAAAATGGGATCAGGCAAATTTAAAAAACGGATCATACAAAATGGGGATTGATTTATATATAAGTTTTGAGCAATTTTGTAAAGATAATAATTTGAGTAAAAATAGGGTTATTAATGAAGCAGTTAAAATGTATATTGATAGTTATAAATAGTCTTTTTTCGCTGCTAGGTGTAATTAATTATGATTTTTATACCAGATTCGACATAGTATTGAAAACTATGTGTTGTGGTGTTGATATGATGATATATGATGTTAATAACTGTTTATTATGGTTTAGTTATTAATTTATGAAATATTAATAAGACGGCTATTGCTTAAATTTAAGCAAGAAAAATATTAATAACTATGTTAATAACTTTATGGTGAAAATGTTAATAATGTTAATAACTTTTTTTGTTGTTTTAACAACACTTTGATCAGACGAACCCTGTATGTAGTATTAAATACTACGTGTCATAGTATAGATATTTTAAAAATCGGTAAAAATAACAAAAGTGCGGATTTTATTAAAATAATAAAATTCCCTTATATTCAAACAATATCCCACCGGGGCATGTTTACATTTTTGAAAAACAACCGACATTGCAGAATCACCCTATCAGTTCTATTCACACTTCAACTCCAAATTTTCATTGTCAAATTGCACAAAAAATATCTATTCCACTTCGATACCAAGTTCGACAAATCACCTCTCATCTTTCTCAACTCATCATAAAACCAAGCACAAAACTAATACTATACAAATTGCACAAAATTTCAAAAACCATTCCAATGCCCACATCAAAAACATAATTTCTTCCTTATTTATAAGAACATTTCCGAACTGGTTCAAAAAAACATAAAAATATCATAAATCTATATCACTCATTTCACTATATTCCACAACTCAATTTCCTTTATATCTAAGAGCGAAAAATATAATATCATTACTTCTATAATCTAACTTCTCGAACTCACATAAAATTTAATCACAAATTTTTACCCATAATCAAATTCTCAATACCCTATCTGTGGACTAAACTTCATCATTTGACACCAAATTTTAATTTTCTACCTTTAGACACACAATTTACCGTCTAAGCATGAAAATCCGAATTTACTCTCTCAAACGCATTTTAACCCTAACAATAATAATCACCAACATTTTACATTCAATCACTATTTATTATCATTCATATATCACCTGAACTTCAGGAATCATCAAAAAACCAATTCTTTGACTAAAATACCCTCTGAGAGAAAATTTTAGACACTTTTATTCAAACCCTATCAACTAACCACCAAACATATAAAAATTAAAATTTACCTTCTAAAACGTTAATTTAGTCCCCTAATAGCCTATTTGAAATTTATCAACACCAGCAGACATAATGCATAGCATTAAAAATAGTCCCTATGATTAGGGACGGTATTTCTGACGACAGGAAGAAATAATTTTGGGTAGACAATGTAATACGACTACGACTTAATATGTTTCAAAAAAGAGAATATATAAATAACCAATCAAATTTCATCACCAATAACAAGCAGAAAGGGAAAATATATGATTAAAGAAAATGAAATACCAAAACACAAAAAGAAAACGAAAAGTAATGTATCAAAAAGCAAATCTAAATCAAAACATAAACATCAGTATAAAGAATGTTTGCTCCAATATGATTACTATTTTCCATATACAAACAAAGTTATAAAACATACATCACTTTGCAGCTATTGTGCTATTTGTGGGAAAATAGGTGATAGATTTCCAGAAGATAAATCTATTGCAAAAGATTATGTTAGAGAAATTGATTCACCAATCAAGAATTATAGGCACTACTCTCATATTTCTGATGAAGAATTATATGAGAAATATCATGATAAGATGCCTGTATTCTTTGTAGAGGATTATTGGAAAGGTGGATATGTAAATTTGAAACAAGATAGCAAATAAATAGAGAATAATCATATAGGGATAAATAAAGCATTTAATCAATAATAATCAAAAAATTTTTAATTAACGGAGTAAATGGGCGTTAGACCATTTACGAAGTATTATGCTTTTTTATATTATTTATACTTTTTTATATAACTCTTTATGCTTTTATACTATATACATACTTTTTGGGAAAATTTTCACAAAGAATTTTAAATCCAATGGGAAATTTTTCACACAGAATTAACTACTTGGTTTAATTTAATGGGAAAATTTTCACAAAGAATTTTTTAAAGAAAGGAATGATAAAAAATCGAAAATTATATTTATTTATCTCAAACAGATAAACACACAATATCTGTTGGATTCTCAAAACAAGATATTAAAATTCACAAAGGTATCTCAGGGCTAAAATACTATCTTATTGTGATGTATTTAAGAAAACATGTTCAAACATTTGGACAAGTTTCGCTCACATTGAATGATCTTTTACAAGAATGTGGATATTCTACTAGAACCAATAATAAATCTATTTACTCTGATTTTAGAGAAATAATAAAAACAGAAATCGTCAATAAAGGTTATGCAACATGTAATATAGATATATTTACAGTAAAACCTAACGATATGTTTTATCTTCAGTTATCTTGTAAAAATAATATTTTCTTTACAAACGAGAATTTTGTTCAGATTACTGTTACAGAATATGAAAAAATCTGCACCATAAAATCAAAAATTAATAAATCTATCTTATTAGGAGTATTTATTTATATAAAACAGTTCATTATGGATTATCCTGGTGACTTATCTCCTGCTAAAATTTCTTTCCCATCAAAATCGCAGATTGCGAATGGGTTAGATGTTTCTATACCAACAGTTGAAAATAGTATATCTATATTAGAATCTCAAGAAATAATATATGTAAGAAGAAATATGTTTGTGGAGAATAAGAATGCAGAAGGACAATATGTTCCTACTAGAAATGTATATGCTCTTGATTCAAAAGAATTAGAAGGTAATGCTGTACTAATTGAGCTAGAAAGAATATATAAAAAGAGAATATATAATCAAGAAGATGTTCCTGGTAAGATTAACTATTTAACGAAACAGAAAGGAGAATGAATTTGAGTTTTACAAATGGTAAACATTTAGCAAATTACATATTAAAAATTTTCAAGAATAATGAGATTGCTATTCCAGAAAATCAGATTGATAGTATTAGGGAGTTGTCAAAAATATTTACTTATATTGAAAATTTACCAATAGAAGTAAAAGATAATCTTGATTTATCAAATGAATATTATAATTGGATTATATTAGCTCAAGGAGGAAAGTGTCAAGAATTAGCCACTATATCTAAGAATGGCAATGCTAATATTGCAAAATTTCTCAACAATTCTTCTATTATTTCTTTTGATGAAGTATTTGAGTCGTTTGAACTTAATATATCATACAATGTTCATTATTTATACCAAAAGCCCAAAGTTAATGATATTTATTATCCTCATTATTTTAAAATATTAGAAGGCTCTCATAAAATGGTAAAATGGAATATTGCTTATTATGAAAAACCTAAAATTACTAAAAGCGAAAATTTTGGATGTTATTTTATATATGACAATAACGAACAGTTAGTATATATAGGCAAAAGTAATGTTCATCTTTTAGACCGTTCTTGTGAATCAGCAAGAGAAAGAACAAATGGTGATTTCTCTAAGATAGAATTATATCCTATGAAGACACAAGCAGACACTAATATATATGAACTTTATTATATAGCACAATATGATCCAAAATATAATTCTGATTGCCGTTGTTTAGATAAACCATCTTTTGCACTTCCAAAACAAACTCCAAAATATTTTGTAAATCGAATAGGAACAGAATCATTTGATGTTGAACAAATATCCGTAAATCCTAAATATATTTCAGTTGAAGAATATTGGGAAGAACCACAAAAATATTATTTACAACTTGGAGAAAAAATTGATATGGAACGTTTTTATCAATTTCATTCAGAAAATAAGCATGGAATTATAAATGTTGAAGAATTTAGAAAAAGAGTCTCTGAATTACAAGATAAAGGTTATTTGACATACGTATTTAATGATAAAAATAGCTGTTTCAGACAATTCTCAAACTTCTAGTGTATTCAATATCTAACTTCTTCAATTGGTGACAAAAAACCACTTCTAATCAAAAAAGAAGTTGGTAGTGTTCAACCTGATTCAAAGAAACCTCCACAAAATGTACCTAATATATATGTACTTAATAAAGAAGGTTATGAACAAGAAATTGAATGGGCTATTTCTAAGATGTTAGAAATTTACAATGTAGACTCATTTGGAGAAATTAAAGGAGGTAATAAAAATTAGTAATTATTATGTATATAGATTTATAGATAAAGATAACAATATTGTTTATGTTGGAAGAACAACTAATTTAACAAAAAGATTTATGAACCATTCACACTTAACCAATGATATTAAAAAGATAGAATATATAGAATGTGCTACAGGTGGAGATATGGCATGGAAAGAGATTTACTATATAAATTTATTTGCAAATGAGAATATAACAAACGATTCTGAACTGTATTCAGATGGAGTAACTGATTTACATTTAAATGATAATTGGAAAACTTACACTAAAAATATTAATGCCTATGATTTTAGTTTTGATAGAATTTCTAAAAATCAGGATTTAATTACAAATAAACAGCTTATATCTAAAATTCATTTGATACACATTCTTGATAATGAGAAATTAAATGATATTGGAAAAGATAAACATGCATTGTCACGAAAATGGTTTTATGACAATAATAACCAAAAAGATTTAATCCAACTTAACAAGAATGTAACAAATTATTTTCGTAATATATGTAAAGCAAAATCATCAGAATGCTTGTGGACTACATATGATGAAACTGCTCCACTGATTAAAGGAAAAGGATTTCGCAAAGGGTTTATCTCGCTTAATGAGACAAATACATCTACTTCTATATATTTAGCTTTTATTTGCAATTTATTTTATCCGTCAGGTGAAAGACTTCTTATAACTGAAGATAACTATGCTCTTTCTGAAATGCTTCAGTTTATATGGCGTTCAGCAATTCGTGACGGAAAAGAGGTTTGGGTTTATATCCCAAGTGTTCGTATGAGAAATCTTCTAAGGCAATGGATTAAACAAAATTCTCATTTGAACGGAGAATAATATATTGTAATCATCTACTATCATCTCAAATCTTCTCTTCACTTCGAAGAAAATTCACAAAAAATAAAAACTAAATACAGAAAGGATACTAAACAATTTGAAACTAGAAAGAAACTTTAATGAAATGCACAATACCTATGTAGGTATTTATGAATCAGACTTTAATACAGAAACAGGACGTGCTACTAAAACACCATCATGGGCAGACCGTATAGCTGCTGATTGGCGATTTGACGAGCAATGCCATAAAAATATAGAAGCTAGAAATAGACGAAAGGAAGATAAAAATGCTTAGATATAAAAATATTGCAAATGTAACAATTGAAATTAATTTAAATAATGGCTATTCAGTTTTAGCAATGGCTAGACGCAATAATGAGGAAAATACATATAGTGTAACTTTATATTTAAAAAACAATAAATATAACATAAATCATTTTGACTTAATTGAAGATTATCAGAATATTAAATTTAATTCTAATAATAAAACTATTAAAACCGACATCACTTCTACTGTCACCAAATTATTAGATGAAGGATTTTTCAATAAATATATTAGACGCTTTGTATATGAACAGAAATGTTTTGAATTAGGCAATGAATCGTTAGAAAAAGAAAGAATTGGTAAATAACATGAGTCAGGTATGTAGAAATAATATTTATGACCAAATATGTTCTGAACCTACAACAACAAATAAGAAGTGTTCCCTTTGTGGAGAATATATAAATGTGGGTGATGAATATGTCGAAAATTATGCAGGCGATTTTGCACATTATGAATGTGTCGGTTGTTCTTCTTCTATCTTAGAATGGCTTGGTTATGAGGTAAGAACTATGGAAGATGAATAATAAAAACGTAGAAAGGAATTAATCATGTATTGTTTTCAAAAGAAAGATGGGACTATTAAGAAGGGTTATAAAGAAACTTTAAAATATATCGCTACTTCAAGAATTCAACATAGTAAAATTACTCGTGCAAATACCGAAGAAGTTGTTGATGAATATGATTGTTATGGCACTATTCCAAAGAAATTTATAGAGCTAAATAAAGAATCTGTTATCAAGAAAATTGATGAAATTTGTATGGAATTTAGTTGCCAATATAAAATTTGGTACAGTTATGATGATATTCAAATTGAATTTAACGGTGATAACGTTGAGTTTATGTTAAATGAAATAAAAAAATACTTATAAAAACATTAAAAGGAGGATATATGGCTGGTATTAGCGTACCTCAATACGAAATTTTTAAAATAGGAACAAATAAATTGAAATATTTTAATTGGGATTTACAAATTACTAAAAAAGAAGCTTTTAAATATCAGGAACTCATATCATTGTTTGAAGCTCAAGAGTTCCGTATAATGGCAAATAAAATTTTACAGAAACCGATTAGTGATATAGATTTTTCAAAAATATTCATACAAGTGGTTGTCGACAAAAAATCTGATTTTGCAAGAGTAACTGGTAAAAGAGGAGTAACTGTTAACGGAATCAACTATAGGCGTTTTGTAGGGACAACAGGTGGATTAAAAAACAATACTCTTCTCTTTTGCAATTCGCAATATATAGATAAATTAAATGAACTGTGCGAATGTAAAAGAAATCCTAAAACTAAATTAGTACCCGCAAAATACGAAGCATATAAAGCATTAACATGTTCAGCCTCTCAACCAATTTGTGAACCAAATGGAATTTTAGTTGTAAAAGATTGTATCACACAATATTTTGCTGATGTTATATCACTTGATGATGGTGGTGATTCAAAAGAACCAACGAGAGAAATTATTAAAAATAAACCTCTTGAAAATAATGTGTCTGACGGTTTTAACCTTTGTACTATTCAATATATGCAGCGAGTAGCTGAATCGTTAAGTCTTGATTATACTCCTGGTGGTGTATGTTTAAGAAATGCATGGCTAAAAGGAATGCTCTATCCATTTCCTATTTATGAATTTATTGAAAAATATAATAATGGAAACTATATGATTGAAGACATTTGGGGAAATGTTCAAGATATTCGTCAGTGTGAAATGATTCTTACAGAGTCTTCTCTTAAATTATGGAGTGCATATGATAATATTGGGCAGTATGTAAACGCATATAAGGAATGTGGATATGGATTTTCTGTTACAAAAATTTCACCACATATCCTTGAAGAACAAAGAGAATTAAATTATCAGTATCTTCAATCATATGAATTTACAGATGAAGATATTGAGGAATTATGTGAGTCAACAATTAAGTATTTAAAAGACGCTATGTGTGGCGATTATTCTTCCACTATTAAATTTCTTGGAATTAATGAAAATACTGATGTAAATTCATGGCAACGTGCTTTGTATACAAGTGAATATATGTTAGGAGATCCATATGTAATCGACTCAGTACATAGATATATTAAAAAGAAAATGAATGATGCAAAAATTGGTAAATTGTTTGTAAAAGGAAATTATCAAATTGCAAGTGGTGATCCATTTGCTCTCATGCAATCTATTTGTGGGTTAGAAGTTACTGGTTTATTAAAAGCTAACGAATGTTATTCAAAATTTTGGATTGATAAAAGTGAAAACGAAATTGTTCTTTTTAGAAGTCCAATGACGAGTCACAATAATATTCGTATGTGTAAAGTAAATTCATCAGACGAATGTCAATATTGGTATCAATATATGAACACAATTATGATCATAAATGGTTGGGATTCGTTCTGCATGGCTGAGAATGGGGAAGATTGGGACTCGGATCTGAACTTTTCCACTAATAATTCAGTTATGAAAAAAAGATATAGATATTTACCCGCTATTGAATGTGTTCAGAGAAATGCTGAAAAAATTGTTGTTACAGAAACTGCTGTTAAAAAGACAAACAAAGCAGGTATGGGGAATCAAGTTGGAACAATTACAAATTATGTTACATCTATGATGGAAGTTCAATCTCATTTCGAGAAAGATTCACCTGAATATAAGGAATTAGAATACAGAATTGAATGTGGTCAGCTCTATCAGCAGAATGAGTTGGATAAAATTAAAGGAATTATCGCAAAACCTATGGAAAGTAGTTGGTATAACCTTAGTGCTTGTGGAGATGATAAATATTTACAATCTCTTTGTGCGTATAGAAAACCATATTTTATGATTTATGTTTATGATGAAACTAAAAGACAATATAAACAATACATTAAAGAAAGCAATGCCAAATGTTATGCTCTTTATAAATGTAACATTCAAGATATGTACAATAATTATAATTCTTTAACAACTGAACAAAAAGATTTTCTTTTTTGGTATGAAAGGAAGATGCCAGTAGGTACAGGAAATTGTTCTATGAATCAAATTTGTAAATATGTTGAAAGTCAATTAGATGGTTATAAATCTCAATTACATAAAGATTCTTCTTTTGATTATAATGTATTAAAAGTTAAAAGGCGTTGTACTGAAGAACATAGACAAGCTCTTCGAGAACTTGAACAATATTATTGTGAATGTGTTGCATCTTATAAAAAGAAACAACATTTGAATGATAAAATGACAGCAAATGAAAGTCGAAAGCATTTATGTTCTTCTATTAAAGAAAAGGCAAAAATAATTTGTCCAAATGATGATGAACGTATGAATATTATTCTTGATATGACTTATGGATATAAAGGCAATAGACAGTTTTGTTGGGATTGCATTGGAGAATTAATCATTAAACGTTTAGAAGAAATGGAGGAAAATTTTGTATATACTGAATGAAAAAAAATATATTAGAGAAATATTGATATCTGGCAATAAACCGTACAACATTTCGAATGGTTATCTAATAACATTGACTGCTAAATATTATTTTGATAAAGATAAAGGGTTGGATGTTTTAATTGATACAGTCAAGAAAAAGATGCTTGAATTTAACATTGAAGGTTATCAAGAATATAGATACGCCAATAAAATAAAAAAAACTTGTCTTGAATTATATGAATTAGAATCAAATAACATCTTCAGGGAACTTGAATATGTTCCAATTTATGAAAAAGAATTGAAAGTCGTGGAATCTCTCCCAAATGATCGCCAAAAGAAATTTATGTTTACATTATTTGCCATTGCAAGATATATGAATTGTGAAGGTTGGATAAATAAAAAAGATTCAAAAGGTATTTCTGAAGTATTCAAACTTGCTAATGTCTCTCTTACAACGGATAAAAGAAATGAATTGTTATATGAATTACATAGTAATGGATATATTCATTTTGGTAAAAAAGTAAATAATCTTAATATAAGGGTTGATTTAGGTGATACAGATGACACCATTGTTTACAAAGTTACTCAGTTTGAAAATATTGGCAATCAGTATATAGGTAATTTTAAAAAAGGTTATAAACAATGTAAATGTTGTGGAAAAAAGATAAAAGATACAGGCAACAAAAAGATGTATTGTGTAAAATGTGCGGAAAAAAAACATTTAGAATCTGATAGAAAATACAAAAATAAGGTGAGAAACTGATTTTTGTCGATAAATAGAAAAGTTCATTTTCCCCTTAAAAATAAGGCTTTTTTAGGTATTTTTTACAAAAAAATCAATTTTCTTTGAATGGTATATAGTAAACATTTACAAAAATATAATACAAAAACGATTGTCATGGAAGAAACAAACCGACAATCTTTGTATGTCTGTTTTGCTGCTCTTTTTGAGTGGCATTGCAGACTCAAATTATAAACTTTGCCCATAGGGGCATTAATTACATACTACGTCTTTAGGACATTATTTCGCACAATTTCATATTGTGTACTCTTCTCTTGTTGGTAACTATACTACTATTCTGGTAGTATAGTTGCTGACCTTCTAAAAATATCGCAGACGAGTGTAAAGGAAGCATACGTGGCTCATATCCACGAGGAATACGTTCAATTCGTATGTCTGTAATTCTCCTACTATGTAGGAACGGCTGGTTTCGGGTCGTGAGATGTGAGGTCTTAAAATAAGCTTAGTGATAAGTATAAAGTGAGTATATTATGTGTATATACTTGCGACTACGGTTAGTAGTTTGACGGAAAACACATAGGATTTATGCCATATCTAAGGTCAGAGGTCAACTGATAATGACTATTTACGAGTTTATGTTAATCAATTTTGCATTGCAATTGAGATTCTTAAACAAGTTGATATGGTAGGTGTTATGCAAAAGGCACTGTATTAACACAGAAATGTGGGGATAATCCGTGTATAAATGGTGCGAGTTCCGCAAGAATTAGTGCTATTTAGATTGTCAGGAAATATCTTAAGTTGAAAGACAGGTGTTTTGTGATGAAGTGTTTCGATAGCAAGAAAGACAGGATGGTGATAACTGGGCTGCACTCAAAAGGTGCGGATGGTTAGATGTACACCTCATCGTCCATATTTAAGTACATACTTTTGAAAAAATCAAATTATTTTAGGTAAATAATATTTAATTTAAAAGAAGAACAAGAGGCAAAAGTGTGTGCGACCACAAAGAGAAAAACAACTTATTCACCTGTAATATGGTGACATGTAACACTCGCAAGGTGTTATGTGAGAAAATACGAGTAATTGCAACCGTATCAGAAAGCAATCTGAGAACTCCGCAAGAGGCGATGTGATAAAAGAAAATCTATAATGCTTTGTGGTAAGAGTTTGCTAATTTTTACAAAATTAGTGTTGTTGCTAACTACTGTCTAATCGACAGTGTGATAAACTGTGTCCAACCACAGTAGATGTTTAGCGTATTGAGTCAAATATCTCAGCTCATATTAAGTAAAGTCTCGTGTCTTGTACACGGGATTTTTTATTTTTGGCATATAGAACAATGGTAGTTCAGCGCACTGTTAATGCGAAAGTTGCAGGTTCAAACCCTGCTATGCCAGTTCTCTTCCACTTCTTGTGGAAAATATATCATAAAGGATGTGAATTACAATAATTCAGATAAGTAAAAAAGAAGCCTTAGAATTAAATTCTATGGGATTTAAGTTTGGTGACAGTGAAATGCTTCATAAGTCAAAGACACGTCATCCAAAGTATTATCTTACAGAAAATTCAAGAGCTTTAAGAGTCTTAAACAAAATCAGAAAAAGCAAAATCGTCAAGTAGGCGAAATATATAGGAAAGGTGGTCGGAAACCATCGGAAGGAAAAAGAAATTAAAAGAAGACGGAATCTTATTTTGTGGTAGTAATGCGACAGATGTAACAGGTTCTATGACTCTAATTAAATTTAGTGGAAAACAAATTTTGTTAGAGTGTGGTCTTTATCAGAATAACTCTTATCTTGAAGCATATAAAGTAAATTCTGAAAAATTCAAATTTAATCCATCTGAAATTGATTACGTTTTTGTTGGACACACTCATATTGATCATATTGGTCTTCTACCTAGACTTGTCAAAGAAGGGTTTACAGGAAAGATTATTCTTACATATGCAACTTCTGTAATGGCGAAATATCTTTTATTAAATTGTGCATTTATCGTAGCTGATGAAGCACGAGTATTATCTAAAAGATATAGACGAGAATATGAACCACTATATTCAGAAGATGATGTATGGAATACTATCAAGTTGTTCCATATCTATGACAAATACGATTCATTATATCAGCTAGATGATGTAATTATGTTTCAATGGTTGAAGAATTCTCATTGCGTAGGAGCTGCACAGTTACAATTAATACTTAATGATGGATTGAAAAAGCGCAAAGTTCTCTATACTTCAGATATTGGTGCGTTAGAAACAAAGAATCATTATGTTGAAAATACGGAAATTCCACAGTTCTATAATGACGTATGTATTATGGAGTCAACCTACGGAATCAACACAAGAATATCAAAGAAAACTCGTGAATTTGACGTAGAACATTTAAGGGTAGCAATTGATACTGTATTAGAGAGACAAGGTACTCTCGTGCTTCCAGCATTTTCATTTGCTAGGTCACAAGAGTTACTAACAACATTATATTTGTTATTTGGTAAAGATGAATCATTTATTACTCCTATTATAGTTGATTCTATGCTTACATGTGATATTTGCGATGCTTATGGAAATGTATTATCAGATGATGCTTACGAACTTTGGGATAAGGTTTATAATTGGGAAAACGTAAAATATATCAGAGAGAAAACAGACTCTCAGGCATGCGTATTAGATAATACACCGAAAATTGTAATTTCTTCATCAGGTTTTTGTACAAATGGCAGAATTCTATCTTATTTAACACAATATCTTAAAGACATCAATTCAATGATTATTTTCTCAGGATTTGTTGGTGACAATGAATCCTATCTTAGTTACCGTATTAAAAACGGTAAAACCCACAAAACAATCAATATTAACAAGAAACCTGTTCCTAATAGGGCTGATTGTATAACAATGAGTACGTTTTCATCTCATGCTAATTTTAATGATTTATTGACATATGGTGAAAATCTGAATACAAATCTTCTTGTATTGGTACACGGATCTATTGAAGCGAAGAATTGTTTAAAGGAACATTTAAAAGAAGAAATTTCAAAAAATGACAAGACTTATAAAGTTAAATGCTCTGAAAAGGGTATGTTTATTCCTTTGTAGAAAGGAATGTTATTCATTATGCTCAAATGAGTAAATATTATGAAACTGGAGGCTTAATGCCTATGAAAAATAAAGAAACATTAACAATACCGTTAAGTGATTTGTGTCAGGATTCTTCATTGCCTGATCCAGTTACTTATCAATATTATAAAAATTTAAAAGATAGAAAAATTATTATTAACGAACAGATAACTTCTGATATTGTTGAAATGGTTATGATTCCATTATTAGAAATGGATAATGATGGCACGGGGAAACCGATAGAGATTATTTTAAATACAGTAGGAGGTTCGCTATTTGATGGTGCTACATTATGTAATATTATTGATAATCTAAAAACACCTACTACTATTACCGTAATGACTTACGCATATTCAATGGGAAGTATCATTCTTATGTCAGGATATAATAATCCTAATGTAAAAAAGCGTTGTTATAAATTTTCAACTGCTCTTCTTCATGCAGGAAGTAGTTATCTTGAAGGTAATAGCACTTCTGTAAAAGACCAATTCAATTTTTATCAGAAATTTGAAGACATTATTAAAGAATATACTCTTTCTCATAGCAAAATAACACCAGAAGAATATGAAAAGATGGAACGTTATGAATGGTATATGACAAGTGATATCATGCTTGAAAAAGGGTTAATAAATGAAATTATTTAAAGAGAGTTGTTCTGCTCTCTTATTTTAGTTGTGAAAGGAAATAAAAGGAATGGCAAATTTTGTATTTAAAGAAACAAAACAGACTGCAATGAAGATTGTAGGAATTTTAAATAGTAATGATTTAACTATTAATGTAGATGGCGAAGAAAAGAAACTTTCTACTCTTTTATCTGTGTTTAATGATAGCGATGTTGAAATAAATATAAAGATTAAAGAGGAAAATGAACTCGTTGAACCTACTGAAGATGAAAACGAAGACGAATAAGAAAGTGGGTGGAGATACTGTTTAATATTGAAAAATTCAAAAATGAATTATTTAAATATGGATTGACAATTGATGCCTACGAAGCAATTATAAAAGACATTGACTCAAAAATTGATGGGGAAAATGATTACGATTGGTCTGAATTAAAAGATAAATATAACGTTCAGTGCAACTCAGATACTATTCGCAAATCGTCTTCTACTATTTTCGGTGGGAAAATGAGAAGTGAATATGAAAAATATAAGACTAGATTAAATAAAACAGATAATAATTCTGATAGTGAGTTGGATGTAAAAATTCAGGAACTAAGACGAGAACGAATTAAATTACAAACAAGCAATGTAGAAAGAAATCGTCTTGATAGGTCTGAAGCACGACAAGAAATGTATTATGAATATGTTGGAAATGTAGCTCAGACTTTACCATTACCAGATTTTCAACCAATTGAAGATAATATTCATCATGAAATCAATTATCTTGTTGGTTTAGCGGATATTCATTATGGTGCAACGTATAAAAGTATCAATAATGAATATTCACCAGAGGAAACAAAAAGACGATTTGAATATCTTACTTGCAGATTAATTCATTTTATACAGGAAAAACATATTACAACTTTAACAGTTGTTTCGTTAGGAGATTTAATCCAAGGTGTACTTAGATTAAGTGATTTGAAAATTAATGACAGTTCTATTGTAAAGGCTACAGTAGAGATTTGCCGATTGATTGCACATATGCTTAATGAATTATCTGCTTACGTGAATATTTCATATTATCATACGCCATCTGCTAATCATACACAGATTAGAGTGTTGAATGCAAAAGCATCAGAATTAGCCGATGAAGATTTAGAATACCTTATGGGGAATTATATTAAAGATTTATGTGCCAATAACGAAAGAATCAATGTGCATTTAGCAAATGAAGGCGATGATTTTATTGAAGTATATGTACCAGGTAATGAAATTATCTCCATGCATGGTCATCAAATTAAGAATATTGAAGATGCAGTAAGAGATATTAGCATTTTACATAAGAAATTCTATGATACGATTTTGCTTGGACATTATCATAGTGGAAAAGAAATTCCATCTCATGAGGGAATACTTGGTGATGCTGAAGTGCTTATTAGTCCATCATTTATTGGTTCTGATCCATATAGTGACAAGTTATGCAAAGGAAGTAAGGCTTGTGTTAAGGTTTATGGTTTTGATAAATTGTTTGGGCATACAGAGACATATAAAATAATTTTGAATTAGAGGTGAAAATTTTGGATGTAAATTTATATTGCTGCTACTCTCTTCCACTTCGCAATTATTTACGAGATAACGGAATGAAATATAAACTATGTGCTTTAAATCCAAACTCTAAACAGAGATTTTGGGTTTATGTAAAAAATGAAAAATTAGATAATCTGTTAAATAAGTGGTCAGCCAATTTAGGTTAGACCACTTTTCTAATGGAGAATAATTATGTAGAAAACTATGGAGGTAAGAATGTACGGATTTATTTATATTACAACAAATCACATAAATGGAAAACGCTATATTGGTCAAAAAAATATGACAAACAAGGTTATTGGAAAGAATATCTTGGAAGTGGAATTATATTAGTAAAAGCAATTGAAAAATATGGAAGAGATAATTTTTCAAAAGAAATCATAGAAGAATGTGAGTCAAAAGAAAAATTGAATGATAGGGAACAATATTGGATTTCTCATTATGATGCGGTAAATTCTAATGATTTTTATAATATAGCGTCTGGTGGAGACGGTGGTAATACTTTAATTGGATATACTGATAAACAATTAGAAATACATAGTAAAGTATTGTCACATGCTCTAAAAGGTGTAATTAATCAAGGAATTGATAACCCAAATGCAAAACAAGTAATTTGTTTGAACAATATGAAAATCTTTGACACTACTGTAGAAGCTGGAAAATATGGTGGTGTTTGTGATACTTCAATTCAATCTTGTTGCAAAGGAATCACACATACAGCAGGAATTGATCCGACTACATGTGAAAGGTTACAATGGGAATATTATTATCCCAATAAAGAATATGAATTAAAAATTATTAAAAAGAAAAATAATCATCCAAATATTAAAAAAGTAATATGTTATACAACTGGAGAAATTTTCGATTCAGCTAAAGAAGCATCTAAAAAATATAATATATCAGAAAATGGAATATGCGGTTGTTGTAATTTTAAGTATTCAACAAATGGAACACTGTCTGATGGAACAAGATTACAATGGTTTTATTATGATTATTATTTATCTGATGATTTTAATATTAATAATCATCAAATTAAAATTAAAAATTCAGATGTCAAAATTCCAGTTTATATGTATGATTTTAATGGTAATTTTATTAAAGATTTTAAAACACAGGCAGAGGCAAATGAATATTTAGGTAATCGCAAAAATGGAACTTCACAAATATTAAGATGTTGTAGAGATGAAAGACCAAGTGCTTTTGGGTATATTTGGAGATTTTATAAAAAAGACAAGATTGATTCGATAAATATAAAAAATAGAATACGAAATAAATCTGTATTACAATATTCACTTTCAATGGAATTACTTAATGAATTTAAAAATACAAAAGAAGCGTCTAATTATTTAGTAAATGATGATAGTTATATTAGTGGTATTAGAAATTGTTGTAATAACAGGACTAAAACCGCTTATGGATACATATGGAAATATGCATCATAATTCACTAATTTCAAAACCATTATTTTGATTGTGAATTTGTATGTTTTACAATCATTTTAATGGTTTATTTTTTGGCTGACGAAGCCACTCGAAAAAGGGATTACAGTAGACACATCAAACCAGAATCCCTGAACCTTATTGGTGACAGACCATTGGGTAATTCCATAGGAGCGCTGTTAGGATACGAAATTTATGAGGTAGTAGACTCATTCTGAGCTGCTACCCTCTTTTTAGTTATAAAAAATAAAACAAAATTGCTGAAAAAGGCAAAATGAAATTAATTGAGAAAAAAGGAGATAAACATGACTAAAGATTTATTATTAAAAGAAATTGCAAACAGAGTTGAAGGTGCTTCAAAGGCAGATATTAAGGTAATTATTGATACTTTTGAAGACGTTATTTTTGACACATTAAAGGCTGATTCAAGTGAAAAGATTAAGTTTGGGAAATTAGGTACATTTTCTGTTAAGGAAGTTCCTGCTAAGGATGGTATTTCTGCCATTAACGGCAAACCTTGGCATACAGATGCACACAAAGAAATTGCATTTAAAATGAGTAAAACAAATAAAAATATTTAGTCTGAAAGGTCGTGATTATTATAAAAACCGTAGAAATATATGATTATGAACATTTTGCTTGTATAATTTCAGATACATATGATGACGTGACAATCGTTGATAAATTTAATTCAGTTGGAGTTGTTGCCAAATATGAAGATGCAAAGGAAATTATTAGAGAACTAATTGGACTTGGTTATGACATTACTAATGTTATATTAAACGATTCTCAGTGTAATGGATATGATGATGCTTACATTATTTCGTTAGATAATAAAGGAATTTGGTGTGAACCCGTTAAGAGAGATTCTGGTTATATCTATGTAGAAAATCAGGTTTGTTATATTTTCGGAAATTGTAACTCAAAGATTCTTGAAAAAATTGAATCTGATGAAATTTATGAAGTTAAGTTTTATGACGAAGACGATTGTGACTGCGAATGTTGCGATTGTGCAAATTGCAATCCTTCTACTTCTACTGTTTCATATTCTATTAATGGAAAATCTGTTGGTAAAGAAGAATATGAAAATGCTATGGCTGAAATAGACAAGAAGTATCAGGAATTTCGTGATGAATTTGCCGAGTTAATGAGATTGTTTTGGTAACGAATTATAAATAGACTAAATTGGCTTGTTAAAGGCTCATAAGAGGTTAATATGCCATTTTTGTCTTGCTGAGAGTGTGTGGTAAATACTGCACACTCTTTTTGTATGGGTGAGATGGTTCTTAGTTGAGGTTCGATTTCCTCAGTCGTCCATTGATTTGATGTTTCTGTGAATGGAAACAGAGAATATAAATATGTGCTCATAATTAGTGTCATAGCTGATTGTGGGATTTATGGAATGGGACAAATCGGAGTTGCAAACCGATTTGAGTAGAGTTTATTACCTTACCCCTCTCTCCCATTCTATTTTTATTGGTATTGGGTAAGGTGAAAGGGTAATGGTAGAAATATATGGGAACAAAAAATGTAAACAAACAATTGGAAACTATAAGAAATAGTTTTCCAGTAAAATTTTCGGAAGATGTTGTGTACAATTTATTGAATAAAAATATTGAAGTGGTATACAATGAAAAATTAAAATCGAGAAAATATTACTTAGATATTATTGATAATTATGGATATAAACATAGAACAGAATATCATCAAATGAAGAATGGTAAAGGAAAATATACATGTTTAAATAGATTCTTTTTAGGTAATCCATATACATATGATAATATAAATTTATATTGCAAATTAAACAATATAGATTTACATATAGATGGAACTAATCTCCCTATTAATGGTGCATCACGAGAAAAGATGGATTACATTGATTCAAAAGGAAATATACATAATATAACATGGAATCAAGTACAGCATTATACCTTTCAATATCAAGATGGATATGAAGATGTTAAAGCTAAAAGAAAATCCGAGAGAGAACTTTCAAAACAAGATGTAGTAAATATTGTTATGAAAATGCAAGAACGCAAGGGTTCACCATTGGATGTATATGATTTTTATCCAAAACAAAAAGACGGTGTTGGTATTAGAACTGTACGAAAATTTTGGGGTGAATTATGGCTAATGCAAAAAGAACTTGGAATGAAAATAACTGGTAAACATGGAAGCATTTTATCAGATGAAGATACCATCAAAGAAATTAATGATGTGTGTAATCGGATAAAAACTGAAGAAAATAGAAGTGTTATTACATATAACGACTTTAGGAAATATGGTACTTATGCAGACAATCGCAAATATGCAGAAGTTTGTAAGAAATTAAAGAATTGTTCTTTCCGAGAATATATAAATTCATTAGGATATGAATTACAAAAAGCAGGAAATGGGATGAATTATAAATTCGATGATGGAGAAGTTACAACATCTTTATATGAATATGAATTTAGCAGATTTTTGAGAAGTAATAATATTTTATTTAATGAAAGTTATTTTAGAAATATTCCATATAAATCTATAGATAATTCTTATAATGGCAATATGAATTGCGATTATCTTATTATTTTCAATAATAAAAAAGTCTATATAGAACTTGCTGGCATACTTGGAAATAAAGGTCATCAAGAAGCTTATCGAAATAATACCCCAATAAAATCAAAGTCAAAAGAATTGTATCGACAGAAATTATACCAAAAGCGTGACATTTTTGAACGAAATGGACTTGATTATTATATTTTATTAAAAGATGAAATGAACGAAGAAACATATAGAAACATATTGAATAAATATTTAAAAGAAGTGGCTTAGTATTTACTACTATCTCACTTCTTTTTGTTTGAAAGGAAGTGAGAAAAATGTCAAGATTTACAGTCTATAATCATATTGTAACAGATGAAAAATATGCAAAAATCAATAAGGATAATATTGATTTAATGGATGATTGGATAGAATATTTGCAATCAATTGATAGAGCACCACAGACACTCCACGCTTATCGAAATGACTTAAAGGTATTCTTTACATGGAATCTTGAGTTCAACGGGAACAAATTCTTTCCTGATTTAACTAAACGTGAAGTCGCAAAGTTCCAAAATCATGCATTAAATACATGGGGATGGAGTTCAAATAGAATTAGACGAGTAAAATCAACTCTTTCTTCTTTATCAAATTATATAAGAGATATTCTTGATGATGAACCTGAATTTGAAAACTACAAACCCATTATTAGAAAAATTGCAAATCCAGCCAAGGAAGTTGTAAGAGAAAAAACAATACTTTCTGATGAACAAGTAGAATTATTATTAAGCACTCTTGTTGAAAGAAAAGAATATGAAGCTGCTTGCGCAGTAGCTGTACTTGCTTTTTCAGGAATGAGACATGCAGAGTTATTACAAATGAAAGTTGAATATTTTAATGACGATCATTTTGTCTATGATTCTATGTGGAAGACAGATAAAGTAAGAGCAAAAGGTTTCGGGAAAAACGGTAAGCAAATTAATAAATTTATATTATATAGTGCAAAACCATATTTAGATTTATGGTTAAAAGAGCGTGAAAGATTGGGAATAGAAAGTGAATGGTTATTTGTGACAGTTTCTATTGATAAAGAAACAAAACAAAGAATATATCATCAACGAAGAGATGTGAGTTCATGGATTCAAATGATGGAAGATATTCTAGGTGTTGATGCATATTGCCATATGTTTAGACACTATACATGTACACGCTTACATAGATTAAATTTACCAGCTCACGTAATTCAGGAATTTTTCGCATGGTCTAGTGCAGAAATGCTCAGCATCTACAACGACCTGACTGCTGAAGATGAATTTGGAAAATATTTCGATAGGGATGGTGTAAAAGAAGTTAAACAGGGTTCTTTAACAGACGCATAATTAATGTAATTCGTGAAGATACTGAAGATGCCGATGAAGCTTTCGTCTAACACCAACCTCTTATTCACACAAGAGAATAAATACACACAGCAGAAAGCACCCACTAATCATCCAGAATTGTAACAAATGAGAGTCTGAAACTGGCTCTGGATGAACAAGTTAAAAATTACCTATTAGGTAATCTTCTCCAATAGTTACGCACGAATTCAATCTTTCCAAATCTCATACGAGTGTAACTACTGACAGGAACTATATATGGATAAATACATATAAACATAGAACTTCACCAGACCTTTCATAGAAATGATAGAAAGATTAGTGAGTGCAGAATAATTATAATAGATATTCTTTGATGTGTAAACAGAAAACAAATAAAACCCTTAAGTGGGCAACAAAACAGAGAATATATAAGTATCACATCTTGGCATTTGCTATTCACGTAGCATCGTAAGTCCCATTACTGCATTTTGGTAGAGCTGATTTTATAGCAACTCTAGTGTGCACGAAACTTTAATGCGGTATATCTTCTTTTTTATTAAACTCTGCAACGAATTTTATGTAATTTTGTGACAAAATCCCAATCAAGAGTTTTGAACTGCCAACAGATATATTGTCAGTTGGATGTTTTAGGAAAAATGGGTTTCGTGATTCTCTGCGTTAATGAGAAACTATAATGAACAAAAATCTTCGGATTTTTACATGGAGAGGTATTTATACCTAGCCTTGATTTTTATGTGACTGGTGTCCGGTCTGACGATCTGGAAAGACAGATAAAAACCAATTGTTTTACCGGGTTATTAAGTTGCTGTATGTAAGTATGTGGCTATGATACTCACTTATTTTTGAGGTAAAGATATGGAGTGTCACTACATAAGCGCAATGTATTTTGGGTGGCACAGGTAGTAATCTCCTTCTCGTGCGTTGGTTAGCGAGTAAATATGATTGAAGTGATTTGAAGAGCATGAATGAATTGTTTAACTTTTTATTCTAAATAACTGGATGTGTACAGTCCAAGTCAACTAGTTGGTGCTTTATGTTGACATTTGCGTATGGCTCTATGGAAGAATTGGTTAATTCGTCTGACTGTCTATCAGAAGATTATGGGTTCGAGTCCCATTAGAGTCGCTAGAGACACTTGACTTTATATTTTTTCAAAGCACTCTATAAAAAGGTTACGAAAAATAGAATTGTTAAATAAAAAAAAGTAGTTTTGCGCTACTCTTCTATTTCATTAAAACAACGCTTTCATTGGGAGTGTTGTAGAGAATAATAATATATAAGATAGTTGCAAATATCTTAAATACGATAAGAAAGGCAAGATAATCCTAGGTAAAAAGTAATGTACATTACACTCAGGTATATGAGTGAATCCAATTTACAATGAGTATCTTACATTCTTGCGAGATACGACCAAACAACCATTAGAAGACCTAAAAGAAGGCTACTTTTGGCTTGATAAATCCATTATTAAAGGATTTGATAAGCAAGGAAATGAACATAAATTCTATCGAGTGAAGATTGAAAATTCGCTTGAAAGCGTTGATTGTTTCAAATTAAAAAATTATGATAACGTTTCAGATGTTGATTTAGCAAGTTGGCAAGATTTAATTGAATTACAAAAGAAACATCTAATGCAAATTGAAACTGATTCGTTAAATCTAATCAAAGAAAAGATGGAGAAATATAATACATACACTCCAATTATTCCAGTATCTATGGGTAAGGATTCAATGCTTACCTGTCATCTAGTCAGAAAATTATATCCAGAAACAAAAGCAATATTTAATAATACATCGCTTGATTGTGCTGATACATACAGAATGGTTAAAGATTTTCCTAATTGTGAAATTATGAACCCGAAGAAGGGATTTTATCAATATGTAAAATCAGATAATATGATACCAACAAGATTTGCAAGATTCTGTTGTAGGATTTTTAAAGTTGGTGTAATGGTTTCGCAGCTTGACCACAATCATCCTTATCTTATGTGGATGGGTATGAGGAATGAAGAGTCAAATACTCGTAGTGGTTATCAGGATGAATGGGTCAATGAAAAGGAATGGGGAAAGACCTGTTGGCAAGGTATTCTTCCTATTAGAAAATGGTCTGAAATGGATGTATGGCTTTATACAATTTGGAAAGATATTCCTATCTGTCTAAAATACAAAAAGGGGTATTCTCGCCAAGGCTGTAATATTGCTTGCCCATTTGCGAGTAAATCGACTTGGATACTTGATAAATATTGGTATCCAAATATGCGTGAGCGTTGGGAAAATATTTTAAAGGAAGACTTCATCAAAAATAAAAAATGGATAATTATGAATTGTACTATTGATGAGTATGTTAAACAAGCTTGGAATAGCGGAACATTCAGAGATGAACCAACCGATGAAGTCATTCAGGAATTTGCGGAGTACAATGGATTGAATGTTGGCGATACGAAAGTAGCAAGACAATATTTTAATAAGTATTGTGATGAGTGTGAAAAGAGAATAAAAGATAAGACAACGCTGGCAATGAATATGAAATTCCACGGAAGAGATGTGTCAAAATTCTTATGTAAGAAATGTTTCAAGAAATTATATGAGATGGATGATACTAAGTGGGATATGTATGTTGAATCGTTCAAAAGAGATGGTTGTGCGTTATTTTAGAAATAATAAAGAGAGGTAGTTCTTCTACTTCTCTTTTTAAAAATAATATAAATATAGTCAACTATGAGAGAATCGTCCGTTTCATTGACGGATAGTTGAATTATAGGTGGAAGACATATGGAAGTCATGAACCATATGAGTTGGTAATCGCTCGCACCACTCTTCCATCTATTAATAATAAGCGAGCAAGAAAGTGAGCGAATAATTATGAAAACAAAAGTATGTTCAAAATGTAAAAGAGAATTGCCTCTTGACATCGATCATTTCAATCATAAATGTGATACAAAAGATGGCTATACTTCAAGATGCAAAGAATGTTTAGGAAGAAAATTTACTAATTACTTAACCCATATACCTAAAAATGGTTATAAGTTTTGTATAAAATGTGATAAAGAATTACCAATATCAATAAAATATTTCCCACCAGATAAATCATGTAAAGATGGGTTTAGAAATGTATGCAGATGCTGTGGGAAAGATGGTCATTATATGGATGATGATTATACTCCTGAATTACCATGGTCTGATGAAGATATGTCATTATTAAAAAGAATATATAAGGACTATACAAATGAAGAACTTGTAGAAAAATTTTTCCCTAATCGTACAAAACACGCATTAGATACTATAGCATATAAAAATGGATTCTCTTGGAAAACAAAAGATACCTATAAAAGAAGTAGAATCCAGAGTGCAAAGAAGGTTTCGAAACTTTTAAGAGGTAGAATAATGTCTGAGAGTACTAAGAAAAAATTATCAGATTCTAAAAAAGAATATTATAAAACACATGAACCTTGGGCGAAAGGTAAACATTTTTCAAAACAACATTGTGAGAATATTAGTAAAGCAAAAATCGCATGTGGCAAATGGAAAGGAAATGATAATCCAAGACATATAAATCCTTTAAATGGTTCTCTTAATGGCAACTGGCATGGAGGGACTACAAATTTATTACAAGAATTGCGATCAAATACAAAAGATTGGTTTAATGAATCAGCAGCATTTTGTAATTATATCTGTGTAATAACAGGGAAAAGTTTTGACAATATTCATCATACCACTCCATTCAAAGATATTGTTAATCAGATGTTTGATCTTACAAGATTAGATAAACGAAAAGTTGTTGCTGATTATTTAGTTGAAGAATTTGACAACATAACAGAAGTTTTGAAAACGCTACATATTGAATATGGCTTTGGAGCATGTTTAAATAAAGATGTACATAAATTATTTCATGATAATTATGGATATATAGATTTTTCACCATATGATTTTTTAGGCTTTGTGTATCGTATTGATATTGGTGAATTTGATAATTGGTTCAAAGAAAATAAACTACCAATTGATATAAATTATGAATATATAGAATACTTAGAAAGCACTCTATCCGCTCTGGATTTGAGTGCTTAATTGATTGAATAAAAGGAGGTGTAGTTAATTGGCTACAGTACAAACTAAGGAAGATAAGGTAGTTGAAAATATAACAGCTACACCAAAGATAGATGTGAATGTTGAAATAAATATTCCACGTTCAGCTATACCATTCGATGAAACAAAACATAAATATAAGTGTACATCGTGTGGAAAAGGTTTTACTAAACAGCAAGGAAATTTTCAGAAAACTAATGATGTTTTATATCAAGCAAATGGAGGATATTTACCTTGGTGTAAAGAATGTACCGATAGATATGTAGAGCAAGTAACTGCTCTCTTTTCGAATAATGAAGAACATGCAATGAGAGATTTTTGTCAGCGAGCCGGTTGGAATTATGATATATCTGCCCTTGTTGCTTCACGAGAAACATATAGTGGACATCGAGATAGATCACGTATTTCTCATTATGCAGCAAAGAAAAATTTAAACTGTGGTGGAAGAAAAACATATATAGATTCTTTAAAACACGATTATTTAGAAAAACAAAACGAAATTATTACATCTAAAGAACAAGTAAAGTCTGACGATGTATCTGTAACAAACACAGCTATTGATAGATGGGGAACGGGACTTACTGAATGGGATTATAAAATTTTGGAAGACCATTATAAGATGCTTAAGAAAAATAATCCTAATGCAGATAATAACCAAGAGATATTCATTAAATCACTTTGTAATTTAAACTGGTTACAGGCAAAAATACTTAGAAATGATAATTGCGATACATCAAAATATGCGACACTTGTTGAACAATATAGTAAGACATTTAAACAGGCAGGGCTTAGAACTGTAGAAGAAAAAGATTCTAGCAATGACGAAACATTTTGTATGACGCTTGGATTTATCTCAGATTATACACCAGAAGAATTTTATTTGGATAAACAACTATATTCAGACAATGATAAAATTGGAGAATATATTGATAGACATATCTTACGTCCTATGATGAATCTTGAGACTGGTGATTCTGTAAGAGATAAAGAATATTTTGTGCCGGAGACAGATGATGAAGAAGAATAATTTGGTACAATACGCAGACAAAAATCAGTTAGAATTATACAAAAAATTCCCTTCTACTCATTATCTAAGTAATCAAAATAATGTTTTACATATGTTGGCATGGGCTACTTTTTGGCGTAGAAACATGCATCGTTTTGTAATGGATTATCTTAAAATTAATCTTTTTGAGTATCAACAAATTGCAATATATCTTATGGGTGTATCAAACTTAATATGTATTATCGCTAGTAGAAATGATGCAAAATCATTTATTGTAGCCGTTTATGCTGTTGCACGATGTCTTTTATATAAAGGGACAAAATTTCGTATAGGTAGTGCCACGAAAAAGCAAGCAAAACTTATTGTATCTGAAAAAATATTAGATGAACTTTGTGAGTGGTCGCCAATTTTACGAAAGGAAATAGAATCGTGGAGTACAAGCGATAATGATATTTATGTAAAATTTCGTAATGGATCAAAAATAACCGTATTTGTAGCAAATGAAAATGCAAGAGGACTCCGTTCAAATGCTGTTACACGAGAAGAATGTAGGCAGATTGATAAAAAAGTAGAAGACTCTGTTATTTCTCCTTTCCAGACACCAAGAAAGCCAAAATATATGTTAAATCCTTTTTATGGTCAAAATAAGGATTTAGAAGAAGAACCTATTGATATTTATATTAGCTCGTCTTGGTATGATGATGGAAATTGGATGTGGGATATTGCAGATCAAGCGTTTGATGCTATGAAAAAACATAAAGGTGGTGTAATGCTTGCTTTTGATGAGAGTATCACATTAAAACATGGTTTAAAAACCATGAAACAGTTAAAGAAAGAAAAGAAAAAACAAGATCCTGCTACTTGGAAGATAGAATTTTTAAATCTCAAAGTTAGAGATTCAGTATCTTCTTATTTTACATATGCAATGCTTATTAATAGACAAAAACTTAAACATCTCTTCTATCCTCGGACGACTATTGATTTTAAGAGTGGAAAGAAAAATAAATATGCTATTCCTAAATTAGATAATGAGATAAGAATTATTTCAAATGATATTGCTTTTGTCGCCGGTGATAAGAACGATAACTCTGTCTACAGTTGTATTAGAGCAATTCCTGAGATAACAACATACAATGATGAAAATAATGTTGTAGAGGTAAAACAAGGATATAGAAGAGAATATCCTTATATTGAATCTAACCAAATTGGAGATACTACATTACAAGCAATTCGTATTCGTCAATTGTATGAAGATTTCAATGCTGATTATATTGTAATCGATGCTAGGAATGGTGGTCTTCAAATTGTATATGCTTTACAAAAAGTCCTATATGACGAAGAAAGGGGGATTGAGTATTCTCCTTTGAAAACTATGAATAATAAGGATTACGCTAAGGTATGTCAAGATCCGAATGCTAAAGAATGTATTTATGTTATTAATGCTACGCAAAATCTAAATAGTGATATAGCAATTGCATTTCGTAAAAATCTTATGGAAAATAAAATAGATTTTTTAGTAAACTTAAATACTGGGAAAGAAGAAGTTTTATCTTCTTATACAGAATACACACCCACAAATGATTCAGATATACAAATTCAATTTGAAATGCCATTTATTCAAACTCAGTTAATGATAAATGAATGTGCAGAATTGCAATATGAACGTATGCCACAAACAGGTGTAATTAAAATACATGAACAAGGAAAGAACCGAAAGGATAGATATACGAGCTGTTCTTATGGTTCTTATTTTATTGACCAATTGGAACATGATTTGTTATCAAAAGATACAAAAACAAATTATTCTTCTGCTCCACGTATGGTTAGTACAATATCATTCTAAGAAAGGAGATGGAATATGTCAGAAGAAAATACAGAAAATTTTGAAGTGACACTTGCTTCAAAAACAGATGACGGTGATACTGTTGTATTGACTTCAGCAGAGACCGCAGAAAAATGGTTATCTGATGCATTAAAAAAATATGATCCGTCTAATCGTCAATATTCTGCATATCTGAATGATAGATCATCTCAAACAACTGTAACACAAGAGGTATTGGATACACTTGCAGTAGATCCGCAAAATAATGTGGATAAAATTAAGCAAATTAATTCAATCGTCAAGTATTACATAAATAGTGATGATATTATTGGCAAGGTTGCAGAAACTATTGAAACAAATGTAAATACTGAATCCAGACTTAGTTATAATAATTTTGGTTCTCAGCGAAATAAAAATAAGACTCTTGAAAAGGCAAAACAAATTATTAATTCTTTTAATGAGTCGATTGATTTAAAGGAATTCATTCGTAAAGGAATACCTACAACCTATACGAATGGAACGTATATTGCTTATCTTCGTCATGAAAATGGCGATTATAAGATAGATTATTTTCCTATTGGAGTTGCTTTAATTTCAAATTACACAATTGGGAACAAACCAGTTGTGTTAATTGATATAGAAGCTCTAAAGAGTAAACTTTCAAATAATTATCCAAAAACTCGTAAAAAGAAAAACCCTTTATTCTTCAAAAATATGGAAGAAGAAATTATGGCAAATTATCCTTCTGAAATTTATCAGGCATATAAGGATAAGGAACAATACGCCAAATTGGATATTAGATATTCTGCTGTATGTAGAATTGGAAATCTTAATGGGAAATATGGTCTTACCCCAATATTCAGAGCATTACCTTCTACTCTTATGTTAAAAACATTTGAAGATGCAGATAGAGTTACTGCAAAGGCAAATGCAAAAAAGATAGTATTTCAGAAACTTCGTAAAGAAGTAATGGGAAGCGATTATAACAAAGATGGTTTTGATATAATGGCATATGCTCATGAAAACTTAATGGCAGCATGGAAACAACAAACTGTTTTGGTTACGTGTCCTCCCGCTGTCGAAAACATTTCTTATGTAGAAAGCAAAACGGAACTTACGGATACGAATACCATTAACAGTTATCGTACTCGTACTCTTTCTACTCTTGGTATTTCATTTTTAATGGATACATCTTCACAATCTGTTTCTACTGCTACAATTTCAGTTAGTCAGCTTATGAAAACAATAAATAAAATTGGCGAGCAGCTTGAAACAGTTCTTGAAAGTTGGTATAAGCAGATTCTTCAAGATAATGGAATTAGTGTGGAATATGCACCTAAAATTACTATTATTGATTCTGAACAGTTAGAGGCAGATGTCAGAAAAGACCTTGCTACCACTCTATATACAACATTTAACGCAAGTTTGGAAACAACACTTGGAATGCTTGGAATTAATGTTGAAGATGAAGCAGCAAAGAGAATTTCTGAAAACGAAAAAGGATATGATAAAATATTTGCTCCTAGACTTACAGCTTATACGAATTCGGGGAATTCTAATACCACTGACGACAAAGGTGGTAATCCAAGAGAATCAACAAATAAGACCAAAGAATCTTATGACGAAGAATATAATAAAACAAGGAAAGGTGGTGCTTAATCATCAAACAAATTGATGTAATTGTCCCACTTTACAACACATCGCACGAATATGTGTCAAAAGCACTTATGTCAATTGCGATGCAAAATATTAGCGATATAGTCCGAGTTACAATTGTAGATGATAATTCTTTTACTGACTATTCGGATTTAATCAATACATTTAATAAATTGCTTAATATTCAGTATATCAAATTACAGAATAATCAAGGTGTTGGACATGCTAGACAAGTTGGATTTAAATCAACAACGTGTCCATATGTAACCTATTTAGATGCAGATGACGCTTTCTATAATGAATATAGTTTAGCACTACTCTATGAAAAAATACTCAAAACAAAATGTGATTTTGTTAGTGGTAATTTTATTCGTGAGTATAATTCTGAATCTACCGAATCATGCCTTCCTTCTCAACCGAAACTATCTAAAGTCCTTGGTCGAAACCAGACTTGGGTATTCTCTCGCCTGTTCTCTAGGGACTATTTAGTTTCACATAATATATATTTTTCTGACATGCGATATAACGAAGATGTTTCATATATGCAGTTGTGTCTATGTCAATCTAAAAGTCACGAGTATATTAATAATACTGTTTATGTTCAGCATTGTAATATGAACTCGCTTACTCGTTCTGACAATGAATTTCACAAAAATGCAAAAGGATTAATTAATTTTATAGAAGCACTCTCCTATTCTCATATGAGAAAACGTGAGTTGAATCTTATTGAAACTGAAAAATCTAAGGAACAAGTTGCTGATGGTTTGGCAGTTGGTTATTGGTATTTTATTCAATGTTATAACGAAGAATCAACCGAATCTTGCGAGAAATATTTGGAAGCATTTCAAAAATTTTACAATATGGTCACTGATGACTATTCTGGAATAATTCAAAGTGATTTATTAAAACATAGTTATTTTGTTAGTTTGAATTCGATGGTGGAATTGTCTAATAAATATATTCCTACTATTGGATTTTATGAACTAATGAATGATTTAGAAACAAACAAACATAAAGTCAATGACGTATCTTCTTATGGATATGAACTTGGCTAGAAAGTGAGGTACGAAAATGGACAATTTTGAAATGTCCTCTTCTGTATTGGAACTTTCAGAACACAAAACATACATAGAGCTTACTCGTAGGTCGTGTTACTACAATTATCCAAATGGAAACAACGTACAGCTTAATAGTGATAATGCCGAAGAAATGGCAGAGACTTTAATCAATCAACCCGTCGTTGCAAAATATAAAAAGATTGCAAACAAGGATGATTTGGGTGGTCACGAATGTTCTATTGATAAAAATGGAAATGTAAAGTTTGGTACGGCAACTATTGGTGTAAATACTGCTGTTGAAGTCAAAGATGATGACGTAACTCTTTATAGTGGAGAAACAGTCAATACACCGTGTTTATTTGTTACAAGTCGAATTTGGAAAAGAAACAGTTCTGTTTGCAATGCAATTAAAAGATTATTTAGTCTTGGTCAATTGCATAGTTCTTGGGAAATTCTTTCTGAAAAAACAGAAATGGTTGACGGTGTAAAGGTATTAAAAAAATATCTTTTTGAAAGTGACTGCTTATTAGGGTCACGTACTACTCCTGCATACGGAAATTGTGCAGAAACTTTATGTATGGCAAGTTTGGATGAAGAAAGTCCAGAGATGTTAATAGCCGAAGCATTGGCTAATGACATATATAACACTGAGGCAAAGGAGGATAATATGGCTAAAACTCAGGAAATCGCTGAAGAAAAAGTAGTCGAAACTCCTACTGAGGCAAGCGAGGTAAAGGTTGAAAATACCGATACTCCTGTTGCGGAAGTAAGTGAAGGCGAAACTTCTGAAAGTGAAAATAAAGAAGAAGCTGAGAAGTCAGAAGAAATTTCTGAAGCTAAAGACGAAAAACCGTTTGAAGTTGAAAAATCAGAAGAAACACTTGAATCATCGGCTCTTACTGTTAGGGATTTAAGAGTAAAAATTTCTGAAATATGTAGACAAACATATCGTTGGTTCTATGTTTGCTTTATGTTCCCAGCAGAAAATTATGTATTAGGTAAAACAGATGAAAATGGTGAAAATGAACTTGATTATGTTAAGTTTACATACACAGTCAATGGTAACGAGGTTACTGTTGGTGAACCCGAAAAGGTTACTTTATCTGTAAGCGTTGCTGAAATCAATAACACTGTTGCTGAAAAGAATGATGCTATTGTTAAAGCAAATGCAGAAATTCAGACTTTAAAAGCAGAAAATGATGCACTTCTCTCTTATAAAGAAAGATGTGAAAAAGAAGATGCTGAAAAGGCTGAAAATGAACTTTCTGAAAAGAAAGAAGCATTAAAGAAATATGCTTTAGATTCTAAGCAGATTACAGAGGCAGAGCTTGAAACAGATGAATTCAAGAAAATAATTGATAAGTTAGATAAGGCTCAGCTAAGTGAAATTATTTCTGATAGAGTTGTTGCTTCATTATCAAAAGAATCAAAAGCAGAAACAAAAGTTGAAACTTCTGAGGTTGAAGTAGAAAAGCCACAGGCTAATCTTGAAACAGCCGAGGATAACGAAATTGATGTGGACAACATCATTAAATCATTTTTAAGAAAATAATGGAGGTATCTTAAATGTACAGAGTATTACAGGGACATAATGGTAAAGTTGCTGACGCAACATATGTGGCTGGTGCAGATATGAAGAAAGGTATGCTTGTTGTAAAGGGTACTGATGGAAAGGTAGTTTTTCCTTCTACTGCTACTGATAAAAATGTATTTTTCGTAGGCAAAGAATTAATTGCTACAGGAATTGATGGAGATCGTGATCTTCCAGATTATAGCGATGTATTTGAAAATATCAAAGAAGGTGAATTCGTTACATCAGAACAGCCAGTTAGCGGAGAAGTTTATTTCACAGACCAGACAACAGGAACATTCTCAGTTGGTGGATATGCAACTGTAGGAACTGACGGTAAACTTGTTTCCACTACTGCTGCCACAAGAATTCAGGTAAGAAATACAGCAGCTAAAGATTGTGGAACACACATAGGAATTGAAGTTGCTATACTTGATTAATTTAAATTAAATATAAAATTTTCATTAGACGCTTTATGCGTCTTATTTTATTGCAAATAATTTACGGAGGTAAACAAAAATGGCATTAAATACAGAAATTGCTGAAATTATGAATACAAGCGGTCGAGTATATGAGGTCGCTGAAAAGGTTGTTGGAAAATGCAACCTTAACGCTGAAGACAAGGAAATCGCACAGGTAGTAGATGCTTGGGCAAAGAAAATCGGAGAAACAGGAAATGATGAAGGTCATGAAATTTCACAGTTAATTCTCAAGACTATTTCCGATCCAGTATATGATAAGCCAGATGAAATCATTGATATGATGTTTGACAGGGATTCAATTGGTGAATTCGATGACTACGAAATTGAAAAGACACCAAAAAACACATTAGTTGCTTATGATGCTGCTAAGGGTGGAAACGTAAATAAATCTTACATTGATGGCTCTATCTTAAAGCCAACATGGAAACATGGACAGGTTGAGACAGAACTTTCTTACGCTCAGTTAAGACGTGGCGGATTTAAGTCAATCGCTCAGTTATCAGTATTTGCTAAAGAAGCACTTGACAACAAGAAGATTAAAGATGCTTTCACAGCACTTGATAAGGCTATTGTTGGTGGTGAACAGGTAATCAATGTAACAGGTGGGGTATCAGCTCTTACAGTTGCAAATATGGACGCTCTCTCACTCTATATAATGGATATGCTTGACGCTGGTGATACTGCGTTTGCATTTGGTTTAAACAAATATGCTCAGAAGATTGCTCAGCTTCAGGGTGCAAACTCTTTTATGAGTGATAATATGAAAGATGCATACAACAGATATGGTCTTGCTAAAGAATACAATGGATTATTAATCGGTGGATTCTCTGGACAGAAGAAAGCATCTGATGGTGAACTTCTCGTTCCGGATAAGCGTATTTTCGGAGTAAGCGGTAAGATAGGAACAATTTGTGATAGAGGGGATCTTAGAGTATATCAGACAATGGATAACAATAAAGAAAAGGTATCTCTTAAATTCACAGGTTATGAGTATGGTATCAAGATTACAAGACCTGATAAGGTTGCTAAGATTGCATTTACTCAGTAATTAATAATTAAAGGAGGGTGTATCTACACTCTCCTTATTCTATGAAAGAAGGAAGGGAATTTTTATGGCATTAAAAGATAGTGCTTTTGTAAAAGTATATAACTATAATCCATTTATTTTAGCAGTTGGGGATAAAATGTTAGCCCCTTGTTATAACTATGATGAACCAACATATGAATCTATTTCTGTTGATCAATTACAGTATATTAATTCAAATTCAAATGCTGTAAGAAATGGTTTGGTTCGATTTGATAAAAATGAAGAAGATGATATTTATGCTGAGTTAGGTGTAGATAAATCAAGAATTATTAAGAATGAAGAAATTGAAAATATAATTTTACATCCTACTCAGGAAAAATTGCAGAAACTACTTGAGATTATTGACTCTTCTGTATTTGATAGAGTTGTGACAATTCATCAGGGGTTAATTAGTTCTGGTGCTTATGATATTTCTAATCGTGTCACTATGGCAATTGAGGAACGTGAAAAAGAATTTCGTAGAAATATTCTTACAACAAATATTAAACTTACTTCAAAAGTTGAACAGAAAAACTCAAATGATGAAGAAGTTGAAAATATTAAAAAACAAAATGCTGATTTGCAGAATCAGTTAAATCAGATGCAGGAAATGATGAAACAGCTTTTGGCTACTCAGAACAAAGTTGATGAAAATAAAACTGTTTCTACTTCTACTCCTAAGAAAAAATCGGGTAGACCTGCAAAAACAACAAAATAGAATGGAGGGTTGCTTATGACGTCTTATGAACAATTGTATGCTCCATTTTTTGACAGAATTGAAAAAGATGCTAATTTTTTTAGTTATTACAATCTAACCAAAGACGAGGCATTGGAAATTGCAAAAAGTCGTACAAGGAATTACTTATCTGAAGCAATTTCTATTTGGAAAAGGAACTGTACTTTAGATTTCGAATTAGAAATGAATGACGATGTAGAAGAAATAAGCGGAACCCTTACTAATGACGAAATAAATTTATTAGCTGATTTAATGTATGAAGTATACATATCAAGAGATGTGGTTACATTGAAATCTATGGTAAATGCACTTACTTCTACTGATTTAAAAATGTTACATTCTCCGGCAAACGAAAGAAAAACTTTTATGGATATGTATAATACATTGAAATACAATAATGAAGTTGCTATGTCACAGTATAGTGGTAGAGATAGAAAAACGGGTAAGCGAAAAGTTATTGATTATTCTCAATACGGGATTTAGAGGTGATGGTTATGATAGATATTGATTATTACCGAAAAATTCAGAATGCTTGTGGTGTTGAATCATTGCGAGATGCACAAAGAAATCAAGTCAAACAAGATTTGAATAGAGATTTTAATAACACATTAGACGCTTATCGAGTAATCATTGATGACGTGGAACAAGATTTAACAATTTTAAAAACGAATGATTCTCATACTAAGAAAATTAAATCAAGACCAAATGAAAGTTTTAATGCTGGGCAGATTGTATATTGGCAAAATTCCCATTGGTTGATAAATGAAGTTGACACTAATAACGACATTATTACTCATGGTAAAATGGTTGAGTGTAATCATATATTATATTGGCAAGATAATAGTGGAGATATTATTAGTAGATATGTATATGTAGAAGACTTTACGAAATATTCAAACGGAGAGACAGGTAATTCGACTATTATTATAGGTGATAATCAGTATGGAGTTTATATTCCTATAGACAAAGATACCAAAAAACTCAAACGTGGTATGCGATTCGTATTCGATTTTGAAGATTCGGAGAATCCAGATGTTTATGCTTTAACTAATAGAAAAATTAATCTGTATAACTACGAGACTATTAACAAAGGTGGAATTATTTTATTTACATTTTCATTTGATGCCTTTAATTCTGCTACAGATAAAAAGGTTATGTTAGATGATGGTAAACAAATTTGGATTTGTAATTATTCTTCTTCTACTTCTACTCCTATTATTGTTGGTGGCGATACGCTTCGAGTTGGGTGTAAAAAGACTTTTAGCATTGAAACTGTTTATGATATTAAATGGGTTGTAATTTCAGATTTTAATATTGAAACAAAAATAATGAATAATAAAATTCAATTATTCGTAGATGATGATTCTCTTGTTGGAGAATCTTTTATTTTGAGAATTTTAGATGCCAATAAGAACGATTCTGTTTTAGCAGAAAAAACAATTACTATTATATCTAGTATTTAGAAAGGGGTTTGAATGGAAACAGTTTTAAAAGATTTAGGAAAATATAAATCAAATATTCTTACCTCTTTGTTAAATTCAGATGATATTAAAGACATTATAACAGATGGGAAATATGACGAAGATGAATGGTATGGAATAAATGATGACGATAATGGAATTTTATATAAACAAATTTTCCCTACATTATATATAGATGAAACTCAGACAGAGGTTAAATCTTATATTTGTTTTGATACAGAATGTCCTCGTATTCCAACAGGAACAACAAAAAATGTAAAAATTATCATATGGTGCTTATGCCATAAACAACATATGAGATATAACAAAAAAGGCTATTGGGGGAATAGAGCTGACATATTAGCGGATGCAGTAGAGCAAACATTGAGAGAGTTTGAAAAGAACAATATGGAAAAAGGTAAAGGAAAATATGGAATCGGTTCATTACAGTTAGAATCTGTAACGATTAGAAGTTCTGACAACAAGAAGTATTATGGCAGACAACTTGTGTTTAATGCTCCTGATTTCTTATTTAAAGACAAAGAATGAAGTTAAGTTATTTCGATTTATTGTCACCTACTCCTATTAATATTCAAAATGTGGGAAATATTGTTTCACCAAAACTCAAAGATATAGCCGAAATTGGTATCGAAAACTATGATTTTTACAATTCAATTTTGTTAGCAGATTCTTCGTTTTTCTATTCTCTTATTGGACAAGAGGCAAAACAAAATAGCGAAGAAAACATATATGATTTATTCACATCTAATGATAACACATCAAAGTTGCTTCAAGATGCTTTGAATTTTTTCTTTGTTGAAAATGTTATTTTTTACAAAGAAGAAAAAATTTTTTTAGTAGTTAAAGATATAAATGATATTGGAAATAGTATTGTTGGCACTGTAAATAGATATATTTACAATGAATTAACTGATGTTATCTTACAGTTAAACAATATTAAAAAAAGAGATGAAAATGATATATCTAAAATAAAAAGTAAAAAAGCAATGAAAATTGCTCAGAAAATTAAAAACTTCAAGTCAAAAATGAAATCTAATAAGAAAAAAGATGAGAATATGGAACTTGGGAATATAATTTCTGTCGTAGCAAATAGACATAAATCTATTAATATGACAAATGTTTACCAATTAACAGTTTATCAATTATGGGATTCCTATTTTAGATTAATTGATAACTCTATTTATGAAGTGCAGTCAACAAGCGCTGCGGTATGGGGAGATAAAGATTTTGATGTTTTGTCTTGGACGAAAAGAATTAATAATTAAGACCTTGTAGATCTTTTTTTATTACATAAAATTACGGAGGTAGAAATTATGTCAAATAAAAATATGGCAAATAGAGAGGTATGTGACCTTATTTTCGTAGATTATTCTACAAAGAAACCTTTCTTAAATTGTGATTTCGCAAATGTTACAACAACTGAATTGACGGGTGAAAATGTATATGCTTATGGTGGCAAGGGACATCCTAAAAAAGTAAGTTTCACTGGTGAACGTGGTGGTACTATCACTATTGAAACACAGATTCAGACTGTTAAGTTATGGCAGTTAATCACTGGTGGAGAAGTTTCAAAAACAGCAAAATTCATGGCTAGAGAAGAAGTTACTGTTGGCACAGGTGGAACAGAAGTAACATTGTCTGAAACACCTGTTGTCGGCTCAGTTGTTATTTATAAAGCTGATGATGATTGTGGTACAGAACTTGCTAACTCTGTTGAAGCAAAGACAGCAACTCTTACTCAGAAGCTTACAGAAGGTGATAAAGTAATCGTTTATTACATTAAAGAACTTACAGAAAAAGTTGAAAGAATCAACATTAAGTCTACAAGCTTTCCTAAAAACTTCGCTGTTTATGGCGATACAATTATGAAGACTGAAAATGATGAAATCTTAGCTTATCATCTTGTTGCGTATAAGGTTGCACCTCAGACAAATATTAGTTTATCATATTCTAATAATGGAGATCCTGCTTCAATTACTATTACAGCAGATCTTATGAGTGATGAGGATGATAATATGCTCGACCTTATCTTAATTGAAGATTAATGAATAGTTGAGAAGGGAAGTTATTATGCTTCTCTTCTTCTATTTTGGAGGAATTAATAATGATACAGAAATGTAAAGTAACATATCACAACAAGTTCCTCAATATTATTGTTTTTGAATTTAAAGAAAAAGAGATTCAGATGACATTAGATGTTCCTGACGGAACAAAAGTTGTGTATATCAAATATGAAAATGGTAAATATTCCGCTGTATCTGAGCAGGAATATGTAAATTCAATTAAACCAATTATCGAAGATAAAAATGGAATTACTTCAAACAAATCTCATAAAAAATAATAAAGTAATATAATATTGTAGTTAATTTTAATCACACCTTTAGGGATAGCATTGCTACAATATTAGTTTTGCTATCCCTATTTTTTACGATTTGATTTAATTAAGGCGGTGGTTAAAATTAGTAAGATATTTAATTCTTTGGACGAGGTGTACGAATGTTATGGAAAAGAAAATATTATTCCAATAACTCAAATACCTCAGATTATATACTATACAACTAAATGGCACGTTCAGCCAAAATGGATTCAAGAAAGTGACAAAAAGACAGGTCATGTATGTTGTTTTTTTCATAAAGGTGAAACAAAAAAATGTTATGAGGAATGGATGAAAAATCGCCCTCAGAAACAAAATTAATGCCTATGAATAAAAATGAATTAAGCATTACTCCTACTTCTACTCCATTAGAGCCATATATTGAGATAGATGGTGGATATGCAATGTGTGAGAGATGTAGAGCGGAAATAACGCCAAAAGATGCAATTTGTCCTAACTGTGGACAATTAATAGATTGGTCGTGGCTAAATAAATAAAGGAGGATTTGAAAATGAAAAAGTTTAATATAAAAGGAATTACTCCTGACGCAATTACAAGAATTGTAATTTTAGTTATAGCATTAATTAATGCAGTATTACAGATATTTGGAATTAACACAATTCCTATTACAAATGATGAAGTATCAGAAATCGTGTCAATTATATTCTTAATTGTAATGACATTATACAGTACATACAAGAATTTGAATATTAGCTCTGCTAGTCAGATAGCCCAGAATATTACTGATTCAATCAAAAATGGTGAATTGGTTGCTGAAGACATTGAAGAGATATTAAAGAAGATTAAAGAAAGTAGGTAATAGTATGAATGGATGCAATAAAGGAACTTACACAGATTAATTATGGTACTTTAATTATTGCCATTTGTACTATTTTGTTAGCATTTAAATTTATGTGGACGTTATTTGATTGGTTTGTTAAGTTGTTAGGTTTGGAAACGAAGTCTATGCGACAGAAACGTGAAGAACATGAATTGCTTATCAAAACTTCGGAAGCACTCAATGAATTAAAAGACAAAGAGGCAAAAGATACGGAACGTGCTATAAAACATGATAAGGCAATAAAAGATGATTTAGCAAAACTAACAACGATGTTTGTTGAAAAAGAAATTAACGATTATCGCTGGGAAATTAATAATTTTGCGACAAAAATATCTGAAAATAAACCATGTAATAAAGATTGTTTTAAACATTGTTTTAAGACTTATGAATCATATGAAAAAATATTAGTTGAACATGGTTTAAAAAATGGTGAAGTTGAAAATTCAATGAAAATCATTAATGAAGCTTATCAAGAAAAAATGAAAAATGGTAATTTTTAAATTTGAATGAGTGGTTTCAATTAGAAATCACTCTTTTCTTATGTAAAGGAAGTGAATAATATACAAGAATTAAAATTAATAATTGATAATTCAACGCTCAAAGAATATGAAAAATATTATTTTAAGCAACATCCAAAAGCAACAAAAAAACCAATAGATAATCCTTATCATCCTACTATGAATCAATGGATGATAATGAAGCGACCTATGATGAATGCTCTTAAACAAAAATGGAAAAATTTCATACGTTGGTTTATTAATAATCAAGGCTATTCTAACCTACACATTGAAGAATGTGAAATGAAATTCGTTACATATTATAAAACTAATCGTAGGCACGATATTGATAATGGTGTTCCAAAATTTCTTCTTGATGGACTTTCAGAAAGTGGATTTGTTATTGATGATGACAGTAAACACATAACAAAACTAACAATGGAGTGTTATGTTGACAAAGAAAATCCAAGAACGGAAATATTTATTTATGTAAAGGAAAAATAAAATATGCAGTATAAATTTATCTGCCCTCAATGTGGCGAAAAATACACTTTATCAATTCCTATTTCAGAATATACATCTGAAGGACATTATTGTGAAAAAGATAATACAGAATTAGAGCGTGATGTAACTGATTTTGCAGGCGGTGCAGTTTGGAAATGTGGTGGTTCATACTCTTCTACTTCTATCTAACTAATCGCATAAATTAATATTATAACATATTTTTCTATGTACTTGTGAAATTTTTTTCATTGTATAATTCACGTATAAACAATAAATAAATTACACATAGTAGATATATGGAAAATAAATTATGGTATTATAGAAACAAAAATAATATAACATTACAAGAGCTATCTCGATTAAGTGGAATCTCTGTTGCAGAATTAAACCGTATCGAGAATGGATATACAAATGATATTATGTTGAGTAATGCAACCATCCTTTCTAAAATTCTTCATGTGGATATTTATGAATTGTTTTGTATTAAATGAAGAAAGGGGTGACGGTATGGGAAACTCGACATTCTTTAAACTTGTATGTGTTGATGAAAATGACGTGTTTGAGTATAAGGTTCTGGAAGATGTAAATAAGGCAACTTTAGATGAAGTTCATATTTTCGTCAAGAAGAATATACATAAACACAAAAACGCAAAGTGGTTATTACTACCTTGTGAAATAGTAAAATAAAATATTGTTTATTGAGAGACTGGCTTGTCCCAGTCTCTTTTTGTGTGTAAGGAGATTTTTATGATTAAAAGAATTAAAGAATATTTTGAATATAAGAGAAATTTGAAAAAGGTTAAAAGAGAAATTGTAAAACTTGGTTCTACTACTCTTCCATTGGCAAATTTAATAACTAGCAATGCTTTAGATTTAGTTAATTTCGCAACAAAAGTTATAAATGAATGTGGCAATCTTGAAGGCGATAAACTGTTAGATAGATTACAGTCAATTATCAAAGATTCTATTTCTGTTTTTGCTAATAAATTTGAAACCGATGAAGAAAGGTTGTTTGAAATTATTAAGTATATCGCTACATTAGATAAGTCTGATATACAGAAAATTATCACCGATGCACAGGTGGAAACTTTATTAAAGGACAATGACTAATGGCAATTATTATCAAAAATATGAATGACTTAACAAGAATGCTTCAAATAAGGACTTCAAAGGCTTTAGAATTAACTAGAGATGAAATGTTTAAAGTTTTTCAGAAGCATATATCTGAATATTACAAAGAACCTGTTTTTAGAGATGGTTCAAGTGCGATTCCTATAATATATGATAGAACATATAAATTGCTAAATGCTCTAATTAAAACGGATATTGTTGTTAGAGGGGCTTCTATTTTTTGTAGTGTAGAAATTGACCAAAATTATTTGAATTATATGTATATTGGTGGAGCAACAGGTTTAGATGTTATGCTCTCTGCTAATGAACAGTTTCATGGTTGGAGTATTGAGGGCGATATTAAAATATGGGACGATGCTCTCGAAGAATTAGGAATGGAATATGGAATACGAGCATTAATGATTAAGAATTTAATCAAATGTGGTGTTCCTGTTAAATAAATTATTATGCACTCTTTTTGGGTGCTATTTTTATACCAAAAAATGCGAAAGGAGTGTAAATAATGAGTGATTTTAAACTTGGTATTGGTGTTGATTTTCTGACAAGCAATGAAGACTTGCAAAGACAATTAAATAGATATGCCAAAAATTTAAAAGTAGATGCTACTATTGGTGTTGATTTTACTAAAGCTCAAGCCGAAGCAAAGGAAGCTGCTTCTGAAATACAGAAAATTTTGCAGAAAGCATATAAGGGAATAACAGGAAAAGAATTATCAGACGCTGATGCTAAAAGATATGCAACTAAATATCTTAAAGAATATATTAATATGACCAATCAGGCATATGCAAGTAGTCGAAAATTAATATCTGAAACTGCACGTTTGGCTAAGGCAGAGTCTTGGCAAAAATGGGCTGACAATAATACGAAAGCAGGAAAGAAATATGGTGTAGAAATAGACTTGCTTATTTCCAAAATGAAAGATTTGAATGTCAGCATGACTAAGGCTGAATCAAATGACTTTCAAACACGGTGGAATCAGATAATATCTAGTGCTAGAACAGATGGTTTACTTGGGAAAACATCTACAGATAAGTTAAAAAATGCTTGGGAAAAATTTGGTGGTTGGAGTCTTGCTACTGGTAGTTTAATGCAAGGTGTCACAAAAATCAAAGATGCTGTTTCAGAATTAAAAGACGTTGATGACCTTCTTACTGAAATTAGTAAAACTTCCGATAGAACGAAGGAAGAATTGAAGTCTTTGGGAAATGAATCTTATGACAGGGCAAGTAAATTTGGTCGTACTGCTACTGATTGGTTGACTGGCGTTCAGGAAATGAACCGAAGTGGTTTTTATGGTGAACAAGGTAATGCATTAGCTGACACTTCTGCTCTTGCTCAATCTGCTGGTGATATGACTGCTGAAGTTGCTAATAATTGGATTTTAGCAACCAATAGTGCCTATAAGTATCAGGCACAGGCTGAAAAACTTAATGCTGTACTGGACGGAACTAACGAGATCACTAACAGGAACAGCGTAAATATGACAGACATTGCAAATGCGATGACTACTGTAGGTTCTAACGCAGCCAATGCAGGAGTTCAAGTAAATGAATTATCTGCCCTAATTGGTACTGCTGTCGCAACCACTAAAAAAGAGGGCAATGAAGTTGGAACTGCTTTTAAGTCAATATTTGTTAACTTACAGAATACTTCTTCTAGTAAAATTCAAGCAACCTTAGAAAAAGCAAGAACTTCAATGACTGAAATTGTGAATGGAACAGAGCAATTACGTTCTCCTATTGCAATTTTAAAAGATTTAGCAAAAACATATAATGAGTTAGACCAAAAAGATCCATTAAGATCTGAAATTACTAGAAATATTGGTGGTAAAGTTTACCACGTTGCATAGAAATATGTAACTAGAACGAATTTAATTGCAGGTAATGCCTCGATAGGATAATCCTATCTCCTAGTTATATAGGAAGAGCCTTGCACCACAATATAGAGGAAACTACTATATGAAGGTTTGACAACGCAAGGATTGGCTGTTCATGCATCCAAGTACCCTAACGTATTCCATAAATCATATGGTATTGAGTCGAGGGTAAAGGTTCAAAGACTAGATTCATGTCGAGTTATAGACTAGAGAATAAAGGTGGAAACCCTGAATATCTATAACATCAATCGTAGGGCGCAATTGCAAATGGCGTGGGAGAATAACCCTTAAATCGAAAAGGTCGCTCTTAACACGTAATGGTGAAGATGAAGAAATAGTCTCAACTCTATTGAAAGATAGAGATTGTTAGTTTTATAAAATAATGAGTTGACTACTCAGCGAAAGGATATTTATGAATACGAATAAAGAAAAGGAATATTTTAAATGTGAATCTATACGAATGTGTAGATATTTATATTCTCTTGGTTTTAAATATATTTCGTAAGATGCAGAATAAATATCCATTGGGAGTTTGCTTAACCAAAGATATACATAAAGATTTTCATAATATATATGGATATGGGGAATAATACTAAAGAACAATGGGATAAATTTTGTTTGGAATATAATAAAAACGTAGCCTAGTCAACTACATAAACTAACAATAATTAAATGTTGCGAATTTAATTAAAGATAATTGAAGCACTATGCTAATATTTTAGGTTCTACATTGGACGGATGGTCACAATATTCTAAAATGCTTAAAGATTATTCTGAAGGTTCAGGATCAGCTATGGAGGAGGCAGAAAAGTCGGCTTCAAACTGGACAGGATCGCTTAACAGATTATCTAATAGTTGGACAAAATTAGTATCTAACTTTGCTGATTCAGAAACTATAACAAAAGCTATACAAACTTTATCAAAATTTGTAGATGTTGCAGATAGCCTAACAGAATCATTTGGAAAAATAAACAGTTCATTAGGTGGTGGTTCTTCTCTCGGAGGAACTATCGGTATTTTAACTGGTTTAATACAAAGTTTAACAGGTCACGGTGAAATTGTACTGCGCCCTTTGTTATAAGATTGAAAATAATGTCTTTCAATTAACGTAGCGAATGCAGACCTTTTGTGTACTTTAAACACAATAAATCTCGAATAATGCTGGGAAACCCTAAAGCCAACAATCACAATTATCAAGGAAACGAAGATAATACGATGTTAATAGCAAAACAAATGTTGGATGTCATACCCATGAAAATTGGTTAGAATGACGTAGTATGTTAAGTCATACAGTATGAGTGCTGAAATGTACTCCTCTACTACAATGGGTGGTCTATAGGTAGGTTTAATAACCGAAAGCAGTCGTTGGCTAAGTCGTATATACGATAGTTGTCTTGTAGTGACGCACAAGAATGTCAACGGTTCAGAGGCTGACAAGAGCAGGCAGATTTACAGACTAATGTTCTTCTGCTTGGATATACAGTCCAGATTTGCGAAAGCAAACGTAATGCGTTGGATAATATTATGCTGACTTCTGAAAACAGATAATATTATTTTATAAAAATTAAATTATAAACATACGTTCTGATAGAATCTTGTCGATTATTGGTATATAATGGGAATAATAATACTGATGATTGGAGAATTCTATATGATAATGAACAAATACGAAGCACTATATAGATGGTCTTGTCATAAAATGAAAATACAAGAACGTTTTGAAAGAAATAATCAAATACACATCAAATATCCTCGTGGTGCAGTTTACACTTGCTACATGGGAGTAAACATAGGACATGAAAAGAGCCGTCTTGAAGCTAGACCATGTTTAATAGTATCCACTGATGAAATTAATAAGAAAAGTTCCAATGTGATTGTTGTACCTTTATCTAAGGAGATTAAATACAAAAAAGGATCTAGTACAGAATTAGCTTATCCTTGGCATTATGTTTTGCTAAAGACAAAGTATCATAAATTAACATATGACTCAACAGTACAATGTGAAGATATCAGATGTGTATCAAAATCGAGAATGGGTAAGTTTATCATGAAAATTGATTCAGAAGATATGAATGAAGTAAAGAAAAGATTAAAAAGGACTTTACAACTTTGATTATAGATGATACAATAGATTTACAAAATATGAAACTATTATATATATCGCATTCCTTTGACTTAATGATTGTACCTATAGGCAATCTGCTTTACAGTTATTCTCAATGAGTCAATGTTCGTTTGCTTATGACAAGTTTGAATTGAGGTGGCATAACCTCACCTATGAGTTTTATATTGATAAAAGGGACATCTCAACGATGTCTCTTTTACTTTATAAAATAAAAAAGACTCATCTTTCGATAAGTCTTCTTCTCTTTATCTTCTTCTCTTTTTCTCTTTTTGGAATTTTTATATGATTATAGAGAAATTTCTAATTATTTCTTTCATATTTCGATTCTGCTGAATGTATAATTTATCAAAATATTATAAATTAAACTATTGACAACTAACTTATGACATTATATAATCAAACTTGTAAATAGGAGGTATATAGATGTCAGATGTTAGAGAAGTCTATGTTACTGCTGAAGTTGCTAAAATTTTAGATATTACTCCTGCTTATTTGATACGATTGGCAAAAAGTTTAAATTTATCAAATAGTCAATTTAGAGAAGCTGGTAAACGTAATTATCTTTTTAGTAAAGAATCAGTAGCAATAATTGAAGCTAATTTGAAAAAATAAAACAAACACTCATCGTCCCGACCAAAGAACAAATGAGTGTTTACATATGAGATTTCTCTCAACTTCTATTCTACTATACTTTCAAAATTTTATCAAATGAATTTTGGAGGAATTAATATGAATGAAGTATTATCAGTTGTTCAAGAAACTGAGATTCTTGGAAAGAAAGTGAATTTGTATCGCAGTATTGAAGAGCCATTATTTGAAGCGAATGAAGTTGCAAAATGGCTAGACGTAAAAAATGTAAGCCAAATGATAAAACAAGCCGATATTGATGATTCTGAAAAGGCTATATTTTTAAAATATACCCTTGGTGGAAATCAAAATTCTTTGTTTGTTTCAGAAGATGCAATGTATGAAATATTAATGCGTTCTCGAAAGAAAGAGGCAAAGCCTTTTAGAAAAGAAATAAAGAAATATCTTAAGTCTATTCGTCTTACTGGTGCTGCTATTCCTGAAGGTCGAGAACAAGAAATGGTTCAAAAATATTTTCCATCGTTCTCAAAGGAAGTTCAGGCAGAAATGGTTAATGACCTGATTAAACAGAATAAGGAATTAAAAGAGTTCTATGATGATTTGATGAACACTGAAGGACTTATGAGTATTAATACAATGGCGAAAGAACTTAGTATAGGTGAATACACTTTATTTGCTTATCTTAGAGGAAAGAAAGTATTCTTTTACGATAAAGACAAAGTAAATGTTCCTTATGAACGTTTTAGAAAAGAAGGTAAGTTTGCCGTAAAGGAAACACCTTGCCATGATGGAAATATCCGTTCTGTTACATATGCTACCAAGAAAGGACTTGATTATGTCCGAAAATTACTTCGTAAAGATGGATATTATAATGCGGAGGTAGCTTAATGGAATACATAAAACTTATAGCATTAAAAGTAGATGACTTCTCTTCTTCTATTTTCTTTGAAAATAATTATAGAATTGATGACAAAGAAATCTTAGATGTAGATAAGAAGTGTTTAGAAAATGATGGATGTACTTGCGCTATTTTAAAAATGACAAGCAATATAAGAATTTAATACATATATATAAATAGATGAATCCGTAGTTGGTGAAGGCTACGGATTCGTTTTTTACTCTTCTACTCTCCTGATAAATCGACAATTGGCTAAGATTATTTTACTATCTTTCAGATGTTATTGTTATTTTATCTGGTATACTTATAGATGTATGCTTTGGTTTGTTATTATATACCTTATATACGATATACGCAATGACAAACCAAGGCACTTGACCAATAAGTGCCAAAATGATGTTTAGAATTTCTGACATCGCATTCCTCCTTTCTGTAAGAAAATTACATAATAATTGGAAATTGATGCAGAGAATTCTGCTATGAAGTTTTAGATTTTCCAAGAGGTCATTCGCCTTACCTTTCTTACTCTTGGTATGGTTACGATTAATAGGTTACATGATAGAAGTTACGCACAAGGCTGTAGTGCGCTCACAGCCATACTTCTATACATGTAATATTTTATCATTTATTAGAATATTTTGGTAGTCAGAACATATGTTTTACTTTTATTCTTCTGACTCGGTATATTTTACAAACAAACCGTTTTCTACTTTTGTTCTAATATTCATATTCGTCTTCGTTATCTTCATCATCTTCATAACCACTACATTCATATTTGTGTTCGCAAAATTCGCACTCACAATCATCAGTGTAATCACCTGTTTGCCAACATCTTTCAGTTGGATACATTCTTATCACCTCTTTTCTTATTTGGCGTATTATAATTGTTACAACATATTTTACAAAGAAAGGATTTTTAAAAATGAAAAAAATTATTTATATATTAAAACAGTTATTACCATTAACATATTATTCAAAGTATAGAGTCCAGAATGGAGTAAGGGAACTTGCAATCTGGACTCAGTGGTTTGGTAAGCCGTTTAATATCAAACGATATATACTAGCTGATTAGTGAAATTCTGTTCCACTACATTTTGGACAAGGTGGCATTGTATCTGTATTATCATCTAACACAACCACTTGTCCACAGTTATCACAAGTATATTCGCCTTTACCTTGCTTTTCTCCTGTACTTGGCATGAACATCCCTCCTCCGTAATTTGATACTATTATCATACTACAAATTGAGATTTTTTACCATTCGCAACATTTCTTCTACCATTTTGTACCGCAATTTTTACAATGCATAGTCTTTCTAACATCAGAACTAAATAATCCAAATAATGCACCTCCAACTGCTTTCTTTCCTAAAGAAATCTTTTCTATATTTGATGAACCACAAGTTGGACATTTAGGTATATTATCCTCTTTCTGTTTTTTAAATTGCATCATACGTGATTCAAACTCAATAATATCATTTCGTTTTAAGTCGTCCATTGCTTTAACAAATTTATCATTGTGGGTTTCATCCCATAAAGTAATAATTTCTTTTCCTGTCAAAGCAGAATCAATTAATCCTTCCGAATGACAGACCGGACATACTGAAGTATCATCGTGAAGAAAGGGAAAGAAACTTCCCTCGTTGTTTTCATAACAATTTTTACAAAATTTTGGCATAATCAAAAACCTCCAATTTAACTTTAATATATTTATTACTATATTATTTTATCTACCATTATAACATTTATCAGAAGTAAATAATAGTCTATTTCTATCTCTAAGGCAGTACGTTGGGATAAAGAAAATGGGCTTACTACATGGATAGACTCATTTAAGGATATAAATGTAGAAAATATAAAAGAGTTAAAAGATTTATTCTCTGATAGTAGACTGTTTTCCTCTCGAAGAACAGATTTAGATGGTCTTTTTGATACAAAAGGCATTACTAAATATCGTCAAGAGATAAAAGATTTTCTTGCTGATACTAAATACGGAACAAAAGACTTATCAACTTTCAAACAGTATCTTAAAGATAATAACATAGCCTTTTCAGGTTTTTCGAAAGTAGTTAATACTGGTAAAACTGCATTAAAATCCTTTGGTGCTACTCTTGCCTCTATGGGTATTACTTGGCTTGCAGGTGAAGCACTTTCTTTAGTCGTAACAGGAATAAATAATCTTGTTCATGCTGCTGAAAATGCCCGTGAAAAATCTACAGAGTTAACGAAGTCTTGGCAAGAAGATAATTCTTCTATAGATGATTCAATCACCAAATATAAAGAACTTCATAGCAAACTATCAGATACTTCTCTGTCTACGGAAGAGGTAAAACAAGCAAAAGAAAGTCTTGCTTCTGTACAGAAAGATTTAATTGACAAATATGGTGAAGAAGTTAAAGGTATTGACCTAGTTAATGGTAAATATTCGAAACAATTAGGGTTGCTAGATCAGTTGTCGAAGAAAAAAGCTGGTGATTATGTTGCCAAAAATTATTCAAATATTCAAAAGGATAAAAAATATCTTAATGAAGATGTAAATATTGCAAAAGACATTGGAACATATACTCTTAGTTCTGTTATGGAATCTCCTAATTTCAATAAAGATATGGGATTTAATATTGAATCATATCTAAAAAAATATAATAAATTATCATTAGGGATATGGGATTCTACTAGTAATGGATTAACTGGTTCAATTAAATTAAATACCAAAGGAACTCGTGAAGAAATTTACGACCAAATTAGCAGATTATTGCAAGAGTTAAATAACGACTTTGGCGAATCAAATAAAGATGTAAATGCTTTTAAAACAACATTAAGTAATATTTTAGATAAGTCATTCGATGAAGATAAAATTAACGATGCTAAAAACAACGTAAAGAAATATGCTCAAGCTCAGATTTTATCGAATGATAACACTAGAAAATTATATAGCGAAGCAACTGATGCAGTAGAAAAATATACTAATGCATTATCTTCAGGGAAAAACATAAAAGAAGCGAAGAAAAATCTTGATAGTGTCAAAAATAAAGTAAAAGACATTAATAAGACTGTTTCTGGTGGTAAAGCGGTTTTTGATGACTTATTTAATACAATAGATACGGATTCTGAAAATACTCAAAAGAAAGTTGAAACTGTTGCCGAAAAAGTATCTTTTAAAAAGGCATGGAAAGAACTTGATGATGCAGACAGCAAATCAGGTATGAAAAACACTAAAAAAGATCTCATTGCCCTTGCAGAGTCGGGTAAACTTACAAAGAAAACGTTTGAATCTACAAAAGGTGCAAAAACTTGGCTCTCTCAAACAGGAATTGATGCTGATACTGCGATTACAAAAATCAATAATCTTGCCGACAGTTCTAAACAGTTAAATTCTCTTAAGTCAAGTGTAAAATTAGTTCAAGATGCTTTTGCTGATAAACGTGATAATGGTGTTGCTAGTGCCAGCACTCTTAGTAGTATGGAATCAGAATTTGGCAATCTTAAGTCATGGAAAGAGTATAAAGAGGTTTTAGGTTCTACTACTTCTACTCTTGCTCAATGTCGAGAAGCCCAGAACAATCTTGTCACTGAATACATCAATACAAATAACTTTATGTCTAAGTTGGTATCTTCTACAGGAGAGGTTGACAATGCCACAAAACAGTATTACATTGACCAATTAAAAGAACTTGGTATCAAAAATGCGAAAGAAATTGTCGACCAAGAGATTTTAAAGCAACAGCTTAAACTTAAAATTAGCAAGTTAGATTTGGGCACGGCAACAGATGATGAAGTTGATAGTTTAATGAAAGAAGTTGAACAGTTGAATAAAAATTCAAAAGCTATTCAATTGTATAACCTAAAAAAAGAATTGGCTAATAATAATTCATTATCTACTGCCGATAGCGTTGCTAACCTCGTTAAACTTGCAAAACAGTGTGGTGCTACCGCTGAAACAATAGCTCAATTAATTTCTTTACAGTCATTACTCGCTAGCATTGATGCTGCGACTAATTATACCCCTACTACAACTGAAGAATATCATGCCAGGGAAAGTTTTCTACAAAACGCACAGAAACAGGCAGATGCCATAAGAGGCAAAGTCAAAGAATCTGTAGATAAGGCTATGCTCGACAGTATTGATGACGATCTTAATGACAAAGAAAGTAATACCAGCGACAATATCAAAGACCCTAAGAAATCCAAAAACAAAAATTCTAAATCAAAATCTACTAAGGAATTTAACTGGATTGACACTCTTATTGACAGAACTGAAAAGAAAGCAAAAAGAACGGTTGATTCAATCACAGACTACGCAAATAAAAAATCTAAAAATAAGTTATACGATAAAGCAATCAAGCGTTATAAGAACTTAGGTAAAGTTTATCAGCAAACTTCCGGCTACTACTTAGGCAAATTCAATAACTTCAAAATAAGTAAAAATGCCAAAGAAGATGCATCTTGGAAAAACAAAATTCAGAATGGTGATTTTAGCATAGATAAAGTTAAGAACAGTAAAAAGGCTGATAAAATCACTAAGGCTAAAGACTATTATGATCAGTATCAGAATTATCTCGACAAAGAAAAAGACAACGAAAAAACGTTATCTGATTTAAGAAAACAGAGACTTGATGACGACATTGCTTATATAGAAGCAAAGTCAGATAGAATTCAAAGACTTTCTGATTCAGTTCAGAATAGAATAGATAATAATGATACTCTTGGTTTGGCAATATCTAAGAATTCTTATAAGGAATTAATCAAATATTCTAAGAAACAAGTTAAGCGTTGGATAGACGAAAAGGCTACATATTCAGAATATTTGTCTACTCTTAAAAAGGGTTCAACTGAATACATTGAAACAGAACAGAAAATTGCAGATTGTGACAGCAAGATTCAGGATGCTAAAAAATCTCAGCTTGAATGGAATCAAACTATCGCTCAAATGCCTTTAGAGAAGTTTGAGAAACTTGGTAATGTTATATCTTCTATTATTACTAATCTTGGTAATTTCAACTCATTGTTGGAATCACAAGGCAAAAAAATGACTTCTAGTCAAATCTTGAGCGAAATCAGTGTTCGTAATCAGTCAATTGCCGTTAAAAACCAAGAAATTGCTTACAATGAAGGTGAACGTTTTACAAGAGCAGTCAGATCAATTATTGGTGGAAAATATAATTGGGTTTACGGAACAGACTTAAAAGAATATGCTAAAGAAGCTGACCCAATCGCAGATACACTTCGACCACTCTTTAAGAAACTCTTGTCAAATGAAATAAGTTTAGATGATTTCTATAGTAAAGCTTCTGAACAGACACATATGACTGTTGATGCTTTGAAACAGAACAAAGAGTTAAACGATATTCTTACAAGCGTACCTGACTTAGAATCCGAAAAATATTCTTTAATGCAAGAGCAGGAAGAATATACAGATAAGTTAATCGACATTGAAATTTCTAAATATCAAGAGCTTCGTGACGAGATAGAGAAAGCAAATGACGCAAAACAGAAAGCTCTTGAACTTACTGAAAAAGAAATTGCTTTACAGAAAGAGTTAGAAAATCGTACAAATCTTATATATAGAAATGGCAAATATGTATACGAATTTGATTCTTCTGCTGTTAGAGAAAAACAGAATGACCTTGACAATTACTATGCTCAACAGCAATTAGACAAACTCGATGACATCATAGATAAATTAGGCGATTTAAAAAATACATTGAACTATCGTGAAGGAACAACAATTATTGGAGACTACGAAATTAATCCTTCACAACTTGTTGAAGCTGCAAAGCGATTGATTTTGGATAACGTAGGTGAAATCAAAGGTGCTTATGCTACAGGTACAACTTCAGCCAAAGGTGGTTTATCTCTTGTTGGCGAAAAGGGTACTGAACTTAGAGTTCTTAACAGAGGTGATGGTATTATTCCTGCTGAAATAACTAAAAACCTTATGGAATTTGGTGTAGACCCGGCTAAGATGATTATGGATAATCTTAATAAGAATATCCCTGATTATAAGAATATTATCACACCAGTTAATACTTCTACAGACAATAGTATTCACATTGACAAGGTTGAAATGTCTGGTGTAAATGATGTTCAGTCATTCATGAAAGAACTCTCTCATTTAACATTAGACGCACAACAGCGCGCATATAAAAGATAATTATTAAGTGGCTATGACTACGGTTATAGCCACTATTTTAATGAAATTTTTAGTGAAAGGAAAAATAAACATATGAGTAAAACTAATGATTTCATACTTAACGCAATTGAATTATTAATAGATAAAAAAATAAAAAATCTGCCATACAATTCTACTGTATATGGTCAGATTATGACTAAGGGTAAAGCAAGCAATACGCTTTACAAATACAACATTACACAAGCAAATAATACTTATATTGTAACTTCACCATTGGATTTAGAAATTGGACAAACAGTTAAATTAATAGTTCCTTGTGGAGATTACAATAAGATATATATAGATGGTTCAGATTACTTGTTGGAAATATTATTAGATATTGAAAATGAATTAAAAACGATTTAGGGAGGAGTAAATAAATGGCAAGTCCAAATATAATTAATAATAATGCTTTTGATGCTGGTTCTGTCACTTATGACGAACTTTATAGAATTGCATTTCAGTGGAACGGAGTAAAAAAATATGGAAGTATTTTGTATATAGAAGAAACAAATCGTACTAATAAATTACAGGGAAACACTTCTAATTATCATCCTATCACATCAGAAACAGTTCAAAGATTAAATTTGAAGAATGGTAATACATATCATGCCACATTGACTTTAATTGATTTCGATGGCAATGCAATTAGTTCTCCTACTTCTTTTCTTCTCTACTGCTATTCTGTTCCTGATATTTCAATTCAGGGATTTTCGGAAAACTCAACTCAGATTATTCATAATACTTCTGTTGAATTAATTTTGAACGAAACTCGTAGTTCTTCTTCTCTTCCTATTAAGTCATATCACTTTGAAATCGCAGATTCAAGCCAAAATGTAATTGCTTCTTCTCCTATTATGTATAAGACCGCAGATGCGTCTACAGAGGATTTTAGCGACATTAAATATACATTTGATTCATTAGTTAGCGATTCTGAATATACGGTCAGTGTGAAGGCTATAACAGAGTTTAATATGAGCGTTGAGAAGAGTTATAAAATAAATGTATTGCTTAAAAATTATGTCCATAATGCAGTTACAACTGTTCCATTAAAGAATGGCAATATATCATTTAATATCGTGTCAGCGGCGGTTCAGAGTAATTTAGAAGATGGGCAATATAATGGTAGTCAATTAGATTTGTCGAATGGTGGAGTTGCAACTTATAGGCGTATAACTGTTCCTCGTAATTTTACGTTTTTTACTAAAGTACAGTTAAAACAGATTGATATTGAAAATAATGTTCCTCTTATCACATTCTTATTAGACGATACGAGTAAATTATATGTACGCACAAAATATATAGATGAATATAAAAATTTTAAAACACAGTCTGAAGCTACAGGTATTTTGTATTCAAGTTTTAATTATTATGACGATGATAATGTGTTGCAAACCGCATACAAATATATTGTCAGCAGACGATTAATATTTGAATTAGTAGATACATTGACAGGTAATGTAATTACGCTCGACAAAGATATTAAATTTAGTTTAATCAACGGTAAATTTGTCTATAATAAGTTAACTTCTTACGGTATTTATATTCAGAAAAATGACAATGGTATATTATTTGATTAAATTGCGAACGCACACTTGTGACTTTAGTCATGAGTAAGTGAGCGTTTACAAAATAGTCAGGATATACAGAAATGTGTATCTAGTGATGCTTTTGGCGTCCAATACTAATTGAATTGCTGGAAACTCCTAAAGCTATTCAAACTACAACGTAATACCTTAAATGGTATAAGCGTGAATGTTACGAAAGTAGAAAAAATTGAATAGATGGTGCAAGGTTAAATCCTAAACACTAAATAATGGACAATCAGCAGCTAAGACCGAAAGGTAAAGTTCAACGACCATTCCTCTTGAGGGAAGTACACACAAGCGTGTGGAAGTGGTTAGCCCCTAACATGTAATGATGAGGGAGAAGATATGGTCTGTGCTTATGTGAAAGCATAAGAAGTTCATAAGGGAACTGCATAGGAGATAGCGAGCCTATGTGAACGACAACCTCTAAAATGATTAAAGAATCTTACGATTCTTATATATTATTTAAACAAAATAAAAACACTTTCAGAGAATATATAAATGTAGATATATTTTATTGAATTTCGATTACATCTTCTATCTTACAATTAAGATATTTACAAATGTTTTCGATTGTTTCAAGTGAGATATATTCACTCTTTGACATCTTAGCAAGAGTGGCAGAAGAAAATCCGACTTCTGTTCTCAACTGAGTCTTTGTCATATCTCTTTCTAATAATAATCTAAATAATGGTTTGTAACTAATCATAATAACACCTCCTTTATTCAGATTGTATCACATATCATTTATAAGTCAAGAAAAAATGTTTAGAAATATAAATATTTTGTTTGACATTTTATTCACTATATGATATATTATGTTTAGAAAGATAGACAACATATTCAGAAAGGAAGTGATATTATGGCAGAAAAAACTTACAAATATAGAATATATCCAAACAAAAAACAAAAAGAACTTATTACTAAGACGTTTGGATGTACAAGATTTGTATACAATTATTATCTTAATAAGCGAAAAGAAATGTATGAAAATGATAAAATTACATTCACATATAATATGTGTTCTAAAGATTTGACACAATTAAAGAAAGAATTCGAATGGCTTAAAGAACCAGATAAAGATTCTTTGCAGAAGTGTTTAAAAGATTTAGATATGGCTTATCAGAAATTCTTTAAAGAACATACTGGCTATCCTAAATTCAAATCAAAAAAGAATAGGTATCAGTCTTATAGGACAAGTTGTACAAATAACAATATTCGCTTTGAAGACAAACATATAAAACTTCCAAAGCTAGGATTAGTTAAAGTAAGAGATAAACAGATTCCACAAGGAAGAATATTAAATGCCACAATATCACAAGAACCAAATGGACACTATTACTGCTCTCTATGTTGTACAGATGTAGAATTTGAGCAGTCACCAAAAACTAATCAGAATATAGGATTAGATTTAGGCTTGGTAGATTTTGCAATACTATCTGATGGAACAAAAATTGAAAACCCTCGATTCTTTGAAAAATCAGAAAAGAAACTTATCAAATTACAACGTGAATTATCAAGAAAAACAATTGGTAGTAATCGTTGGAACAAAGCGAGAATTAAGGTTGCAAATTTACAGAAACATATTTCTAATCAGAGAAATGATTTCTTGCAAAAACTTACAACAGAAATTATAAGAATGTATGATGTGATTGCCATTGAAGATTTGGATGTTAAATCTATGAAAGAAACAAACTCTACCATTCGCAATAAACGAGTTGGTGATGTATCTTGGTCAGAATTTCGTAGAATGTTAACATATAAAACTCAATGGTACGGAAAAGAATTATCTGTAATAGATAGATATTATCCTTCATCTCAAATATGTCATTGTTGTGGTCATAGAGATAGTAAGAAATCAGAAGATATTAGATTTTGGGTCTGTCCTAAATGTAATTCAGAGTTAGATAGAGACATAAATGCTGCTATCAATATTCTCAATGAAGGATTAAGAATTATAAATGTTTAAGTAATATATAAGAACCGTAGGAACTACGGGGATAGCTCGGTGATACTTAACTCAATAGAGTTATTGACCGAGAACCACGTGAATTTAGTCATGTGAGGTTCAGGTAAGTTATCCTGAGCAATTATATAAGAAATATGAGCCAAAAGAAAATGAAGTATATTCTTGTACTTTAGGCGAACTCACAGAACAGAATATTCCTACTTTATATACAGGTAACATTGCATATGGCAAATCGCCTAAAACTGCAATAAAAGAAATGACTGATAAATTTAACATGAGTTTTTCGAAATACATATTTTTTGAGTATAGTACACGAAAAGAATATATATTTATTCCAAGTGACAATGATGGATATTTCGAATACGACTTAAATAGTAATAATTTAAAAATTATATCAAATGATAATACTTATTATTCTAATACGTATGTATCATTGGCAGGCATTAGTAACCTTTGGAATAAAAAAATAACTTCTGAAAATGGTTATGTTAAAAGTACATGGTTTGGATATTCTCTCTCTGGCGTAACTTTATATACAAATATGAATATTACTGTGTACAGTAACGGAACAATCAGATTTTATAACGACAATTTAAAAGATAAATTTTAGAAAGGAGTTTTTAATATGGCTATTGAATACAATAATGATGTTTTAATAATGGATAATACTCATACTCATAGTGAATACGACAAACTCCTCCTTAAAAATGGTATTTATAGTGGGCTATATCTTACAAGCGATATGCTCACTTTAGAAGAAATTCAAGAAAAGCAAAGTAATATAGAATGGGACGACAATTCAATTATTGTTTCAGATTTTGATGGAAATTTGACAAGTGGTTGTTTTGAGTTAAATGATTCTTCTACTTACGTTATTAAAAGAAAAGAAAAGAGCGATAATCTTTGGACGACTGTTGGATATATCAATCCACAAGATATTTATATTCATAGCAATTATATAGATTGTGCATTCACAGATAATACAAATAGGTTAAACACTACTTATGATTATCTTATTGCAACTATAATGAATGGACAAGAATCTAATCCAACAATTGTTGAAAATGTAAAGTCTGACCTTAACGGAATCACAATCGGAGATAAGAATATTACATATTACACTATTCTTGAGCCTTCGGTAAGTGGTGAAAAACAGAATGGCACAACTACTACTATTGAAACATTAGATTCTAAATATCCATTTTCTTTCACTAACTCAATAAATAATTACATCACAGCTAATGTTAAAGGCTTGTTCGTATACCACAAAGACAATTGTGAATGGGATTGGGATAGTGCTTGGAAATATAGAAAGCAGTTCAGAGAATGGCTTAAAAATGGTGAAGCCAAAGTTCTTCGTCATTGGGATGGTAGAATGTGGATTTGTGTAGTCGGTGAAGTTAGTGATGATGATTCGGAACATCACGATAAAAATATTACTTCTTTTGACATCACTGAAATTGCAGACTCAGGAGATTTTAATACATTAGTTAATATGAATCTAGTTAACGGATTAGATAGTGAGGTGTAATTATGGCTTATACGGTTACGCAACGAGATTTAAGATTACTGAAACAACCGATTAAACAAGTATATATTAAACTTGAATTAATTAATATGTACAATTCCAATGCTTATGATTTTAGTAATTTTAATTCTTGGTTTACTCCCAATGGTGTTATTCTTGGAAGTATTACAGATGGTAGTTGCACTATTACTAATTCTTCGGACATTCGTAGAACAATGAATTTAACAATGGTTGTTACAGATGACAGTTACGGTATTGGTTATGATAAGAAGATATGGTTAGATACTTTAATTAGACCTTACATTGGAATTAAAGATTTAACAAATGGAGAAATAGTCTACTATCCATTGGGCATATTTGTTATTACAGATGGTGGATATTCCTATTCTGCCGACACAAATAGTTTATCTCTTAATTTGTCTGATTTAATCTGTTTGTTAAATGGCGACAGAAATGGTGTTATTGGTGCTATGAATACAATGACAGTTGAACATGCTCCTGCTATTGCTAATAGACATACATATATTAACCATGCTGAAAAAAAAGTTATTTTAATGTTTATAATTCCAAACTATACAGTTAATAGGGTTAATGGCAATCCAGTATATTACGATAGGCAAGTTGGCTTTACAATTCCTCTAACACTTTTAACAAATCGCTCATGTAGGGACTATGATGTGTATGTTTGTATTAATCCAACTAAGAAAGAGGTTGAGCAAAGTATATATGGTTGTTATCCATTACGAAAATATAATTATCCACATTATGAGCAAGGCGAAATTATAAAAGTTAAGGATTTAATATATCTAAAAGAATATTGTTGCAATTTCTATGGTAATTCTGCTTTGGATTATACTTTTAGTTTATTAGGAGAAATCAATACTATTAAGAATGTAATTGTAGATACTCTTAAACAGTTTACACCATTCAGAAGATATATGGTTACTAATGTTGGCGAAGAAAACGATACGTTAACAACTAAAGGTTCATATGTTCCATATGATTTGACATTTACAACTAATTCAAAGGTGTATGACGTTATCAAAAAATGTGTTGAATTATATCCTGGTTACGAATCATTTTTTGATGAAGATGGAGTATTTATCACTCAAAGAATCCCAACTTGTGAAGACTCTAACGTAGTATTAGACGAAGAAAATCTAAAAGGGTTAGTTATAAGTGAAGATTGTGATTATGATTTTAAGTCTGTATATAACGTTACGGAAGTATTTGGTAAGGTCATAGATTTTGACAGATATGACACAAATTCTTCTATTACTTTTGACCACACAAATAGAAAAATTGTAATAGATGTTCATATATCATTGTACGGATATGATGCTAATGGTAAAAAAAATGACCCTTATGTTTACATTCCTAACGAAAATATTGGATTTCGTATTGAAAATATTTCAGATTCAGATAGACAATTAGCTGCTGATTATCCAATTTATGTACGAATTAATCATGATGATAACGTATCAGATAATTTACCTGAGATATTGTTGATTAATGATTATACAACAAAGAAACAGATTCACATAGATTCAATATTAAGTAACATAACATATGGCTTTAAACCATATCTTGTTGCTGAAAATAGTCAAAGCACGTATTATGCAGTTTATGTTGGGCAATATCAAGTTCATGCTATATGTATGCTTGTAGACAAAGAGCCTAGTGACGAAATAAAAGCTCGTCATAAGAAAGATAATAACTGTGACCAAATCAGTTATATAGTCAATGAAGGTGAAGTCACAACTTATACTGCCAATGGTGAACCTGTTACTGAATACTTAACCGAAAATTGCCCTTATACAGTTGAGAAACTAGGTGAGATTAGGCAAGTATTAAGTGATGGAGATTATTCGAATATATATACAAATGAACTTGCTAGACAACGTGCCGAATTAGAAGAGTGGAAAGCAGGAAGATTGACCGATTCTACCACTATCGAAACTATCTTGATTCCATTCTTATCCGTAAATCAAAAAATTAAATATAAGTCAGTAAAAACACACGAAGTTGGTACTTATATTACTGATGAAGTATCTTTTAACTTTAATGATTTTAAGACGAATATAAAAATGCACAAGTTATATCATACAGATCCAGCAATTATTCACAATCATAATACAAACGAGTTTTATTAGAGGAGGTAGATAAATAAATGGCTTATCCACAGAATTTAGACGCATTTGACGTTTTGACAGATATTAACGAAACTAATATTGCGATTATTAATGAATATAAGAGACTACTTAGTATTGCTCAAAATAGTATGACTCAGGCAGATTTAAAAAAGGCTGATGATTACTATGCTACTAATGAATCAGTGTTAAAAAAGGTTATTCCACGAGCAAGTTACTTCAATTCAATAACTGACGCAATTAAAGAAATTGAAAAATATGTTATTACAACTAAAGAACAGATTTTAGTTAGATATATAGGCACGAATTATACGGATAAAAGTAAGTCTGACTACGATGAAACATTAGCAAATCAGGCAGTTGGGGACATATGGATTGCTACTTCTTCTCCTATTTCAGGCTATACAATGATTAATTCTGTCAAAGTAAAAAACGAAGACGGAACATATACAGAGTTATATACATTAGCTGCTAAAAGTTATGTTATAGATATAACAGGAGATAATGTTAAAGCTAATATTTCCGAACCCAGTTTTAAAATTATGGTATATGATTATCGAGGAACTACAAATTTTAGAATATCTGCTTCTTCAACGACAGCAAATTATCTAAAGATAGATATTCCTATGCTTAAAGATGGAGATGAAGTTATCTTATATAATAATACTGACAAAGATTTAAAATTTTCTCACGTAGTAATTAATGATAAATCTTATGCGTTCTTTACATATGGAAAAATTAACACTTCTTTGGAAACGGTAATTAAATCGTTTAAATATAGACATTTTATTTTTAGAGAAGATGCCGTTGGGAACAACTATTCTGATTTTATCGGCATGATACAAGATAACGGAATCGTTAATTCTAGTGGGTTATTAGATTATAACGAAATAAATGGTGATTCTATCATAACATTAGATGAAATAGTACAAAATAATAACATATCTAATTATTTTGCTACTTTACCAGATTCTACATATGGTGATTATAATACAATCAGTTCTTTTAAATCAAGAAAATTAGTTGGCAATACTTATTCAGTTTCAGCAGTCGTTGATATATCTATATCAGACAATATGTTGTCAAGTTTTAATTCAGCGTTTAATACATATGGTGAAATTGAACATGGATGGTATCCTTTATTTCAGATAGGAACTATGAATAGTACCAACAATTTTGTTAACGCAACTTTTCCTGAGAATCAGTATTTTGGGGTATTTCGTATGTATGACCATCAACACGTTAATGCACCAGAATATTGTACATTAGGTATTACTGCTAATGGTGTCATAGTAATGTCAGGTGGAAATCACACTTTCAAGTCAGGCGAAACTTGGAGAATTCCTTTTAACATTACTTTTACTGCTATTTAAGGATGTGATTATATGTCAATAATTAATGAAATTAAAAGGATTAAAGAGTCAACACAAAAGGCATATGAATCTGCTGAAAATAAAGGCGCTACTATTCCGGAAGTTAAGAATATAGATAATCTTAGTGTGTGTATTGATAGTATTCAAGGAGGGGGGAGTGAACCTACTCCTCCTGAGCCTGAAGAAGATACAAGACTTAAAGAAGTTATTGAAGGAACTATTGTTAATTTAGAAGATGATACCGCAACAAAAATAAAAGATTATTGTTTCTATAAAGATTCTTCCTTGCAAACAATTAATATGTCTAAGGTCGAATCAATTGGTGACTATGCATTCCAAAATGCTACTGTTCTGACTTCTGTTTCATTTCCTTTGTTAAAAACCATTGGTAAATATGGTTTTGCTAGTTGTTCTAAATTATCATTAGAAATTGTAAGTGATTCTATAACTACAATCAAAGCAAATGCTTTTCAAGGAACATCTATAACCAAACTACATCTACAAAATTTAATAAATATTCCAAATTACGTAGCATTTGAATGTAGGTACCTTACTTCGGTAGATATGCCAAATGCGATAACTGTAGACGATGAAAGTAACTTTTGTAAATGCTATGCTTTATCTTCGGTTTCGCTTCCTAAGCTTCAACGAATTGCTATGAGAATGTTTCAAGCATGTGCATTGACTGAGGCAACATTTGAATCTGCTATATATTTAGCCAGAGGAGGTTTTTTTAATTGCTCTAAGCTAGAAACAATAAATCTTCCTAATGTTACAGAGATGGGACAAGATGCTTTCTCAGGCGGTTGTTATTCGTTAAAAAATGTAAATATGCCTAAATTGAAAACGATTAGTTCTAGTAGTGGATTTGATAGTTGTACGTCATTGGAAGAGATAAATCTTCCTGAATTAACCAAAATTAATGGAGCAAGCACTTTCGCTCGCTGTAAAAAACTTAAGTCGATTAATTTCCCAAAACTTACTGATTATTCAGGAGATTCTACTTTTAGATATTGTTCGGCTTTGGAAACTGTAACTTTGCCTGCTATCAAAGTTATTGGTAATAGAATGTTTGAAGATTGTACTTCTCTTTCTTCCGCTTCCTTCCCTACTTGCACAAGAATCTATGGAGCAGCTTTTCAAGATGATGTTTCATTGATGTCTGTTAATGCTCCTCAAACAACTATTGTTGATGGGTGGGCGTTTTATAATACGCCAGTCATAAAATTAGAATTTCCTAGATTGGTTAATATTAATGGAGATAAGGCATTTATGAACTGTAAAAATTTATCTGTTTTATTGTTGGCGAATAATAAAGTTTGTACATTGGCGAATAGTAATGCATTTACAGGAACACCGATTGCATCAGGAACAGGATATATATATGTTAATGACGACTTAGTGGATTCATATAAATTGGCTACTAATTGGACTGTGTATAAGAATCAGATTAAACCTATAAGTGAATATGTAGAATGATAAAATAATGTAATAAATCGTAACGTCAGGGTTAGTGCCTTGACGCTATAACTTACAAATATTGTTATTCTCTTACTTATACAATGGAGAATATATAAGTAGGAGGTGAAAAAGATGATAAAAACAATTCGAGTAATGCTAATTCCAAACAATAAGCAAAAGACAAAACTTTTTCAATATGCCAATACTGCAAGATTTGCTTATAACTGGGCTTTAGGCAGAGAAAAAGAAAATTATAAAAATGATGGAAAGTTTCGTTCTGATTCTGAATTACGAAAAGAATTTACACAATTAAAGAAAACAGAAGAATATTCTTGGTTGAACAAGATTGATTGTGATGTAACTAAACAGGCAATTAAAGATGCTTGTAATGCGTATAAGAGATTTTTCAAGGGATATTCAAAGTTTCCTAAATTTAAAAGTCGTAAATTTTCTACTCCATCGTTTTATCAGGATAATGTGAAAATTAAATTTTCCGACACTCATGTAAAATTAATGCTTGTTTCTGGTAAAGGTAAGGCTTCGAGTAAAAGGAATCAAAAATTTTGTAGAGTACGACTTGCAGAACACAATAGGATACCTACGGATTGCAAATACACGAATCCTCGTATTAAGTATGATGGAGCAAATTGGTATCTTACAGTGGGTGTTGAATATGAAGATTCTACTGTTATTCCATCTAATGATGGCATCGGAATAGATTTAGGAATAAAAGATTTAGCAATATGTTCTGATAATAATAAATATAAGAACATTAACAAAACTCAAAGAATTAAGAAACTAGAGAAACAAAAACGCAGATTACAGCGTAGGATATCTCGTTCATACGAGAAAAATAAGAAAGGAGAGAGTTACTGTAAAACGAATAATGTAATCAAAAAAGAAAAACTTTTATTAAAGTTAAATCATAGACTAACAAACATTCGTCAAGGTTACTTACACAAAACTACAACAAAGATAGTGAAAACCAAACCGTCTTATATTGTATTAGAAGATTTGAATGTAAGTGGAATGATGAAGAATAGACATTTATCTAAGGCTGTACAACAACAAGGATTTTATGAATTCAGACGACAAATTGAATATAAATCAGCATGGAATAATATTCCAGTTATTATTGCCGATAGATTCTTTCCAAGTTCTAAATTATGTAGTTGTTGTGGCACTATCAAGAGAGATTTAAAGTTATCAGACCGTATTTACAAATGTGAATGTGGAAATGTAATTGATAGAGATTATCAAGCAGCTTTGAATCTAAAGAGATATGGAGAAATGTTTTTAGGACAACAATCTGTAGCATAACACTTTAAAGTTATTACAGATATGTACTGATACGTTAGTCAGGAATTTACGCCTGTGGAGAGTACAAGAACTTGTGAGTAGTATCTGTTTCGACAGTACAAAAGCATACTCGTTGAAGTAGGAATGAAACATAAAAGTTTATAACTTTTTATAAGTTTTCAGTAACGGAGAAAAATGGGAAATATAGTTTTAGACGATAAGAATGAAATCAGAGCAAACAGATTATCCTCAGGCAATAATGATATATCTGATATTGAATTTTATATACCTGTTCAGTATAACTACGATTCAATTAAGGTTTTAATTTTCGATAAGGATAACATTTACGATGTTTGCTCATTAATAAAATTAGATGAACGAACAAATTATTCGGTTTGTAAATTAGACTTTTCTTCTACTATTAGAATATCAAATGGCGATTGTTCTATCGGCTTAATTAGAATAGATACAAAGAATCACACTTGTTATACAACTAATTTTTTAGACGTGAATTTGAATGTTAAGAGTTATACAGCTTCACATTTAACATTTGTGTCTACAGAATTAAGTAATTCTATTAGCGAATTATATCAGAAGATTGTTTCAATGACAGATTTGAATATTAAGATATACGATAAAATCAATGGAGGTGAACAATAATGATTACTACAGCAGAAGAATTTAAGCAAGCCTTATTGGATATTCAGCAAGGTACAACTGTTGTTCACACAACACTTCCTGCAACTGAACCTAGAGTTCCTATTAATTTAGACACAAGAACTATTACTATTCCTGACGAATTTAAGTTCTTAGCGACAAAGAAAGAAACTAAAGCTGAAACTATTTACTTCGTTTGTGATAGATATTTTGATGATGTGGATTTATCAACTAAGACATGTGTTGTTCAATGGGTTAATACAGATGGTTCAACTACTAATCGTGGACTATACCCTGTCGCTGAATTAGATGTTGATTCTGTTGATGGCAAGATTGTATTTGGTTGGCAGATTCAGAGTGAGTCTACACAGATACCTGGCAAGATTGAATTTGCTATTAGTTTCTATAAAATTGGCGAAGATGAATTAGGCGAAAATGTATTTAAGTATAATTTAACCACTCTTGCTACTTCTTCTTTAATTCTTGATACATTAGATGTATGGGGTTCAACTACTACTCCTTCTATGGTGCCTACAGAATTACAAGTTTGGTTGAATCAAGTTAACTCTATTGCTAAAGAGGCTAATGACAATAATAATGATACTAAGGCTAAGGTTGACGAATTTAATAATGCATATCCTAGTAAATTAGACGAAATTAATACATTAACTATAAATTCTAAGACAAGCATTGAAGAATTAGCAACAAATAAAAAGACTGAATTAGAACAGATTAATGCCAATATAGTTGAAGATGTCAGTCAACTAAAGGAAGATTTAGCGGAGATAGATTTACAAATAAATGGAGAAAGTGGAGAGTATATTTTTAATTGGCAAATCGGTTATATTTCAAACACTAACGGTTCTACTATTTATACTAGCAAAGACAAAATATGCACAAAGGATGGAGAATTTTATTCCTTTGACCCAAATCTCCAAAATTTAATTATAACCATACCAGATGGCTATAATTTATCGGTATTTATTTATGACGAAAACAACACATATGTTAATGTAACAGGATATTCAGCGACAGATTCTCCTAAAAAATTTCCAATTAAAAGTACAATGAAATACAGATATGCAATTATAAAATCAGGTGAATCAGTAGGTGATGTGAAGTGGGCAAATGATATATCGTTTAAAAATACGATGATAGACCATTCTGGAACAATTGCAGAAAAAGTTGAAACACTTATTGGTGAAGTAAATGCTTTAAAACCTGTTCAAGTAAAACTTCTTACTCTTGGCGATAGTATAACAGCATTAGGTACAGGAGAAAGAGGATGGATTAAATATTTTATTGAAAAAACCAATGCGACACTGGTCGCTAATGTAGCAGTTAATAGTGCAAAATTAGCAGACGATTCAAACACAGTTTTAGATGGAAATCCAACACAAACGAGTAATAATACTCTTTCAAATCAGGTTCAAAAGGTCATAAATAATACTTATGATAAACCAGACATTATCATAATCGCAATCGGAACAAATAACGGAATTGCAATAACAAAGCAAAATATGATTGATGTATTTTATGATTCAGATAAACAACTGAAGCCCTTAGACGAAGTAGATAGAACGACTAATCATGGGGCATTCAGATGGTGCTTTGAAAAATTGCATAACCTATATCCAAATGCACAAATCTTCTGGAGTACACCTATACATGGTGCTCAGACTATGCGTAGAGCTGAGAGAATTATTGATATCAGAGAGTCCTTGCAGATAGCCACTGAATATGTGGGGTGCGTTATGATTGATAGCGTTAGGTGTGGGATAAATGGGATCAATGAAATTATGAACACAAATGGAGAATATCTGATTGATGGATTACACCCTAATATAAATGGAGCAAAAAAATTAGGATACTATATTGCAAGCAAAATTAAGCCTTTCATAGGAAATAATTTTGAAGAAATAAACTAAATATGGCTATAGTTAACTAATTTATACCTTCATAATGTTGTTATTTATTTTATTAAAATTTCAAATTTAAAAAGAGAATAATAAAGTAGATAAACAAATTATAGAGGTATTTTATGTATGAAAGAAAAATTATTAAATGATTTAATGATAAGATTAGACAAAATAATTCCTAATGAAAATATAGAAATTATTAGACGTGAGTTAAGTGTTATATTGCAAGACTATGAAATCTCTGAACGAGAAACGAGTATTAAAATATACAATAGCCCTATTCCAGAATCTTATAAGGCTTATATTATATCCAGAAAAATCGAAGGATTAAGTCTAAATACATTATCAAATTATGATTTGTACCTTAAAGATTTTTTCTATTTTGTTAATAAAGATATACAAAAAATCACAACAAATGATATTAGAGTGTATTTATATACCGTTCAAAAAGAAAGAAGCATTAGTAATAGAACATTAGACAGTCGTAGAGCTACTATTCATGCTTTCATGGAGTGGTGTACGAATGAAGGGTACCTAGACAAAAATCCTTGTAGAGCAATTAAGCCTATTAAATATGAAAGGAAACCAAGAAAAGCATTAACACCAATGGAATTGGAAAGGGTACGAAATGCGTGTATTACACTAAAAGATAAGGCTATTATTGAAGTGTTATATAGTACAGGTTGTCGAGTTTCTGAATTAACAACTCTTAACATTAATGATGTAAATTTTGAAACAAAAGAAGTTCAATTATTTGGAAAAGGTAGTGTTCATCGACAATCATATTTAAATGCCAAAGCTGAATTTGCATTAAAAAATTATCTTAGTTCAAGAGTTGACGATAATCCTGCTCTATTTGTTTCTGATAGAAAACCTTATAATAGAATGAAAAAATGTGGTATAGAGAAGCGTGTTAAACTAATAGGCGAAACTTCTGGAATTGAAAGGCAACTATTCCCACACATATTCAGACATACCAATGCATCAAATTCTATTGCACATGGAATGCCTATCGAAGAAGTACAAAAACTTTTGGGGCATAGTAATATTAATACAACGCTTATATACGCTAAAGTGTCACAAGAAGATATTAAACATAGTCATAAGAAATACGTTATATAAAAACAAGCATAAAACGGAGTGAATCAATGATTATAAGAACAACAAAGACGATTAACAAGGTTGAGTATGATTACACTTATTCTGACGCTGATATGTACATAAAACGCAACGATATATACTATACTGAAGCAATTGATCCATTAAACTCAAATAGAGAATATGAAGAAACAGATATTCCTATTATGGATGAAAGCGATGATATTGTAAATTCTATTGTTGAAGATATGTTAGATTCAGAAAATTAAATATGGAAACTTATTAATCAGAGAGTGGTTTATACTGCTCTCTTTTTTATTTTAGGAGGTATGATATTATGGGACATGATATTAGAATAGATAGAAGTAAATTACATCCGTGGCTCAACTATAAATTAACTTTATTGTTAAATCAGTGTGAGAAAAAAGGTATTTATCTTATTATTACTCAGGGATTCAGAAGTAAGGCTGAACAGGATTCTTTATACGCACAAGGCAGAACTAAGCCGGGTAATATTGTAACTAATGCAAAAGGTAATGATTATTCAAGTCAGCATCAATGGGGAATTGCTTTTGATATTGCCATTAATGGTAAAAATATTTACGATTCAAATAAAATTAAGAAAGTTGCTAAAATTGCTAAGTCAAATAAAGTTGGATTAGCATGGGGTGGTGATTGGGTTAGTCCAGTAGATATGCCACATTTTTATTTGGATAAATGGGGAGATACTCCATCAAAGTTAAAGTCAACATATGGCAATTTTGATAATTTTAAGAAAACGTGGACTAGAAAAGTTTCAGGTGCTAATGAAAAAGGTATCAGAATTTTTGGTAAAAACAAAATTACTGTTCTCAAAAAAGGATTAAAGAATGGAACAAAAGTTAACGTAATGTACGTTAAAGGTAATTGGGTTAAAGTTGAATATAAAGGAGCTGTAGGCTATTGTAAGGCTAAATATTTGAAGTAATAGGTAAAATTTTAGGGTAAGCAGATTAATTTCTGTTTACCCTATTTTTTACGATTTTTTATTTTATATCTTTATCTTTAATTATTAAATCTTCTAATATTATATTTTTATAACCACGAATCAGTGTTTGTTTCGATACCATTCTGTGTAAACCCTGTTTAAAGTAAACGACATAATTGCAAGGACATTTGCCTCAATTGTTGCAGTAGGCCAGGTTGCGTATATTTCGCTTGAAGCAACATTTTTAATATAATCACGATAATTTACATAGTAGTTTTGAGCGCTGCTATCAGATGGAATCCCATCATGTACAACAATTATTTCAGGCACAACTACTCTACTCAGAACAATTTCACCCGGTTCATTAACAGGCTTAATTTCTTCTTCCGGAACCTTTGGCGGATACTCGCCATATAAAGTATGGTCGGGAATCATTATATCTTCAGTCAGCGATGCATTTTTGCTTGTTAATCTTACATTTTGAATAGCCAACACATCCGGCAAAATTTCTGCATTTTCAATGAATTCTGTTTCATATCCTAACGCTTCTATACGAATATTGTAAGTTGTATATGGTCTGGTTGTATTTGCCTCATTCAAACTAAGTTCAATAGGTGGCGCAGGTAATTCTATTGTCTCCGTCTGTCCCGATGAATTTGTAGTAAGCCTTTCTATTATATTATTAGGGCTGTCAGAAGCTGCTATAGTTACAGTTGCATCCCTAACCGGTACATTTTCTCTTGTAACAACATTCACCTGAAGTTTTCCTGTATAAGAAGACTCTACTTCCATTTTAATAAGCATATTTTTTCCTTATATATAATCATTCTATTATATGCTGTTAAATTTACAAATTTACATTAATCTTTATATTTATTCGATATTTCATATTTCATATTTGTATTATTTTTTAATATAACAATTGAAATAATGCCATCTGTGGGATAAACTATATTGTAAATTGTAAGAAAATTTTGTTTATATTTTTATGAAAGGACTCATTACAAATGAGAAAAAAAGATTTAGCTTTAGAAGTTATAAATAGATTAAAAAAATGTTATCCTGAATCAGATTGTACTCTTGATTACAATGAAGCTTGGAAGCTGTTAATCAGCGTTCGCCTTGCTGCCCAATGCACTGACGAAAGAGTTAACAAAATTGTTCCGAAGCTTTATGAAAAATTTCCTGACATTGAGTCATTAGCTAATGCTGATGTAGCCGAAATAACAGAAATAGTTAAACCATGTGGTCTTGGAAACAGCAAAGCCAGAGATATTAGTTTATGCATGAAAATGCTTAGAGATAAATATGATTGTAAAGTTCCTGATGATTTTGATGAATTGTTAAAATTACCAGGCGTCGGACGAAAAAGTGCAAATCTTATTATGGGAGATGTTTTTGGAAAACCTGCTATTGTTACAGATACACATTGCATCCGTCTATGCAACAGAATTGGTCTTGTAGATAATATAAAAGACCCTAAAAAAGTCGAAATGGCCTTATGGAAAATTATTCCTCCCGAAGAAGGGAGTGATTTCTGCCACCGTCTTGTAGACCACGGTCGCGAAGTTTGTACCGCAAGAACTACTCCTCACTGCGATAAATGTTGTCTGAATGACATTTGCAAAAAAAGAATATAAATAAATTCCCTTTAATTAGCTTTTAATTTAGCCATATTAAAGGGAATTTTTAATATCTTAAAGTTTATTATTTTGATGTCAGAGTTAAAATGTATAAGCCCACATAAGCCTGCTCAAATGTGTAGTACTAATTTATTTTTTTCTCTTATAAGTTCTAAAATAATACTCAATATCAAAATAAGTGCATTCATCACTTTCATCTGCTATATACCATTCATCTGTCAACTTATCAAGATTCGGAATAAATGTGTCAGCACTGTATGAATTATCAATATAAGTTACATACGCTGTATCACAATACGGCAACATTTGCTCATAAATACTTCCGCCGCCTATTACATAAGCTTCTTTATCATTATATTTTTCAGCCTCTTTTACCGCTTCTTCAATACTATTTACAACAATTGCACCATCAGCCTTAAAATTAGCATCCTTTGTAATTACAATATTTACTCTATTCTTCAATGGCTTTCCATTCGGAAAACTGTTTAAAGTCTTTCTGCCCATAATAATTACATTTCCTGTAGTTGTTTCTCTAAAAAACTTCATATCATCAGGTATGCTTATAAGTAAATCATTTTTATATCCAATTGCCCAATTATTATCAACCGCAACTATTAAATTCATATGAAAACTCCTTTGCTATTTTCATTTTAAACTGCAACAGGAATATTTTTTATCTGTGGACCTGTTACATAATCATCTAATCTGAAATCATCAACTGTAAAATCATAAAAATTCTTAATTTCAGGATTAATCCAGAACTTCGGTGCCGGATGTTGTTCTCTTGCAATAAGTTCTTCAACAAGTGGAACATGTTTATCATAAATATGTGCATCCGCAATCACATGTACTAATTCTCCAACTTCCATATCTGAGACCTGAGCAAACATATGAAGAAGAACCGCATATTGACATACATTCCAGTTATTAGCTGTCAAAATATCCTGAGAGCGCTGGTTTAAGATACCATTTAACACCAATTTACCTGTTTCTTTATTTTTTGTAACATTAAATGTCATACTATAAGCACATGGATACAAATTCATTTCATGCAAATCCTGATGTACATAAATATTTGTCATTATTCTTCTGCTGTATGGATTATTTTTCAAATCATACAAAACTCTGTCTACCTGATCCATCATACCTTCTTTGTACTGATGCTTTACTCCGAGCTGATAGCCATACGCCTTTCCGATTGAGCCATTTTCATCAGCCCAGCTATCCCAGATATGACTATTCAAATCATTTATATTATTTGATTTCTTCTGCCAAATCCATAAAATTTCATCAACACAGTTTTTTAAATTTGTCTTTCTTAGAGTAAGTGCAGGGAATTCTTTTTTTAAATCATAACGATTTACTACTCCAAATTTCTTGATTGTATATGCAAAACTTCCGTCGTCCCATTTTGGTCTTACCTTTTCACCTTTTGTATCTATTCCATTTTTCAATATGTCTGAACACATGTCTACAAATACTTTATCTGCGTAACTCATAAATTTCCTCCATTTTTCTTTCTATGAAATTATAGCATCTCCTATTCTGATAATAGGCAAATACTAATTGCTTCATTTTTTCTTCTATGGAATTATAACATCTACCCTATAAATAATAAACTAATTTTTTCTTTGATTTACATTACTGTATTCCAATTTCTTTTAAAAACCCTTTGCACCCCTTTAGTACATCATCATATGTTGCATCAAAATTACCTGTATACCACGGGTCGGCTATATCCCCCATTTGTCCCGCAAATGATAACAATTTATATACTTTTCCTTCTAAATCATCACCTATTATTCTATTAATATTCCTTATATTTGCAGTATCCATTCCAATTATATAATCAAATTCGCTATAATCCTGCTTTGTCATCCGTCTTGCTTTGTGATTTCCACACGGAATGCCTACACTACTTAATTTATTTCTCGTCCCCGGATGGACTCCGTGGCCTATTTCTTCATAACTTGTAGCCGCTGAGTCTATGTAAAACTTATCGGCTACACCTTTTTTATTTACCATGTCCTGTAGGACATACTGCGCCATTGTCGAACGGCATATATTGCCGTGGCAGATGAATAATACTTTTATCTTACTCATTTTATCTCCTTATATCTTCTCAAAGCTTGGTAAATACTGGCTTTCCAGCCTTTATACACATTTTTCTAAAACGGCTTTTTTCTCATAAATTCTTGCATTTTCTCATGTTTTTTCGGGCATTTTGGTTATAAATGGGTTATTTTTCTTGTCCGGAAAGCCTTACGAAATAAGGCTTTCATGAGTTATTTGTGCATGTTTTTGGGTTACAAACCGGTTTTTATCCAGTTCTTTCTTTGCTTCTTTCAACCTGGCAAGTTCTTTTTTCGCATCGTCATAGCCGGTATGCGTGTAAATATTAAGCGTCACAGATACATCTGAGTGTCCCATCAGATATTGCAGAGTCTTTGGATTCATTCCGGAATTTGCCATATTTGTACAATATGAATGCCTACAGATATGCGGAGTAATCAAGGGTAATTGTAACAAATGTTCTTTGTTGTACTTCTCTCTTGCATGCTGCATGTACTTTTCCCAGTGAAGTGCAACCATTGGATTCCCATTCTTATCCAGGAACAAAAATCCCCCATATCCATCCACTGTTGGCTCTTTCTTCGTCTTTTTGCGATTCTTCAGAATACGAAGGAATGCATCTTTCACATCTTCTTCCATAGGCAGCAATCTGGTTCCACTTGTCGTTTTTGTGGATACAATCTCATACTTCATATCTCTGGTTCTCTGCAATTGATGATCAATCTGTATCACTTCATTCTTGAAATCCAGATCTCGCACAGTAAGTCCACAAAACTCTGAAATTCTAAGTCCCGTTTTAAATAAGATGTAAAATGCATCATAGTAACGGTTATAGTGTGGATCATTCTTTACAAATTCCAGGAATCTTGCCTCGTCCTCTAAGGAAACTGCTTCTCTTTTCTGACTGTCATTGACCAGTATCGTACCAAGTTCAAATCCAAATGGATTCTTAAGAATCAGATCATCATCTACAGCCATCTGAAATGCCGGTCTTAACACGCCTCTGATCGAGTGAATTGAACTGTATCCTCTTCCATCCCTCTGAAGCTTAATCAGAAATATCTTCGCATCAGACAGCTTAACGTCATCCACCCTCTTATGAGAAAACTCTTCTTTTTTCAGCACATTTACGACAAAATTATAGTTTGCTAATGTATTGTGCTTCACTCCTGTTTTTAATGAAAGATATCTTTCTACCAGTTCAAGCACCGTCAACTTGCTTCCGGTGATTCCCTGCATCTGTAAGGACTGTACTTTGCGTTCTTTCTCTCTCAATGAAGAATCTGATCTTTTGCCTTCCGGCATCTTATCCGATTCTGTCAATCTCCAACTATATAATATTTTTCGCTTTCCAAGTGAATCTGTATATTTATAACGATATCTTCCACTTGGTTCCTGCCATTCTCCCTGCTGGAGAACTCTTCCTTTATCATCACGTCTCTTTGAAATCATATTCTACCTCCAAGGGACGCAACATGATATTGTTAGTATATCACGTTGCCTCCACCTCGAACACCTCCTTCTTTTTTATTTTTTAGTCTTTGTTTTTTATATTGCACTAAGTGTATCTACAAATCGTTCAAATCTTTCTCTCTTAATCTGCACGCGGTTTCCGTTCCACAACAGATATTCTGCATTGGGATTTTCGCTTACCAATTTACGAAGCTTTCCTTCTCCAATACGGAAATATGCCGCCGCTTCCTCAATAGATAATGTATATTTTTTCCAGTATGGTATTTCATAATTACTCATCTGTTCATCTCCTCTCGCATCATTTTTCTTCTATGTAAGTTCCTCTGACATTGGCGGCAGGCAAGTGGCTCTATACGCATTGCCACTGCCAATTCCTTTTTCTGCCAATGTAACTGCTTAAGAATCTTTTTTCAGTGAAATTGTCTTTCTGCTTTGATACCATCCATAGATTAACTGGTCCTCCAAATCTTTTCTCGCATCTCTTCCGGTTCTCGCTGAAATTTCATATGCCTGCAACTCTGCTTCCAGTTCTTCCAAACACATCATTTTCCTTTTTCCCAGCAATTCAAGAATAAGCTTTTTGGCTTTTTCCAATTTCGTCTCTTTCTTTGTTCCGGTATTTCCGGCAAGCAGATCATCAATGGAAATGTCATATTCTCCCATCCAGATAAGTCCTTCATCGCTCAGAGAAAAGGCTACCGGATTTTCCTTTTTCGCCAAGGAATCCTTTTGCTGATAGACCACACGAATATCCTGGCTTTTCTCTTTCTCAACTTTTTCTACAAACAAAATACTTCTGACCGCTGCAGCGATATCCACGGATCCCAATGTACGATAATCGCTCTGCACTCCCGATGCTTTGTTCAAATGACCAATCAGCACAATGGCGCATCCTGTACGTTCTGCTATATTACTAAGATTGCGAAACAGCGGTCGGATCTCATTGGCTCTGTTCATATCCACATTGGCTCCCAGATAGGCCTGTATCGGATCCATGATCATCAGCCTTACATTATTCTGCCTGATTGCCTTTTCAATTCTTTCATCTGTCATGGAAAGCTGCTTTTCTTCCTCATTGATAAAACGGACCCTTGTCATATCTGCTCCACATTTTGCAAGTCTTGGCTTGATCGTATCTCCGACTCCGTCTTCTGCGGTCTGGTAAAAAACATTAAAAGGCTCGATTGGAAGCGCATTTGGAAGTTCTCTACCTGCTGTACAATATGCGCAAAGTGCCATTGCAAGCCATGTTTTTCCTTTTCCCGGATTTCCCTGGATCAGTGTTACTTTTCCAAATGGGATAAATGGATACCATAACCACTGCACTACTTTTTCTTCCACATCTGACATTTTTATGACTGGGATTGGATTTTCTTCCTGTACTTGTTTCTTCTTCAAAGGGATTTTCTCTGCCATATCTTTTCTATCAATTCCTGCTGTCAGACACTCATTCCAGTCTTTCTTTGCAGGTCTTAATCGCATCACCATCTTATCGTCAGGGATTTTTTCTGCAAGCTTCTCACAAGCAGCATTTCCGGCAGTATCATTATCCAGGCAGAGATAAATCTTTCGGATATTTTTATAATCTGCAAGATACTGCATCAACGCCTTTTCGCTGACTCCGCCCAATGAAATATAGTGATGGGTTTCCCATCCATCTCCTGTGGTGCTCAGAAAAGAAAGCAGATCGATTGGTGCTTCAAAGACAAATAACGTATCATCTGTACCCGTGTGGCTAAATCCATATAACTTTTCCGATCCCGGTGCATCTCCCCGGTATTTTTCTTTCGTTCCTCTTATGCCTGCATAACGAACCGTTCCTTTCGGATCGCAACCAATAAATATCACGTTGTGCTTTACCGCATCTTCGTAAATTTTCCCTTCTGCAAGCATCTGTTCAATAATCTTTTCAGAGATCTTTCTTTCCTTTATCAGATACTCCCTCACTCTGTCATTGTTTTCATATGCTTTTGGAAGTTGTAATTTTGCTTTTTCTAAGGGGATGGGGCAGCTTTCATGGCTGCCTGCATCCTCCTGTTCCATTTTTTTAACTTCCTGTTTGTCTTCGCCGGGTGATTCATTGATTAATGTTTTTACAGCTTCCGGAAATGACATATTATAAAATTCCATTAAAAAATCAATGGGATGTCCTCCTTTACTTCCGCTAAAGCGATACCACTCATTATGATCGACTGTCAGACTGTCATGCTTCATCCATCGATATTCTTTTCCTGATTTCTTCAGTTTTTCCCCTCTGACCCTCAGAAAAGAAACCAGATCTGTTTCATTTGCTCTTGTTATCTGTTCTTCTGTATATCTTGGCATTTTCTATTCCTCCTATAATTCCACTCCATATGATTTTTTCTTTACTCTATCTTTCTTTTGAATCTGATCTCTACATGCTGTTTTTTCTTCTGCAAGCAAATTCTCTGGATCTGGCTGATCTTCTATCTCCATCATTACCAGATCAACGGACCTTTGTACTTTCTGCAATGGTCGAAGTTTTTCCAGAACTTCCTTTTTCTCCGCTTCTAAAGTTTCTTTCTCCCCCGTTGCATTTTTCAGATACTTTTTCCAATTGGAAATCGGTACTTTTCCTTCTGCATTCCTGTTTCCCATGACGATCCTTTTCCCTCTGTGGTACCGATTCAGTTCTTTTGCATGCTCCTTTTTAAATTTTTCTTTGCCGAAAAATTTGTTTTTATACTCTTCATAAACCGGTCGAAATGTCTCATAATCATCCCATGCCTTTATCAACTTCTTCATCTCCCGAATCAAACTGTCCGCCTCATCAAGATCGTATTGCAAATCATGCCCTCGGCTGCTCAGTTCCCGAATCCGCTGTTCCAGTTCTTCTGGTGTATCAATATTTTCGTCTGACAGAAATGCGATTGTCTCAGCAAGTTGTTTCAGATTTGTGTTCATCGCTTTCTGACTTCCATATTGATAGGTTCTCGCCACTCGGTTTCTCTCGTCATAATATTGCTGCAAATACCCGGCCAGCGTTGGCTTCTGCACATAATGCATCTGCCTTTTCAGTTCATATATTTTTTCTGATATCCAAGATTTCAGCACTGTGATTTCCATAGCTATCTGATTAAACTGACTGATCAGCCGGTTCAGATTTCCTAATGCAGTCCGGATTCCTTTTGCTTCCATTGCGCGTACATGCGGTCCTTCATGGATCATTGGGATTCGGTCAATCCCCCGTTCTTTGAACGAACGTGCATCGACCCGAACAGCCAATCCTTTTTCTTTAAACTTTTCATTGCACCGATTTTCCCAGTTTTTTCGCAGATAGATCAGCATCTCCTTGCTGCTCCATCCGGTTGTGGATACTGCACGGTATGCCTGTTTTCCATTTTTATCCAAAACCGGATTCCTCTGCTCATCCATCACCGATATCTTCTTTTCTTTTATCCCCCAGGTTCCATCTTCCTTCAAAGGACGGATCGGAACTAAGATGTGGATATGTGGATTAGGTTCTGCACCTTTCGGCCGCACTGGATCATGAATTGCAAAGTCGGCAATCATGCCTCTGGCCACCAGTTCTTCCTGGACAAATGCTCGTGCCATTTCAATGTTTTCTTCCATGGAAAACTCGTTCATGAGCGTAATATCAAAGCTGTGAGCCAGCTGTGCTTTTCTTCCAGACTCTGCCCATTCCAACGCATTCCACAACGTTTCCCTGTCAGCATATTCCCTTGGTGCATGGTCCGGCAGACAAATTTCTGCCATGACCACGCCACGTTTTCTTGTAAAATCACTGGATTCTCCATAGTAAGTACTGTAGAGCTTTTCTCCTGCGCGATATGCAGCCTGAGCAATCACGGACTGCCCTCTGCTTCTCTTCACCTGTGTTAAATGAAAATGATAGCTTGCCATCTCCTACTCCTTTCTGCTAGACTTCCAATATCCGGCTTCTTTTAAATCTTCGATGGTACTTTGAAGCTCTGCCTCTCCTGCCTCTGCACGTTCTCTTCTTCCAACAACCATTTTTGCAATCTTATCTCGAAGATCCTGATCCGAGAAAATCCTTTCTGCCAGAAGAAAGAACTCTGCTTTATCAAGCAATTCCACATCTTTGCAGATACATTCAATCGCCGCTCCCCTTGTAATCAGGCGACTCACTCTCGCTTTTCTCGATTTATTCACCTTATATTCTGTAACATTCTGTAATCGCTTCATCTTGTGTTCTAATTGCAGTTTCTTCAATTCTTCCGCTTCGATTTTCGATTCAATCCCTGCGATTTCATTTTGTGTACGTGTTACATATTCCTGAAAATTTTCTTTTTTTGCCATAATCAACTTCCTCCTGTTATTTCTCTTTTCATGTTTTCTTTTTATGGGTTAGGCATCTATGCCGGAAGGGATACCCCTTCACCGGATGCAATCCGCAAACTTCTTTTGGAATAGTTTCCAGAAAGAAGTACCCTTCCGGAGGACGCACATACTTGCTAAAGTATATAAGTGCGCTCTTCCGCTTAAGCTCCAGAGATCTGTCTACTCAAACGGTAGCTCCTCATCTTCCGGCACACTCATAAATCCATCTTTGGAATCCGTATCGGATGCTTTCTTACTTTCAGTAAAAAAATGTTCTTCCACAACAACATTGCTGCTGTATCTTTTCACTCCTTCGCTGTCCGTATAACTTCCTGTGCGGATTCGTCCGCTGATGACGATCTTGGTTCCTTTTTTCAAATAGATTTCCGCGAACTCTGCATTCTTTCCGAATGTCACGCAGGGAATAAAATCTGCTTCCCTTTCCCGGTCTTTTCCATATCTCCGGTCAACCGCTAACGTATATCGTGCCATTGCGGTTTTATTATCATCCTGCAAATATTTAATCTCCGGAGTTTTTGTAAGCCGTCCCATTAAAATCACTTTGTTCATCTCATCTTCCTCCTTTTTTTGTTCTGATCTACTTGTTCCATATGAATCAGGCCTGTATTCAATTGAGAGCACAAAAACAATTTATTACCATTGCATCAGACTTTCTTTTTTACGCCCTCATATAACGAAACGCTCAGAGGGTAAAATACAGTGGGCAAATGCAAAAAATTTTATTTTTCTGTTTTTGTCTCTCACATATACAAAAGAAGAACGGTGTTTTTACAAGGTGTTGGAGAAAATTTTTTTATTTTTGTGCAAAAAAATAGCTATAAGACTCCATTCTTGAAATCTTATAGCTTTGCTATTAATGATATTAAGTTGTATTTCTAATCATCAATTATTTCCCAATGTCCATTGGAACCACGGCCAATAAATCGTATAATACCTATATCTTTGATGTGACGTTTTACAGTCTTGGAACTTATTCCTAACGTCATTGCCATTTTTTCTGTACTGATTTTATTATCCTTTTTTATCATATTCAATATTTGAATTTCCAACGGATTACTCTCTTTTTTCTGAGGGACATTCCGAGGGACATCCTGAGGGACATCCTGAGGGACATTGTAATTCAAATTTGGCATCACAACTGTAAACTGGTACCGATCCGATCTAAAAGACGGCTTTTTACTTTCATCATAGTTGATCTGAAATTCATAGCCGCCGATGATTTTTCCGAATCCACTACCTTTACGTTCCATATATCCCAGCCGATTAAATATATCTGCCAAAACCGGGTTTCTTCTCGTTGATGGAACTGTAAGTGGATCTCTGTCCTGAATAATGGAACCGTCCGGCATGCCTCCTGGCGAATAAATTTCCATACGATCATCGTAAATATCAATATGCACTTCACTACCATTCACAAGATAATCTCTATGAGCCAATGCATTAACCAATGCTTCATGATAACTACGTTCTACATATTCCGGCATTTCTTCTCTGGAATTAGCAGTCTTTCTCCACATTAATTTCGCATTTCTCTTAATAAAAGCTTCTCCATTATCAATTAATGACAATACACTTCCAGAATATTCCGCATCGTCAAATGCATCTATTGTACCACCGCTTTTATTTAATCCATTCCACCGGGTACAAAATAATCTTGACCATCGAATAGGGCTTTCATCTGCAACCAAGGCTCCGGCATTTGTCAAATATCCTTGCTCATTCGCCAACCCAAATGATATAAGATCTTTCTCATTAAAACTATTTCCTGTCCATTTTTTATATCTTTCCCGGAGTTTGGAAAAAGCAAAATCTTCCACCTTATACGTAGAAATCTGCGAATCATAAGATGTATTTCTACCACGCAACACCAGTCTTTTCAATTCCGTTGATGTCGCTTTCACACTCTCGTTTCCAACACGAACATATGCTTCCAGCACACCATCACCCGAATAATAGTACGGTGTCTCTTCACCTTTGAAAATATCCAGTATAATTAATACTTTTCCATCTTCGACCTGTTCAAATCGAAGACGAAATTCTGGAATTGGATCCATCCTTGTCTTAATGATTTCACTTATTTTCTCAGCATCACCATTCGGATTTTCAAGTCCTACAACTTCATCATTATCGGCTATTCCAAAGATTAACGCTCCACCAAGTGTATTTGCAAAAGCACTTACGCTCTTACACCAACTCTTTGGTTTCTTCGCTTCCAAAGATAGCTTTTTGTCATATTCGGTTGCTTCACCGATTAATTGTTTTATATCCAAGCTTTCCACCAACTTTCTGCAATCAACGTGTTATTTCTTGCTTTCCATTCGTTCTCTAAGATCTGTTAGTTTTTCCCCCTGATAGCTAAAATATGCAGTTCCCTGTACCTGATAATCATATTCTAACAACTGCTGTGCTAATGCTGATAAAGATGTCGTAACTCCTTTATAAGCAATATGCCTGTCATCAATGACTTTCACAATCACCGATGCATCATTAATAAAAACCAATTCAGCATTCTGAGGAATGCCATATTTACTAAATCTGAATGGTCCGCGCCTACTTTCTTTTGCGACTTCTGCAGCTGTTTCCTCATCCAAAATTTCATGTCCCTCTGGTGCCATTTTCTTCAATCGTTCTTCAGTTCCACTGATTTTTGCAATGCTGTCCAGTAAGTCATAGGCATCTTCCGGGCTCATGGCATAAAATTCTCTTTTTCTCTCTTTTCCATCAAAATTTTCTATTGATCGTAAATCTGGATTCAATTTATCAATCAAATCATGTAAAACAAGATCTGTCAGATTTGATTCCACTTCATATACAGCATATGCACGAAATGCAAATGGAATAGTTTCACTTCGATTTAGTTGCTTCATTCTCTTTTCTAAATCTTTTGCATATCCTATTTTCACATAATCAGGGAATGATGGATTAGTCAGTATGTAAATTACTCCTTTGCTCATTGCAGACACACTCTCCCTACGTTTTATTAACAACAGATTTATAACATTTTATTCATTTCCATATGGCGTTTTAGATTCTGCAACCATAGACAATGTATTCTGCTCATCAAGACTATACTTCACTGTCTTATGCTCCGGCTTAGTAAAGGTAGACGAACCACCGATACCAAAATACTTTTCAAAGAAAGTCTTCAGCTTGTCAATGACACCCTGTTTCTTCTTGGCTCTGCCACCACCGCCAAAGCGTGAAATCGGTGGCATAAGTTTATCGATGTCCGTTCCGGCTGTTTTGATTTCTCCGTCACGGAACGCATTCTCCATGAACTTTCGTGTATCTTCCGGCTTCAGCTTTTCTTCCGTAATAATCGCATTAAGGTCATGATCTCGCTGTTCCACCACATACTCATGCCACTCATTCATGACATCATCCACATCATTGATTCCTGCAATAAAAGTTTCAATGAGCTGTTTCTTGCTACGCAGTTCTGGACTGGCATCAATCGCCTTATTGATGGTAATTAAAACTTCCTTGTCTTCGCAATGGGTATCATGGTACTTCTTTACGAGCATGAGAATATAATCAATGTTAATCTCTATCTGCCGGATCAATTCAATCTCAAATACTACATCATCTGTAATATCCGTACTTTCCTGACGCTTGCGTTTCCATTCATCACGCAAATCCTGATAGCGTCCAAGGTAATCCTGTAAATCACGTTCGGAAATCAACTCGTTCCCCTTGAAATCATCAAAGGAAAGCAGCAGATTTCTCATACGGAGAATCGCACCAAACAAAGCGATAAAATCTTTCTGGTTCTGTTCTCCGACAATCTGTGGTTCTGACAGAGGGAACTTATTATTCAAATCTTCCATCATATCCACATACCCCGGCATTGGCTTACCATCTACAGATTCATATCCGTAATAATAATCCTTAAAACTCTGCAACAGAACAATACCTCCGGCATTCTTGTCTCCGAACAGGGAAATGGCACTATCCACTCGCTTTTGCAGATTTCGGAAACATACAATATTTCCAAAAGTCTTGATGGAATTTAAAATACGATTGGTACGGGAAAATGCCTGTATCAACCCGTGCATTTTCAGATTCTTGTCTACCCACAGCGTATTCATGGTTGTGGCATCAAAACCTGTCAGGAACATATTTACTACGATCAGAATATCCAATTCCTTGTTCTTCATACGAAGTGACACATCTTTATAGTAATTCTGGAATTTATCACTTGAGGTATCGTAATTCGTATGGAACATTTCATTATAATCCTTGATGGCTTCTTCCAGAAATTCTCTGGACGGTTGATCAAGGGCAGAGGTATCCTCTGAATTTTCTTCATCCAGAATACCATCCGATTCTTCCTCATTTGCACCATAACTGAAAATGGTCGCAACACGTAGCTTCTTGGTCGGGTCTTCTACCATCTGCTTTTTAAATTCCTGATAATACAATTTTGCCATCGGAACGCTCGATACTGCAAAAATGGAATTAAAACCGCTGATACGCTGTTTCTGCTTGATTTCCTCTACCTCGTCCCGTTTGGCAGAAGCTACCTCTGCGATATTAGTCAGCGTATTATATATGTAAGTTTTATCTCCACGATAGGTCTTCTGGTCAAAATGTTCCAGTATATACTGTGTTACAATTCGGATACGCTCAGGAGCCATCATAACCTTTTCACGGTTGATGTCCCAGACCATCTCATCTGTGATTTCTTCTTCCACATCCATCGTTTTAATATAATCCACCCGGAATGGAAGAACATTTTTATCGTTAATAGCATCCACAATCGTATAACTGTGGAGCTGATCTCCAAAGGTCTGACCTGTAGTAAAGAATTCTGGATTTTTTGCTCTGCCGGAATTAACAGAAAAAATCGGTGTTCCTGTAAATCCAAACAGATGGTATTTCTTGAAATTCTTCACAATCGCAGTGTGCATATCCCCAAACTGACTGCGGTGGCACTCATCAAAAATAATAACGATATGTTTCGTATAAACTTCATGTCCCGGATTCTTTTTTATAAAGGTAGCCAGTTTCTGAATTGTAGTAATGATGATGTGTGCATCCGGGTCTTCCAACTGCCGTTTTAATATGGTTGTCGAGGTATTGCTGTTGGCCGCACCTTTTTCAAAACGGTCATATTCTTTCATGGTCTGGTAGTCCAGATCTTTGCGGTCAACCACAAACAGTACCTTGTCAATATAAGGCAGTTTCGATGCCAGTCTTGCCGTCTTGAACGAAGTCAGCGTCTTGCCGGAACCTGTGGTATGCCAGATGTAACCACCACCCTCGACACTGCCGTACTTCTTATAATTATTGGCAATTTCGATACGATTGAGAATCCGCTCCGTAGCCGTGATCTGGTACGGACGCATGACCATCAGCATATCCTCAGATGTAAAAATGCAATACTTCGTAAGGATATTCAGAATCGTATGCTTTGCGAAAAAAGTCTTTGTAAAATCAATCAGATCAGGAATCACCCGGTTGTTGGCATCTGCCCAGAAGCAGGTAAACTCAAAACTGTTACTGGTCTTGGTCTTACTTGCTCCCCGTTTCTCATGTTCTTTTTCTGCATTCCTTCTGGTACTGTTGGAATAATATTTTGTATTCGTGCCATTGGAAATAACAAAAATCTGAATATATTCATACAATCCGCATCCTGCCCAGAAAGAGTCTCTCTGGTAGCGGTTGATCTGATTGAATGCTTCACGGATAGCAACTCCTCTGCACTTCAGCTCAATATGCACAAGAGGAAGACCGTTTACTAATACTGTAACATCATAACGGTTGTCATGCTTTGCACCATTTTCCATGCCAATTACATACTGATTGATGACCTGCAACCTGTTGTTATGGATGTTCTTTTTATCTATGAGTGTAATATTCTTGGAAGAACCGTCATCACGAGTCAGGACTTGGACATTGTCCTCCTGTATCTTCCTAGTCTTTTCCACAATATGCTCATTTGGATTGGCAACGGCATTTTTGAAAAAATCATCCCATTCTGTGTCTGAAAACTGATAGTTATTCAATTCCTCTAATTTCTTACGGAGATTGGCAATCAGGTCTTTCTCCGTGTGAATCGGCAGATATTCATATCCCTGTTCACAGAGCAGACGGATAAACTCCTGTTCCAGTTCTGCTTCGCTCTGGTAACTGTCAGAACGCTTCTTGACTGGCTCATATTCCGTGACAACGGTATTCTCCGATGTCTCCGCTACAATATTAAAGTACGGCACATCCTCGCCTCCTTACTTTGGTAATTCTTTAAAGGATAACAGCTTATCCCTGTAATATTCATACTGCTTCTGACGTGCTTCGATTTCTGCCGGAAGTCCTGCAGACAAGTCGTTGCAGAGAGTGTTAAAATGGTCTAGAATTTCTGTAATTTTCTTCTGCTCCTTGACCGTTGGAACAGCAATTGAAATATTTAAAATATCTGCTTTCCGTAAATTTGTTTGGTCTGCTCCGTTATCATACCTTAACAACTGTGGATTACGACTTAATATATAATACAAATATTTTGTAGTAACCAAATCTGGTCTGCTAACTGTAAATGCTCCAATTCTCTGATTAAGAGTATATTTATCATCCTCATCAACTAAGTAACATTTTGCCAGTGCACGACCATTTGGCAAATCACTCATAACCATCAGAATATCATTCACATATAATGGACAAATCTGGTCATCCGAATATTTCCTCACTTGCCCATCAGTAGAAATAAACTTAGAATTTACAACAATATATTTTCCATCAGCTACAATGCTTTTTTCATGCCCTTTGCCATTTCTGAAATCAGCAATATAATCAAGGCTAACCATTGCATAACCAAACACATACTGAATGAGCTTAATTGCGCTCAGCTCTGTCTGTCTGTCTGTCTGTCTGTCTGTCTGTCTGTCTGTCATGAGCGTGCTACCCGTTTCAGCAAATGTCAAGAGCAAATCACGATAATATTCATATTGCTTCTGACGTGCTTCTATTTCGGCTGGCAAGCCAATATTTAGGTCAGTGCAGATGGCTTCAAAATTGTCGAGAACATTAACAAGCCTTTTCTGTACATCCAATGTTGGAACAGGAACAGGGAATTGATTTAGCATCGGTCTTCGAATAGATGCCACTGATCCTTGAAACATAGTTTTCTGTATATATGGTAAAAATGCCGATCTCATATAGTGAAAATAATATCTTGGTAATACATCTGGAGTGTTTATATGAATTCTGTATGCTCTTTGATGCAAAGCATATTTTCCCTCAACATAATGAAATACCTTTCCCACGCCTACTCCATCACCAGCAGTAATAATAGCAATTTCATCATATTCGTATTCATTTTTTCGCAACGGTTCCTGTGAACGGACATAAAAAGGATATTTACCTTCTTCAAGTCCTTCATTAGTATTACTACTACCCGTACCAATATCAGCAATATCAGCTAACGGAACGATTTTAACATTGTTATCGAATGTCAGCAGTTTATTACGATAAAATTCATACTGTTTCTTCCGAGCTGTAAGCTCGGCTGTAAGCTCGGCTGTAAGCTCGGCTGTAAGTAACGTGAAAGAGTCCAAAATATGGACTATTTCACGTTGTACCTCCAGAGGAGGTACAGGAAGCTTAATGGCTTTAATAGATGGTACGCTAGAATGAACAACTTTACTTTTTACCTTTCCAGAACTTTTCTGTCTTTGTGCATCTACTGTTGATAAAGCATAACTTATGTATTTGGGATCTTCTTTATGTTTCAGTACAACTATATCTCCACCCGCTAAGCATTTCTCATTTCCTATATATGCACAACACTTTGCAATATCTTCAACACTTTCTCCAGTTATTGCAAATAAAATATCTCCATGTTCAAAATACTTTGGCGATTTTACATACTCCAATTTTGTATGAGACTTGCATTCTTCGAACCAGACACCGTACGTTGTATAAATTTCTCCATAACGCACACATGGTATTCCTTCCTCAGTTACCTGATCCCTTTTAATACCAGAACCTCTATATATATCCACTGCTATTTCATCAATCGTTTTATATTCCACACCGTTTGGGCAAAACTCCGCAATCAGTTCATCTAATTGGCTCATGCTTCAGCCTCCTTGCTCAAAACAGCCTGTAATCTTTTTGCAAGTTTTTGTTTCAAATCGTCATCGTTTGCATAAAGAACAATGTTGTCACCACTTACATCAAAATGAACTCTTTCACTATCAAAAAAACTTTGTTTACAAGTTAAAATTAATTTGATTGGATGATTACACAACTGTAGTCCTCTGGCAATTCCGGCTTCATAATAAACACCGCCACGATTTCCTGTTAAATCTGCAATCAAAGCAACAGAATCTGTTATTTCAGCAGTAATTTCTCCGATAATAGATCCATTGAATTGTTTCTCATCAATTCTCATAGCCGAATAATTCAATGATTGAATAACAGGCTTATATACATTTTCATATGTAGAAGCAGTTTCTTCCGCAAACATCATAGCAACAAATATTTGATTTCTTTTCATTATTGGTGGAATGGACACTTTATCGTATTTTCTCTTATAGAGTTGGCGTAATAATGCCACCAAATTTTCGCAACGCTGAAAAGCATCTCCTTGCTTTTTTATACCATCAATAAGTACCCATGCTTCTTCGTTGCTTTCATTAATTTCATCTAAAAACGCCTCTACCTCATAAACCCATTCACTGACATTAGGTTGTTTTGGATTATCAATCAAATTTTTCAACGCTTCTTTTTCTTTCATAATTACACCTCGATTTCTGCAATGATCTTATCAATCTCATCACGGAGTACCTGCTCACGGGCAACAATTTCCTTAATTTCTGCATTCAGCTTCACGATGTCAATTTTCTCTCTGGTATCTTCGGCTTCAACATAAGTGGATACAGACAAGTTATAATCATTACCGGATACTTCTTCATAGCTTGCTAGATGTGCAAAATACTCCACTTCTTCACGCTTAGCAAACATATCCACGATGCGGTCAATATTTTCTGGTGTCAGCTTATTGTTGTTAGTAACCTTCACGCACTCGCTTGTAGCATCAATAAATAGTGTCTTGTTGTCTGCCTTGTTCTTTTTCATTACCATGATACAGGTTGCAATTGAAGTGCCAAAGAACAGGTTACTCGGCAACTGAATAACGCAATCCACATAGTTGTTATCTACCAGATATTTACGGATTTTCTGCTCTGCACCACCACGGTACATGATTCCCGGAAAACATACGATGGCAGCAGTTCCATTGGATGCAAGCCATGATAAACTGTGCATAATAAACGCCATATCCGCTTTGCTCTTAGGTGCCAGAACTCCAGCCGGAGCAAAACGAGGGTCATTGATGAGCAGTGGGTTTTCGTCTCCCGCCCACTTGATAGAATATGGCGGATTAGACACGATCAGCTCAAATGGCTCATCATCCCAGTGCTGTGGACTGAGCAATGTATCCTCACAAGCTATATCAAATTTATCGAATCCCACATCATGCAGAAACATATTAATACGGCACAGGTTGTAAGTTGTGATATTGATCTCCTGCCCATAAAATCCGTTACGGATAGCATCCTTTCCAAGAATTTTCTCAGCCTTCAAAAGCAATGAACCCGAACCGCAAGCAGGATCATATACTTTATTGATTTCTGTTTTTCCTACAGTTCCAAGGCGTGTGAGTAGTTCGGACACATCTGCCGGAGTAAAGAACTCTCCACCAGATTTTCCGGCATTCGATGCATACATAGTCATAAGATACTCATACGCATCACCAAAGGCATCAATGGAATGATCTTTCACATCTCCCAGATTCATTTCGCCTACGCCATTCAGTAACTTTACGAGTTTTTCATTACGCTTTGCAACGGTAGAACCCAGTTTATTGCTGTTTACATCATAGTCATCAAACAGTCCGGCAAAGTCACTCTCTGCCTCACTTCCTTTCGCTGATTCCTCGATGTGACGGAACACACGCTCCAGTGTTTCATTTAAGTTTTCATCATTCGCAGCATTGGCACGGACATTACAGAAAAGTTCACTCGGAAGGATAAAAAATCCTTTTTCCTCTACCAGTCCTTCTCTTGCTTCTTCTGCATCTTCATCCGGCATTTTAGCAAAATCAAAATCCGTGTTGCCCGCATCAATCTCACCACTGTTTATGTAATTACACAAGTTTTCGGAAATATAACGATAGAACATCGTGCCAAGAACATAATTTTTGAAGTCCCAACCATCGACTGCTCCACGCAGTTCATCTGCAATTGCCCATATTGCACGGTGCAGTTCATCACGTTCCTGTTCCTTTTTGATATCAACCATTCTCTTTTCCTCCGTTATCCTCTGGTACAAATTCCAGAATATCGTCAACGCCACAGTTCAGAACACGACATATACTCTCTACGCTTTCGAGGGAAATATACCCATTACGTTTCAGCCGTGTGATGATATTTGCGGAGAAACCAGCCTCCTGCTGCAACTGTGCATTCGTCATGTTTTTTTCTATCAATAAATGGAATAATTTTTTATAACTGACTGCCATGTCATACCTCCATTATTTTACCAACAGATATAGGAATAGAGTATCACGAAAACGTGAATTTTTCAATCTATACAAAATTTTTGTAATCCAAAACAAGCAAAAAGCCATAAGATTTTCTTTTCAAAATCTTACAGCTCTTCTATCATGTTGCGTCCCAAAATCATCTATATTTACATGTAATATCTGCACAAAATCCCGTGGGTTATTTTCGGGTTATTTTTCAGCTGCCTATGCCTTCCGGACCTTGATTTTACTGACTTTTGGGAGAAGCTTTCAAAGAGTGCCGTGGCAGATGAAAAGTACTTTTATCATTATTGCATAACCTCGCATTTCTTAGTTTTTCTTGGTATTTCGGGCTTTGTGAGCCTTTGTAAATTTTTGCTTTCTGGCATAACCTGGTTTATTTTCGCATAATATCGTCAGCAAAAGGTGTAAAATAAGGTGTATATTTTTCTATTTTACACCTTGCTGTTTTCAATTAAAAATCGTAATTACACAATCCGAAGTCTGGCGATTTCTTCTCTGGCATCCTCAAGATTTACATGCGTATACGTATTCAGCGTTACGCTGATGTCTGAGTGGCCCATCAAATATTGCAATGCTTTTG